GTTCTGGCAATAGCCGGCCTGCTCTACATCGCGCCAGCCGCTCTTGTCAATCTCAAAACCGGGGTTCGTACATAGGTTCCGCCGCGTCCCGTAGTCGGTAGTGATCCGGTCGTCGGTGCCGTCGAAGTCGGTTGATCCAGAATTAATTGATTTACTTAACGGACCTGTTATTTCGCTACCTATAGCAATACCGCTCTGACCACTAGCACCGTGATTAGAAGGTGTGGCGCTAGTACTAGGAATATTAATTAGCCCATTAACAGAATCTAAACCAAGAAAAATACTTGGTGAAAGATTTTGTATTGTTTCCTTGTAAGACAATGTAATATCCTTATATTATAAGTTTGTAAAAATATAGCCGCCTACTAAATTTTTACGTTTAGTAAGCGGCTTATATTCAATTTACTTCCAACTTTTAGAAGTCAGAAGTGAATGTTCCTAGTGTCGCCCATACGAACGCACCCGGATGATTTAGTCTAGTGATACGAGCAGAAGCATAACGTAGGTAATGAGTTAGACTCATGTTATCTAGCTTGACTTCGGCTGCTTCACCTTGAACGTTTGTAGTAGTGTTGTAGCTATTCGCTACAGTTACTAGTCCGTCCGGCATATCGGCAATACTTTCTCCGTCAATGCTATAGTCAGTTGTGATCATAGCCTTGTTGACAGGTAGGTAACGCTTAATATCTGACTTACCACGACCCTCAGTACCAGCCTCACGGTATCCTTCATCAACGATGATGAATTCAATTCCCGGTAGGAGATTCTGAACGTCAACAACAGTAGCAACCCATAGGGCGCGGTCGTTGCCAGTTAGGTAAGACTTTAGTGACTCTGACTGAAGCATGTGGTCACGCGCCTCAGATGAAAGGTGAACCTTAGTACCTTCGAATCCAACAGTCTTGGTATGAATCTTAGTCCATTTCTTGATATCTTCGATAGGTGTTGAGTTAGCATAATCATCCCAAGCAAAGCCACCTGAATCAGTGGCCGCAACAAAGTTAGTTGCGGGAATGTTATAGTCAACAATGTACTGTGATTCTGCAACTGTGCCTAGACCGTAAGTAATAGTTGCTTCACCAGTAAAGGCTTCCCAACGTAGATTTTCGGTTAGACGACGGTTACGAATAGCTAGCATTTCGCCCTGTGTAAGCAGGTCAGCTACTACCTTTTCTTTGATTCTTGGATCGGGAGAAGTTAGGTTTAGCCAATCTTCTTCCTTAATTCTGCGCATTTCGTCAAGTAGAACTAGTTCCATCTTGGCTCTTGAAATGCTTGCGTCGAACTCTACTAGTGGTGGAGTAGCGTCTGGTGCGCGGAACTGTCCGGCTCCGAATGCTGACACTTCTCTCGCTTCAATAGAAACTTCTCTAGTTTGAACCGGGAATAGTGGCGCAATGGCCTGACCAACAGTTGTTACACCTTCGTACTTTGTTTCTAGTGGACGACGAATACTCTGTGTTAGGGTAGCTCCATCCCAAGGATCGAAGCTTAGTCCCTTATCTTTATTTGAATATGACATATTTATTCGTTATCTCCTATAGCCAACTGCATGTCGGTAGGTCGGCCTTTAGATCAGTTTCGTCGGCACTATAGTCCACGATTCTGTCTTGACGGAATACGCAACTGTGAAATAGTGCGTCAGCAGAAACATCATAATTAGCGTCTACTGAATCAACATTATTAAAAATAAGCGTAGTTCCTAGAATTCCAATGATTGTGCCGGAAGTGAACTTACGTACACGACCCTGCGCATCACCCGGAATTTCTTCCAGTGCAGTACCAGCTAGGAGTCCCTTAACGTCTGTTTTGCCAAATACGGCAGAAGCAAGCGTAGGAATACCAGAAGCAGCCACTACTACTGATTTAATAGCATCTTGTCCGGCAGGAAATACTAGGATTTCTCTATCGGCAGAGTGCTGGCTTTGTGTTTCATTCTGCGGCATTAGTTACCTCCCGCTGTTGGAACAGTACGGCCTAGACGAGCATTAAGCTCATCAGCAGCCTTCACAGGGTCAACTTCTTCATTCCCGCGTGACGGACGCTCTCCAAAATTTTGGAAATCGTTTGCCTGATCGCCAAAGTTCAACTTATCATCTTCCTTTGGCATACTGTCTGTAATTCTTGATACAATATCTGAAACTGATAGCTTGACTTCTGAAGTTACAGTCTTACCATCTACTTCCTCTGATAGAGAAATAGTAGTAACGTCTGAGCCTTCATCGGCTAGCAATAGTTCTTCAATAGTCTTTAGTAGGCCGGGGTATTCTGAGAATCCCTCGTCCTTAAGACTTGTAATCTTTTCTGCTACTGCCTTATCATGTAGGTCAGCTTCTAGCGCCTTGTTACGGGCCTCTAGTTCAGAAAACTTGGCTTCAGCTTCCGCCTTACCAGCTTCCTGTGCTTCCTCAATCATCTTAGCAACAGCTTCTTCAGAAAGTCCAGTTTCGTTGGCAACATTTTCGGCTGCTAGACGGTCCTTTTCTTCCTGAGCTACTTCTTCGGGAGTCTTAGACATTGTTTTAGTCTCCTTATCTCCGTTGTTATTTTCAGGTGCGTCTAGACTGACGCTTTCATCATCATCAACAGTTTCCTGCCAATCAGTAGGTAACCAATCAAGATTACCTAGTTCTTTTGCCTTTTGGATAATTAAATCCTTAGCGGCATCAAAATCTGCTATATCTGAAATCTTAAGTGCTTCTAAAACTTCATTATCAGGTTCAGCATCTACATAAGCTACTTCTTCGCCTTCAATGCCTTCTTCTGATAAACCAAATGGTGCCATGTTATTAATCCAAGGCTTGTTTGTAAGAGCAATATGCCCTAGTACTTGTTTATAAATATCACCAGTTGATTTCTTAATATAATCATATACAACACCAACACTTGTGTTAGCAATTGTACCTCTCAAAGCTTTTTCTTTAATGTCTGGCTCCGTAAATTTTAAACCAGCATAAAGTCTGTTACTTCCATCAACATTACGAATTTCTAACTTTTCTACAAAGCCAGTATTTTGTTCAGGTTTGTCCTCATGTGAGGTAGGAATAGTAACGTGGTCAATAGCTCTTGCTTCAAATGATTCAATAAGATCGGCAAAACCAATCTCACTGGAATCGGCGGAATTTCCAACTACGACCTTTAGCGGCTTGCTTTCGGGTACTTGACCAGCACCCGGACGATAAGCCCAAGTACCTTCTCTAAGAACCTCTTTCCATACAAGCCCATCATCGTCAATAGTAGTAGAAGTATCTGTAGACAGATAAATCTCTAATGCGGCGACTTCTTCAGTTGTTACGTCTGTTTTAGTATTCATTTAACCTAATATAGTTTGACAACTGTTAATTAGTATATCAACTAATACAGTTATTTGTCAATTACTGATTCGATACTACGTCAAATAAGTCAGGCAATGGCGCAAATATAGCTCTACAGTTAGCGCATTTATATATTGCTGCGCAATTATAATCATTGTATGTTTTTAATGCTTTATACGAAAGAATATCTTGCGCTAATTCACATCTAGGGCAAATCATTTTGCCTTCTTTGCTAATTACTGCCTTACTCATAATTATGCTTCTGATATAACTGCGAATTCAGCAGGTACACCATCATCAACAGGCCAAATCCAACCTCTATAAACTGCGTAAGCAATTAGGTTAGCTGTACTTGGAACTTCTGTTTTTGCTTTTGCAGCTACGATAGTATTACGAACGGTATTTTGAGAAACGCTAAGTTCTTTAGCTACCTCATATGTGTCCATACCGCTAGCAATTAAACTTAAAAATTCTAGCTGTCTATTTGTTGGCTTTTGCATTCAACTTCTTTATTTGTTGTTCTACAAGTTTTATCTGCTTAGGGTTGTTTTTATAACGAGCCTTTAGCCGATATAGTTTTCTATACTGTCTAATTATACTAGAGTGAGCTTTAAATACAACTCTCTCATAATAACAAGTTGGACACATGATATAGATTTCGCTAGTGCCATCATCTAACTTTCTAATTCTTTCACCAAAATTATTAGCTACGTTACATTGAGGGCATGGTATTTGTACAGGCATAATTGTATTGTACCAATAAAAAAGACCGCCACAAATTAATGTGACGGCCTTAATTATTATGCTATGTGAAATGCGCTACGTGTTAAGCAGTATTTCTATCAGGGTCATTTACTAGATATCCTGACAGAGCGTAAAGCACAATAATTGCTGAACCAATCCAGTTAGTTTCATCCCATGTTAGTGTTGTGGCTGTTTCAGCCGCTAAAGCAACAATACCAAGAATGAAGGGAACACTTACTTTTGGTGATACCGGATTTACAGATTTAGATTTAGACATTGAATCACTTCCTTATTTTTTATTACCCTTACTTACATATGCGTTCTTAAACTCACCGGGACAACTAGTAGCGTTGAAATCATTATGGCCGTACCACTTTAGATTTTTTGGTCTAACGATTGTCTTACCTTCCCCCATGATTGTTTTGTTTCCATTTTTAGCCCACCATTTAATTGCTTCTAGTTGGGCATCACTAGGCTTATCACCAGTTGTTCCATGCATCATAATTCCATAACTACCAGTATTATAGCCTAGCGTATGCGCACCCACGTATTTAGCAGGGCGCAAGACTAAAATATTTCCATCTACTGTGAAACAAAGCATATATCCCTCACCAGACCAACCATTATTTAGGTGCATCTGATGATAAACTTTACACAATCTAATAGCGTCTTTTGTGTCCTTGTCTCTTGGACCTGCGGTATAATGACCAATTACTTTGTCAATACCTCCTTGAGTAGACATTGCTCTAAAATCTAAATTTAAATTAATAATTCTAGGATTTTTACGCTGCCTAATTTTATTAATTGTTTTACTAATTCTGTTTTTTAGTTTTTGTAAAACATTTTGTCTAGCGGCCTGCGCCTTTCTAATTTCACGAATGCGCACGTTTAAGTCTTTACGTTCTTGTCTAAGCTCTTTTCTTACTTCTGATTCATGTTCTTTATTTATATCTTTTTTTACTTTTCTTTTATCGTTGTAAAAATCTTCCAGTTCAGCATTTTTTTTAGCAATTTTATTTACTAGTTCCATTTCTTGTTTTTTTAATGATCGCTTTGTTTTTTTAAGATTCATTATACTCTCCTAATTCCTACGTGTACATGATCAAAATGACCTGAAACAGCCCACAGAATTTGTACTCTGTAAGTCCAGACATTTCTTTTAATGTAGTAGCTATTGTAATTTCCAGTTGAATAGTTTGAAATTCCTAATGAGTTAGCAATAGAACGTGCTAAACCAGAACCATCAGTAGTGCCATAATCTCTAGCGAAAGCTGATAGTGCTAAAACGCTGTGGTCTGAATCAGGGTTAAGAAGAGTAGCCCAATGGCTTATTCCCCTCTTAGATGAAGTCTTAGGTATGCCCTGTTTCTTAGCTACAGGATCAGATTCATTTACTATAATTGACTTAGAACCACCCCAAACTCCTGTTCCAGATTTAGGGCCGCGCTTTGCCTTTTGTTTATTGATAGCTTTCTCTAGCTTTTCAATAGCCTTATCGTGGCGCACAGCTTCACGACCCCATTTAGCGGCTTGCTTTTTGTGTCCAGTTTTTTTAGTCTTTTTAAAAAGCTTAAGCTGTCTAGCTCTGCCCTTTCGAGCGCGGTCACGTTTCTTTCTGCGACCGCCAATTCTATTTTCAAGTCTGTCTACTTTTGACATTAAGTTCCTTTTTGCAATAAAAAATCTCTAGGTCATATGATAGCACCTAGAGACTTTTAGAACAACTATGTTTTAGTTCTTATCTTACAGGAAGTTCACCATAAATTTCTGTAGGCTGGAATGCAATATCAGCTTCCTCAAAATAAATTCTTTCAGTAGCATCAATTCCCCAACGTTGAGAAACAAAGATAACTTTCTGTTGTGGGCGTGAACCCGCAACAATTAGACCTGATAGATTGTTAGGCCCAACCCAATCGCCAGAAACAATAGTCTCAGCAGCACCGTTTGAGATTTCGGCAGGCTGATGAATATGCCCCATTAGTAGAAATTGGTACAGTCTATTATGTAGACGAATACTCTTAGCCTCAAACTTCTGTAAGCCGTAGAATGGAATTCCGCCCCAACCTCTAATCTGGTGTCCATGAATTAACTGAAACTCATGACCCTGACAATAGAAGAACAAAGCTCCACCCGGCTCAGCAGCCATTTCGTCAATAGGCTCGCCTGATAGATTCTCAAATAGAATCTGCTGAAATAGCCAGTTCCAAGAATACTTAGCAGGACGCGCACCAGACTTCTTGCCGCCAACTTTACCATGATTATCGTCTACGCCGTAGATAGCGATTCTTTCAATGCCAATTTCTTCCTTAGCAAACTTGATAACCTTTTTTAGAGCTACAGTCATTTTTACTGACAATTGCCACACTTGTTCAGTAGGACTAATCTCTAATTGCCAAGCCTGACCAGCAAAGATTTCATCACCTTCAATCTGATCACCGCCAAGAGGAATAATTAACTCTGTAATGTTATAGCCTTCTGCTCTCTTGGCTATGATGCCTGTTACAGCATCTACCCAACGCTCTAGACGAGTATCGAAAATAGCTGTATTGTATTCACCCTTGTTACCGGGCGTATCTGACTTAACTACCTGCTGTCCATATTGCTGATCAAAAATAGGCGCGATACATGATTCTTCGGGCCTACCTGATGGCTGATGAAATACGTCATAGTCGTTGGTTTTTACAGGGAGCTTTACAATATCCTTAATTTCATCTAAGAATATACTTTCTGAAGCGAATCTTTTCGCATACTGCTTATTATCTTTCTTTACTGCTGCTAGAGAAATTTCCAGCTTGTCAGCTTTTAAGCGGTATGGATCATCAATGTCTGCTACTTTATTAGTAGCCTCATTGATAATTGTCTGGTCGGCTTTAGTAGGTAGCTTATTGCGTCTTAGGAAATCCGCAAATGTAGTTCTTGGATATCCAAAATGAAAAGCGGCCTGAATTTGACCCTCTGACTTTACTTTTGCTCCTACTTCTTTTTCACGACCTTTTAATTCTTTATCAATTTTGCTAACTGCCATTAATTGATTCTCCTTTATTGAAACAAAATTTATATACACAGGAGCTACCTATGTAGCCTTTGTTTCAGACTTCACTAGTGTTGTTAGACCATCTTACAGCAAAACCCCCGCAAAACCAAATAATCCGTCTGGTGCCAAACTACCACGACGGGGCGATCTGTGATATGATGCCTAGACACGCCCACGAATGGGCCTAACCAAGAGGGACGATTTATGATCTTAGTAGGTGTAGCTGGAAACAAAGGAAGTGGCAAGAACACGTTTGCTACAAAATGTATCGAGTTTTTGAGTTCTGAATACGGGCGCGTGGGATATGAAATGAGTTGGGCTAGCTTGCTAAAGGAAAGTGCGGCAGCTACTCTAGGAGTTCATACAAATAAAGCTAGCGAGTGGGCTGATAGCTTTAAAAATAACTATGATGTTTTACTAACTGACAATGGAAAAACTGTTCATAGTATTTCTGGCCGTGAATTTCTACAGAATTATGGAACTGAAGCACACAGAGATATTTTTGATGATGATTTTTGGGTAAATGCTTTTTGGGACTCTAATACATTTCAGTCAAGTGACATTGTATTTATTACGGATTGTAGATTCTCAAATGAGGTTCGTTCTGTAAAAGAACATGGAGGTATTCTTGTTAAGATAGAAAATGATCGCATTGATAACAATGACGAACATGCTTCTGAACAAGGTATTGAAATGGAAAATGTAGATGTAGTTATTATGAATCACTCAACTATAGAAAATCTTCAAGAACAAGCAGAAGTGTTCGTAACGTCACTATTGACATAAATGACACGTATCAGCATACTTTATGTCTATGAAAGAAAAATGTTATTTAGAATCCTGCGACGAACCTAAATATTGCAAAGGCTTATGCCGACCTCATTACATTAGGGAGAGCAAATATGGCGATCCGCAAGAGAATGTTCCTATAAAAAAGCGCCACATCTATGATAAATCTAAAAAAAATTACAAGTATTGTCCAGATTGTTCCAGAGAATTACTAAGAGAAAGATTCGCTGGCAATTCAGCTAGATCAGACGGATTAGCTTCTATATGTAATAGTTGTGATAACGACAGAGTTAATCAATGGTATGATAAAAATAAAATCACAATAAATGCTAAAAGAAGAAAACACTATACTGACGATAAAGCTATAAAAGCTAGAAACGGATATCTTTTAAGAACATATGGAATATCTTTAGACAATTATTACAAATTGCTGTCTGACCAAAATGATGTGTGTGCAATTTGTGATAAGCCAGAAAAAGTAATTGATTCTAAAACTAAAAGAATCAAAGTTCTATCTGTAGATCATTGTCACGATACTGGCAGAGTAAGAGGCTTGTTATGTTATAGGTGTAATCACCTTATAGGTTGTTTAGGTGACAATGAAGAATCTTTTACAAAAATACTAAACTATTTGAAAGGCTAATATGTGTGCAAAATTTGGAGTAGATTTGGATGACACCTTATACGCATTTGGTGACGCTGTAAGAGAAGAATTTTTTCGTATGTCTGTTGAGAAAAATGATAAAAGTATTCTAAAAGCCGCGTATGCTCCTTTTACAGAATGGCGGTCACTTACGGACGCTCTAGAAGGAGATATTATTTACGAAGCTATTCTTAGGGTGCATGATAAAGCTGATGAACAAACTCCTTTTAAGGGTTCGGCCAACACAATTACAGAGCTACATAAATCAGGCCATGAAATTTTATACATTACTAGCAGACTAGAAAAGTATTATGAAGCTACTAGTAAATGGCTTTATTTTTGGGGATTTCCTCAAAGTAATAATTTATTGTGCGTACAGGGGTCAAAGATTCCTCATGTTAGAGACTGTAAATACCTGATTGATGATCGTCCCGAAACTGTGGTAGACTTTGTGACAGATTCTACTTGGAAGCGTTGGAGTGGGATTACTGACCCTGATAGACAGCGCAAAGCGTTTGGTCTTTGGTTTCCGTATAATCAGGCACTAACAGATATTAAAAATGTATATTTAGCGCCAAATTGGTTTGGCATTGATTACTACCTTAAAAGAAAAGGACTTATAATTAATGAGTAAATATAACATTATGAAAGGCTATAATGGATAAAGAAGAATTACTACAGAGACTAAATGAACTAGCTGAGTATGGTGATCAGTGTGTGGAACATGCGCCCGAAGATACATGGCGGCTAGTGCGCGATCTAAGATGGCTTATAAATGACTTAGAGAAAGAATACGTTATAGAAGGGTTATTATGAGTATGGAAGTAAATTTTTATACACCAACAGAAGAAGAACGACGCACAGCTAATGTTCTTTATGAAATAAAACTTGCTATTATAGAAGAATTATTTAGGAAAGAGCAAGGCGCTATTGAAGGTGGATTTGCTTCTGCCGAAACACATGAAGATCAAGCGTTTGCTGATGGAGCGGCAAGATCATTTAAAGAGGCGCAAGATGTTGTAAGAAAGGTGTTTAATGCGCAAAGAGGCTAAAGAAATTTGGGATGTTCTGCCTGAAGATGGCAGTAAGTGGTCTGAAAAAGACTTAAAAAAACTTACTGACTTAAATATTGGCAAAATTAAAGAAGCTAAAAAATGGATGAAAGATAATGAGCTTATCCAGAGCTATAGAGGTCGCGGCGGATATATCTCTAGGCTAGAAGATGCTGAATTCCCGCAAGAAGAAAATACAATGAGTGCTGGCGAGAAACGTTCTGCTAGTAGAGCAGCTTCAAAGGCTAAAGAAAAAGAACAAGCTGAACGCAGAGAGGTAGAAGAAAAGATTTTAGAACACGTAAAATCTCTGCCAGAAGCACACGAAGCTGACGAAATTGAGATAGCGTGGATGGACTTACGCTATTGGGATGTTTTCTACGCTTGGATTTGGAAAGATGGAAAGGCAAAAGGTTATAAAATTTACACTGAGGATATAAATGAAAGCTAATACAGTAACAATTAAAGTTATCGCTAGTCCTGACGGTAAATATAAAATATTTATTATGAGAGGCAGAGATATTCCAGATACAAATTTTTGGGCTGTAGATTCAGCACTTGATTATACAAGACACACAAGCGAACAAATGTATAGAGTAAAAAATATAGATGCTGCAAGGAAAAAAGTGAAAAAAATTAAAGAACTTTTAAAAATTGAACTTAAAGATTGGAATGAACATAAAAAAACAGGATGGAGTGAGACAATTGAGTTCAAAGTCTGAAGCTAAAAATCTAAAAGTTATTTCAGAGGGTATAGATGCTCATAACAACAACTGTGAGTTTCCGGCTGTAAAGGTACTCATGAACCCATTTGAGGTTGAGCGGCTGGATTGGGATACCATCAAGGGGCTTCCCGTCGAGCCATCTGATACAATAAGCACCGGGCGCTTTAGGATCGTCTGCGCCAACGAGATTGACAATGCCAACTCAGAGGAAATTACTGAGGCAATTGGTACGCAAGTAGAGACAGGCGATAAAGTTTTAATGCCTGTTTGACCGTAATATTTGTACCATACAAATTCCACTGACAGTCTGATAGACTGTATAAAGACTATTAACAAACACTAATAAGGAGGTTCCCCTGTCTAACAACTAGCCCTTTCTGTGTCTTATAACAGAATAGAGAAGTCAATGTATCAAGCGGGTTTGCTAGACAAGGAAAATTATGAGTTTTACAAAAACACACAAATTTGCTGTTGCACTATTAATTATAATCGCAGCGTCATTAGGAATTTATTTATCAAGTACATCAGAAAGTGAAGCCAAAAGTAAAAAAGCATACGTAGTAAAAGAAAAATGGCACAAGCCGCCTAAGAATGTAAAGAAAAATGTAAAGTTTGTACCTACTGGTACTCCATCAGTAAGTGAAGTATATGAAATTGCTGCTTCTGAACAAGCTAAGTGGGGCGGTCCTACTCTAATCAATAGAATTCGTTGCGAATCAACATTCAATTGGTCAGCAGGTAATGGACAGTATCAAGGACTATTACAGTTCGGCCCTATTTGGGATTCAATGTGGCCGGGTACTCCTAGAAAAGTTGTACTGAAAAATACTAAGACTGTCAATAAAAAGATTGTACGCTACCGTAAATGGAGCCATCTTAGAGGCTGGATTAAAAAACCTAGAAAGACGGTAAAACAAAAAGTTCATATTACTAAGGCTGGAAAGCTACCTAGTTATCCTAGTCCGTATCATGGATACGCAGCCATACGAGTAGGACAAAGAGCAGTATCAGGTCACGGCCCTACTACTGGTTGGGAGTGTGGACTATAATGAGACACGAAAGAACTAAGTTAACAGCTTTTTATGTCTGGTTATTTTTATCTTTATGTTTAGTTTTTGGATTTTGGTTTTCAGATACAGCTAACGCAAAAAGATTTAGCGGCGGCATTACTGTTGTAGAAAAAAATCTTTCAAAGAAAGTAAAACTAAAAAATGGAAAAGCAATCGCTCCAACTAATGCACCTGTACGAATTAAAAGAATTATCCGCGCAGCTAATAGAATCAGCCACACCCCTTACAAATGGGGAGGCGGTCACGGAGCTTGGAAAGATTCAGGCTATGATTGTTCAGGTTCGTTATCTTATGCTCTTAGGGGTGGTAATCTATTGTCTAGCCCTCTTACAAGCGGTGGTCTTGCAGGATGGGGAAAAGCAGGTAAAGGCAACTGGCTAACTGTTTATGCTAATTCCGGCCACACGTTTATGATTTTCAAAGGTGGAGTAAAGTTTGATACTAGCGGAGCGAATCCCTCTAGATGGCAAAGTGCTAAAGGCTCAACAAGATCAGGCTATTCTATAAGACGCGCAAAAAACCTATAAGGAAAGAATTATGAATCCAAAAGAAACAGATACATCAGAACACACACAACCAAATAAGATTGATCTAAAGCGCCTAGACCCGACTACGAACATGAATAGGCAAGAGATACGCAGATATGGTAGAATGATGAAACGTGCCGTAGGGTGCTTTACAAAGCCCTCGTTGGGCGCTCGTACACGCAAGCGTCGTGCCGTAAAAAAGGTTGGCAACCGTACAAGAAGATTGGCAAGATAATGGATGATTTTAAGGGTATACACAAAGTTCAAAGATGTAATTATAATCAAAATATTTCTAAAGACTCTAGTTGGGCTGAATTAACTAGATATATATATATAGAAGATGCAATTGAACATCTTAGTGATTTGTTTTCATTTAACTTAGATGGTGTCAGAATTTGGGTAAATAATGACGATTTGTTTTTTTACAGAGTAATTTCAACTACAACTAAGACTTACACTCATAAGTTCTAACAAGAAAGATAATATGAAAACACAAGATAGATTTGATAAGGCATCTTGTGAGGCTACAGAGGCACTACAGAAAGCTGGCGGCAAAGTTTATGTAGTTGGTGGCTATGTCCGTGACGCATACATGGGCGTAGAGCCTAATGATGTAGACCTCATGGTTACAGACCTAACAGATAAAGAAATAGATAAGACACTTTTAGTTTTAGACGGTTATGTAAATTATACGGGAATTAGTTTTGGCGTATTCCGCTACACTAGTAAAGACGGAAGTGAAGTGGAGATTTCTATGCCTCGCATAGAAATATCTACTGGTGTAGGTCATAAACAGTTTGATGTAGAACTTAGCGTTGGTACTACTGTAGAGGATGATTTATTTAGAAGAGACTTTACTGTAAACGCTATGGCTATTGATTTAGATACAGATGAGCTAATTGATCCACATGGTGGACTAAACGATATAAATACTAGTACGCTAGTGCAAGTTAATCCTGACTCTCTGAATGAAGATCCAATTCGTATTCTAAGGGCGCTTGTAGCTTACGCTAGGTTTGGACTTATCCCAACTGTTCAGACTAAGGAAATTATGAAAAACAATGGCGCTAATATAGTTGGAGAATCAGCAGAAAGAATTCGATATGAGCTAGATAAGCTAATGGAATCTAAAAATCCCGCTGCTGGTATTAGACTAGCAATTGAATGTGACGTACTTAAATATATTCTGCCGGAAGTTAATGATTGTGTTGGATATAATCAAAATAATAAACATCACCAGCAGCAACTAGGGCAGCATCTTGTATCTGTACTAGAGTACGTTAGTGTAAAGACAGATGATCCTGATGTTAGACTAGCTGCTCTGCTACATGATATAGGTAAGCCGGGTTCACAATGGACTGACCCTGAAACTGGTGGAAGTCACTTTTACAAGAAAGTATATGATGATGGTTCTTTTGTAGGACAACAACATGAGGAATTAGGTGCTGAAATGACTAAAGCTTTAATGAAACGTCTAACTTATTCAAATGAAAGAATTAAGCGCGTTACTGATCTAGTTAAATTTCATATGTATCCTCCATTTACGACTGCTAAAGGCGCTCGTAAGTTTATCCATAAAGTAGGAGACAACGCTGATGATCTAATAAATATCAGATGGGCGGATCAGGGTGGTAAGACTGAATACCCTTCAAGGTTGGAAAAAGTATATGATCTTGAAAACGAAATCTCTCTGATAGATCATGTAAGGCAAGCCGAACAACCAACTAGTGTTAGTCATTTAGCTATTGATGGAAATGACCTAATTGGGATTGGTATTGAAAAAGGTCCAAAAATAGGAGAGGTTCTAAACGAGCTAGTGGAGGTCGTACTAGACAAGCCGATCCTGAACGAGCGGGACACCCTCCTAGAGCTAGCTCAGGCCCACGACGCGCCCCCGGCCCATCTGTGATATACTCCGCTTAGCGGGTGTGAGTAAGCCACTCCGGTCACTAGAGGCTAGTAGGGTACTTTCCTTTCTCTCTCTCCTGAAAACCTCTAGTGACCACAATCTTATAGAAAGGAATGATGAATAAAAATCTAACAGTTTATGCTACAAGCGATTTACATGGTGACTTGCCAGAACATCATCGTATTCCAGAATGCGATGTATTTATTATCGCTGGCGATAGTTGTCCTTGGCAAACTAGCCATGATATTATTACTCAGTCAAATTGGCTAAAGCAAGTATTTGTACCTTGGATAAACGGCGTAAAGACTAAAGCGCATAAAGTTATTCTAATTGCTGGAAATCACGACTTTGTAATGCAGCATAAAGATTTTAAATTTTGGGCCAATGAAAACTTGTTTTGTGATTATCTTCAAGATGAGAGTATGACTTACAAAGGTCTAAACATTCACGGAACTCCGTGGGTTCCGCGCCTAAGAAATTGGGCATTTTATGGGGATGAAGAAAAACTAATTAATCAGTTCAACCTCATAAAAAATGATGTAGATATCCTAGTATCTCATGGACCTCCTATGGGCGTAAATGACGCACTAGCTGGAAAAACTTATGGAGAACATGTTGGATGCGAAGAACTAGCTTTAAAGTTTCAAGCTAGAGAGCGTATAGGCAATCCAATCCCAATTAACATTCACGGTCATATTCATGAAGGATATGGGTATACAGAACAATGGGGAAGTAAGTTATATAATGTTTCCCATATGGATTGCGATTATCAGCCAGTAAACGACATAGTAAATATACAACTATAAAGAAAGAGGCGCTAAAGTGATGCTAATTCGCATAAGTCATACTAATACGAAGCTAAATTAGCATAACTCTTGTTAAAGCTGTCTATATCGCTCGTAAGTGATCACTAACCAATAAATATTTTAGTGTTTAAGCACAATACAAGCAACTAGCTGAGTGATAACATGGGTTCTATTATATGACAATATATGACGACAGACCAAAGTTTGAAGGTATAGGTTGGAGTAATGGTGAATATAAATGGAGAAATTTCGGCCAATTTCTAATATACGGTCAACAAGTTCATAAAGTATGTAGAACAAGTTGGGGAGCAAAGCGTTTAGCAAAAAGATACAATAAAAATAAAAAAATAACATGAACATGAGTATAAGAGAACAACTAGCATATAAAGACAAGATGTATAAACGTAATCTTGGAACTATTGACGCTAATACCAATGAACTTTACACTCCTAACAGAGCTATGAAGCTTGCTAACGAGTCTTTAGCTAAAAAGCACACACCTAATACTAGTCCTCTGAAAGAAAAAGAGCTAAATCAATTGGCCGCCGATATTGAATTTTATGGTAAAGGTTGGGCCTATAAGAATTGGCTACCTAAATTGAAAGAACTAAATAAATAATGACTAACAAAAATTACATTGAAGCATTACAATCAATTTTAGATGGCAAACTAGTAGAAAATCGTGGCGATGCAGTTTTTGCTGGTGCTGATGTGCTTAAAGACACTGATTTGGGCCAGTATGGTGAAAATATTCCTCGCGCCGTCTTAGATATTGTAGAAGCTGTAATTAAAGACCTAATTAGACAGGAGAATAATGAAACTAGTAATTAACGCATCTTGGGGAGGGTTTTCTTTATCAGAAGAAGCTCTATATAAACTTTATGAAAAAAGAGGCATTAAGATTTACAAAATACGCGATGCTATTTTAGATGCTTATACAACTGTACCTTATGAAGAATATAAGAAAATACACGCGGCAGATGAAGCAAATGGCGATTATACTTTAACTAATGAAGTATTTATAAATGATAGAAATGTTAAGCGTGATGATCTTGACCTAATCGCTGTAGTAGAAGAACTAGGCACAGAAAAAGCATCTGGTGAATATGCTGAATTAGAAGTTTTAGAAATTCCTGATGGAATTGAATATGAAATTCATGAATATGACGGATTAGAGTCAATTCATGAATGCCACAGAAGTTGGCCCTAATGAATAGCTGTGCAATTTTTCGATATATACACATTGTACTATGATAAATACAAATAAAGACAATCCGCACATACCAGTTAGCGTAGAATTTAAAGCTGTATTCCCTGATGAAGATTTTTTTGGGCATGAATACTTACCCTACAAATCAGTTGCTCCTAGTTATGAAGCTACTGTAGATATTTTAGTAGGTGATAAAGTTCATTCATATAGTTTTAGGTCTACTTCAGGAGTAATAACTGTAAGAGATGCAACTCTAAGAGAATGGAAGCGGGGACAAAAAATAAATGAAGTATTTAGCGACGAAGTTTAATAAGGTACAAAATTTAAGGGGCGAACCGCATTACTACTGTCCCGGCTGTAACGCTTCCCCTGACGATTATGATATGATACCTGTTACTTGCCCTTGCGCGACACACGGCAGCGGGAGCGGTTCTCTTTCTCCTGTACAAGTAATAAACTATTTGAAAGACAATATGACTGAAATGATGAGAGGTAGACGATGAATGAACTGACGCGGTACGCGGTATGGGATCAGTCTGACCATGTTCAGGACATAGGCGGCAAATGGGCCAAGGCGGTAGAAGCCGAAGCAGCCCTAGCCGAGAACGACCGGGAGTGGAGGGAAATCGCCGACTCCCTACAGGCAGAGTCCGACGCCAACTTTGCCGACGCGGAAAGGGCCGAAGCCCGGATCAAGGAACTGGAAGCGGGGTCAAACGCGTGGCAGCACCACCTGTCCCTAGCCCGTGCCCGTGAGGTCAAGCTGAAAGCCCGACTCCAAGCCGCCGAAGCTCTAGCCGAACAGGTAACCGACTACTTCACGGGCCGACCCGATGGCGAGGATCTCCTCTTCGCCGCCGATGCGTTTCGGGAGGCCGGGCAACCCAACCAGGAGGTAGACGCATGAGCGGCATAGAGATCAACACAGCCGGGGCATTCAGGGTGAGGTCCGGCGAAGCCAAGCCCGCCAAGATCACACCAAACCCCGACTGCCCACCGATCAGCGCGGAAGCGAAGGCAGCGGCGACTCGTGCCTTGCAGCAGTGGCACACCCAACCCAACCAAGAAAGCAATGATGAATAAAGTACAAATACAATTAACAGATAAAGAAATATCAGAGCTTAGAGCAATTATGGCTAATGATAAAAACCGCGCTTATCTCAATAATAGAGGAAGCGCCTCACAAAGAATTAAAGTAAAGCTTGATATATCTTTAGGTTCTGCTGTAAAAGTGATAGCTATATGACATTTAAAGAGCTAACAGAATTAGGAGCATTACATTTAGCTGATTTACAAAATATGGAAGGTATTTCTACTTCTGATTTTTGGGAGCAATTTGACGAATCCCAAAAGAGTACTTTTAGAATGGAGGCTGGTGCAGCACTTGGTCCGGCTTGGACACGAATAACACAATCAGAAATAAAAATTCTAAGCTTAACAAAACAAATTACAGAACTAGAAAGAAAGTTAGATAATGAACTGGAACATGGTTGAGTGTATGTCTTGTCATAATATTTATGATGATGAAGATTGGGATGCTTGTCCTAATTGCGGTAACGAATTAATATTTTATGAATAAGAAAACTAATAGAAAAATTTGCCCTAGATGTAAAGGCGTTGGTAAACAAGGCAGCAAGGTCTGTATGCTTTGTGCTGGCGCTGGTCATATTCTAAGGTTCGAAGGAACAGAAGCTAATACTGCTGAAAGGAAATATAATGGGTAAAGAAACAGAAGCATTTCAACAAATTGAAACTTTAATTAACCAACTAGGATATGTTGCTCCTGAAGTTTGGGAAGATAGAGTGCCGCCTGTATTGAATAAGATTAAGAAAATTGCCGCCGAGTTTACAAAAAACAATAATGAATAAACTTAAATACGCTTGGCATAAGAAGTGGAGAGCTTACCACTTACAAAGTATATACACTACGTATGATGCTGTAGAACGTAAAAATGAATCAATAAAGGCATCTTACCACTTACAAAGAATGTTAGATTTAGATGATAGGAATTAAACAAACAACAGACAGAAATTGTTTCGCGGCATGTATAGCTTCTATCTTAGAAGTTCATTCAGATGAAATACCCTGTCTACATTCATATGGTAATTATGGTGATGAGTGGTTCCGACAATGGAACGCTGATTTATTAGAAAAGTTTGGAATCACAATTATTGAGATTGCGGAGAACGCTATCTTAGAGGGTGTATGGTTTTTCACAGCAGGATATTGGATCGCCTCAGTACCCTCTCTGAATCTAATAGGCAAAAATCATTGTATTGTTATGTTTGATGATAAAGTCGTTTTTGATCCATCACCTAAAAAAAATTACGATGTAGGTATGACTACAGAACAATTAGATATAAAATCTTACTCGTTACTCCGGTTTTGTATCTATTAGCTTGTGTAATTCTCAGAATTGTACTACGTAGATTTGAAAATGCGCCTAATAACCTTATAAAACCCTAGGGGCATTTTGTGTCTTTTGGCTCTGGCATTCAAATCTTGTGGCGCTTTTTCAACTTTGTGGCACTTGGGGAAAGTCGTAGGAATGATAGTAACGTACTATACTACTATTATGAAACTTAAACTATGGGGAGGAATTATGAGCATAGGTACATCGAGGCCGCTTGTGACAATTCGCACAAAGGGGTATCGTCCATGCATTTGTGGTCACTTTCTGCCGACCTCAATTGCCAGTAAAGGCATCTGAGAGCGCTGCACAGGCATGTTTTCCCGCCGCGAGGGTTATCCGCTAGGGGATGGCTGAACGTCCCTGTGCAGGGATAGCATCAGCCCTGGCGGCGATTACCAGTAGCAAAGCCAAAAAATTGACTTGCCGGCTGGTGCTTGCCAGTAGTGAACATTCTGTTTCTTCAATGGCACGGTCTGAGAATCCTGCACACAGAGCCAATTTTTTACTGGCGGTTGCATCCAGGTGGCGTATGGTATAGGGTGGAGATTGATTCAAAAAGAGGTGTCGCCCCAGAGATGGGAGTTCCGGCCTCTTTGTTTCGGCCAAATATCCGCCGGAACCTTCTTCCCTTTACCGGGCCGCCGAAAGTCATATGGCGTGGAGACTCACTAGGAATAGTGATTAGGTAGATGAGGGATGAAGAATGCAGTGCTCAATTAGATGGGTGAGACTTACCTATCCGTGCGAAAGTCAATAGGACTACAGACTCTTAAGGTGATGGTCATTAGAACGTGATTAGTGAACTTGAGGAAGATCGTGATACAGGCGACTTTTCGATACAGAATTAGCTAATTGAGCCTAAGTGAAAGATAGGTCTAGACCGGACTGCACTTTCTTCTCTTCTCTTTTCCTGATTAGTGATTATTCACTAATTGGGAACTAAGATATGGGCGCAGATTTTTACTGGGGAGGCTCTCCAGGACGCGACAACCTATGTCTTAGTTCCCTGTTAGGGAAACGGTTAACAGTCCGACTACTGTAAAAGAGAAAGAATATTAAAATGGCAAAAGTAACAAGTAAAGTACGTTCGGAAAACGCTCGCTCGACTGAGATCAATGTTGCTGCTGCTGCATTCGTGCAGTCACAGATCGTTGAAGGTCTGGGAGTATCCGGGGTGCAGGATCATCCTGTGGGCGCTGTTATCGCATTCGATGCAGATGACTGCAAGATCCTGAAGGCGATCAAGGACGGAAAGTCCGATGCCGGAGTGACTGCTATCACAATGCAGCCCGCGCATGAAGCTGCAAAGGCAGCGACTGCGGCCGACCCCAGCAATGTCTGGAAGGTTGTAGAGAATGCGGCCGATAGCGTCTCATTCACAGACCGGACTAAACGTTCTGTGAAGGATGCCGAAGGTAAACAGGTAGTCGATGAAAACGGGAAGTCAGTCCCGCGCAAGTCTCAGCCGATCAAGATCAACGGGTTGGAGAGGTCGAGTCTCACTCACGTTCAAGTCACAGAGCGTAAGGAAAAGGCAAAGGCTGCCCAGCAGGAAAAGGCAAAGGTTGCCAAAATCGAGAAGGATGCAGCGAAGCGCCAGAAGGCGATTGAAGAGACTGCATAAAAAGAGAAAATTACCCTGCAACGCTTTCATAGGTTGCGGGGTTTTTTTTTTGCACTAGGTAAGGGAAAAAATTACTGGCGCCGCTCCCCAGGGCGCAGGAAAAAATTACTGGCGCCGCTCCCCAGGGCGCAGGAAAAAATTACTGGCGCCGCTCCCCAGGGCGCAGGAAAAAATTTTTATAGGAAGGATAAAGAATATGGCGAGAATTACTGCGCGGGATAAGAATGATGGGAAAAAATTCAAGTATTCCCAGCATGTAATTACTACTGCAAGAGTAAACGGATATTGTTACTTTTCTTCGTATCTGAATACTGAATTACGGGAAGTTATCCGCGATCTTGAAAAGGCAGATTGTGGTGAGATATTCCACTGCAAGAAGTTCGGACATGTATTCCGAATAGATCAAGATTGAAGATTCTAAGTGAAGAATCAATCTACTGGCAATTGATACCAGGATGGACTGATTCTTCCTTTAGACTCTTTATCTGTAGTTATCAATGAGAGAATGGGTCTATATGCTAATTGAGTGATTATTCACTACATGCTGCATGTAGATTGAAGGTAGTTGATTGTGACTATATTCTAGGCGCAAAAATACTACTGGCAATTGATCCCAGGACGGAGAAGTAATGGCAAAAGTCACGAAAAAGGTCAAGCCGAGAATATCGGTCGGACTTAGTAATGGTGACCTATGGGCGATAAACCCTGAAGGTCTAGAACGCGCACTTAACAAACTAGGTATCTACTGGAATGTGAAGATAACGCGCACTTCAAGAGAGGGCCGTGGTGGACATGCAAGCGTTAGAAACATAAACGGTAAGTATGTCCACTACATCTGCATCAATAAGTATCTGGATCATGAAGGTGCAGTGAGACTGATACTGCACGAATTACGTCACGCTTACCAGCTAGAAACAGTCGGAAACGATTGTGATTCATACAACGAACTACTTAGTAAGTGGAATGACCATAAAGGTTTTGTTGGGAAGTATTGGAGTCAACCGTTTGAGATTGAAGCGCGTTTAGCAGAACGTAGGTTCCCAGACTTCATGGACATTGTTATCCCCGGCAAGTATGGTCGGGCTGCATACCCTATAGATATGAATATCTAAGGGTACATAGCGGTAATGGTTTAGGAATAATAATTTGCTCTCACAAATTAACTAAGTAGGTTCGATTCCTACTACTGCTACTAGAATTATTATCGGTGCGAAAAACACTCACCATGCAGTAAAAATTACTGGCACTTGCGGCCAGGGCTGACCATGCAACAAATAGTGAAGGTTTAAAAGTGGATCAAAAGAATCCAAGACTTTTGATTCACTTTTAAACACTCACCATTGAAAACAATTCACCATAGAGAGGAACCATGCAGATATACATAGATGATCTAGATGATCTAGAAGATGGACTAACAAAACTTAGTTCTGATTCAGTCTTTGATATGGCAGATGCCATTGAAAAGAATGTCAAGAACGAAGATGTTGATGGTGTAATATCAGCACTTCGCAACATTGCCGAAAGTAAAATATTCGGCTGAATGTCTCGCCCATAAAGGTTAAAGTAGGTTCGATTCCTACGTGGGCAATTTTGTAAACGAGAGAAAAGTTTAGACCACGACTGGATACAGTAAAATTAGAACTGCCAGTTTAAAAGTAGGAAAGTCACTTAAAATGACTTATCATACCTAATTGTTTAGGTCTAATCAATAATGTTAACGCTGAATAATATTTAGTATTACTTATTGCTAAACACGCGGTCGAATTATTTACCATGTAACAAATACTCACCATTGAAAATGATTCACCATAGAGAGGAAAACATGAGCGAAAAAGATACATTCATTTTTGAGTGTAAGTTCTTTGGAGTTCTCACCATACTGATAACTATTGCTTCTATAGTGATTGTTGTTGGATATAATATGGGAGCATGGTAACAATGCTTGGATATGCTTACCATGTAATTGTGAGTGAAAAAGATTCAACGGATCAATTGAAGTTTGGTTGTGAAAGTGAATTGGCTGCAAAAGTGTTGAAGGATATTTTGTTCAAGGCGGAAAACACTACTCTGAACAATACCTTCACCATTGAGAAGATTTAGTAAGTATTCAAATTAGTTCACTATGCAAATGGTGAATTACTTTGAGTCCTTATGAAAAGGCTCACCATAGAAACAAACAATAGAGAGAAGGAAACAATGGTTAGAAGTAATAAGCAGCATGCAGCGATTATGTCGCTGTTTGACTTTCAGCAACTCATGAATGACAAAAAGCTGAAAGACCTCACTATTGTAACAAAATGAATTGGTTTAGGATTTGGAACAGAAAAGCTCTGGTAGCAATTCTGTGGTCATTCTGAACTGATTTAGGTGCTTATTATGTTCACATAGAAATATGTGAGCATGATTAAGCTTCTGATAATGTAAACAAAAGAGAGAAGAAAAATGACTGATGAACAATTAGCTGAATTGGAAGCCATTATGTCTGATGGTATTGCTACTTTAGACTGTGGTTGTATTGTTGAACCTGATGGTACTTGTCCTTGTGGTAATAATTCTCCGCTTATTGATCTAGGTATGATCTAGGCGTTTAGCGTATACCCTGCACCATGTAGGGTATATCTAAGCTTCTAATAGTTCAATGAATCACAAAAGAGAGAAGAAAAAATGACAAAGACAAATGGTGAACTTGCTGAACTTTTGGAAGATGTTTTTCATGGTCAGTATGACAACCATCTAGAAGAAATCATTGATGTTATCAATGATAGAAAAAAGGCTTATTCTAGGGTCAGTATTTCGTCGCTTGAAAATGGCGATAAAGTAATGATTCAAAACATTCGCCCCAAGTATCTTAGCGGCTGCACCGCCGATTTTGTAAAAGTTGAAAAAGGTAAGGCTGTTATCATCATTGATGATACCTTTAAGGCTAGGCGTTATGCTGGTCAAGAAGTTACTGTAGGATTTACTTCTGTAAAAGCAGACTTTTAGGCGTTTATTAAGTAGTGGCGCGAAATAATAGCGACCGGCAATGTCGGTTCCCGTTAGTGTTACTACTTGATTAAACTTCTGAATAAAAACAAAAAGAGAGAAGATAAAATGAGTGAATTCGTTGTTCAAAGTAAGCCTAATCATCCTCAAGCAATTTGGGATGATGTTGAAGTTTACTCTGATGTTGAAAGTGCAGAATCTGCTCTGAAAAACAAGGAAAATACAAAAAGAAGTCTAATTTGGCGAATGATTGAACGCTGATTTAGGTGTTTATAACATGCGCTGCTATTATGTAGCGTATGTATAAACTTCTGAATAAAAACAAAAGAGAGAAGATAATGAATAGTAAGTGCGGTATTGCAACGATAGCCAATCTAATCATTCTTATCTGTAGTTGGATTTTGCTTTTCTATGGATTTGATTGGTTGTCTGGTGTTTGTTTTGGAGTTGGAGTTATGAACATGTTGTGGATTGTAAACCTTTGGGATTAGGTGTTTATTAAGTAGTGGCGCAAAAACTACTACTTGATTAAGCTTCTGAATAAAAAACAAAAGAGAGAAGATAAAATGAGTGAACAAGAACAGATCATAAATATTCAGCGTGAAACAATTGATATAAAAAGCGACACAATTGATTGTTTGATTAAGCAGACTGAAATGCTGGAAGATATCATAAATATCAAAGATTCTACGATAGAAAGACTTCTTCAGAAAGTTAACAATTTGGAAAGCAGTAAACGCTGGACTCCATAAGTTCTTAGGCGTATATTAAGTATCCGTTTACGGGTACTTGATTATACTTCTGATAAAAAACAATAGAGAGAAGAAAATTATGCCCGATATGGAATACTGTTTAATTGACCATGACACTAGGGTTTTCGTTACTAGTGAAAAAGTCGAAAGTTTGACTCTTAACAGTTTTTATTCGCCAGAGATTAAAAAGTCTTTGGAAACTCATGCCATTGATTATGCTGAATGGTCTGAAAACATTGTCAGAGACATTGTTGAAGTGTTAGCTGATGGTGAAGCTGTAACAAATAATAATATGAGATACACAATCACAGCGTTTTAGTTAGGTGTTTATAAGATGCTCTGCTGAAAAGTAGAGTATCTATAAGCTTCTAAGTAAAAAAACAATAGAGAGAGGAAATATGTCTGAATTCGATATTCGTCATAAGTTTTTGACTGATGTTTTCACTTGTATAGTTGAAGATTTTGGTTCTAATACTTGGCGACGACTAGAAAGTTATGATCTTGATTCTTCCACAGCTACAATTGTAGTTTGGGATGAATGGGAAGATAACCCTGTTGGTGAAGTATTCCATATTAATTTGGATACTGTAGTTGTGGGTCTTGGAAAGATCAACAGCCGCGATATGAAAATTAATGGAACAATGGCACAAAATATCAACAATGCTAGTAAAGAAAATAATGCTGGCAACATTGATGCTTGGGATGCTGACGCTATTCTTCAAGTAAGTATATTTGATGAGCTTGTATATGGCTAATAAACTAATAGGACTGTTCAATATATTATGGGGCGCTTACATGCTTAGTAATATTCCTAGTGCTGAACCTGATAGTATTTCATGGTATATAGCAATAGGTACTGTTCAAGTATCTGTAGGAATTGTGCTAATGATTACTGGCGCTATTAGAGAAGATTAGGTGTTTATAACATGCGCTATGAAAATAGCGTATGTATAAGCCTCTGATTATGTAAACAATAGAGAGAAGAAATAAATGAACGAATACATTCTTTTTGTAATTCGTATGAACGCTAAAGATTACGATAGTATTAGTAATGTTCCACAGTTTGCTATTAGTGATGTAATGTGGAATGTTCCAAAGTGGTCAGAAAATATCGCATGATATACATTAGTGAATATTCCGTGTCTCGTGAATATGGCGGTCCAGAAGAAGGTGGATGGTGGTATGATAATCCTATGCATGTTAGACTGTTGGCAATAGCTGATAATCAAGAATATGCTTCTAAGATTGCTAGGGCGCTTAATTCTGCTGAAAACATTACAAAGCCTGATAGATATTCTATGGCTGGTAGTGATGATACTGTTTTCTATTCAGAAGAATCTCTTGGCGACCATGAACTAAAAGAACAACCGTATTACGAATAGGCGTTTATTAAGTAGTGGGCGGAAATCCACTACTTGATTAAGCTTCTAATAAAAACACAATAGAGAGAAGAAAATGTCTAAAGAAGATGAGATAGTAGATTGGCGTGAAAAGTCTATTGTCTATGAAGGTTATAATTTCAAGTTTTACTATGATGGTGGAGTTTATATCAATATTGGTCTTAGTAAAGCTATTATATTTGATTGTATCAATTTCTATGACTATGCTAAAGGCGAGCCTACAAAAGTTACTTACAAAGAGTTCAATAAACTTTGTGAGGAATGGATTAATGAATCCGCAATGGATTACATTGAAAACTATATCGTTTATATGTAAGTGTTGATATACTATGGACGAAAAAATTATCAACATTTTAGATATTACAGGTGCGGTTATATTTGTAACTGTAGTTATACCTAGTTTGATAGTAATAGTAAATAAAAAGAGTTAGGTGATTATTAAGTGCTGGCGCAAAAACCAGCACTTGATTAATCCTCTGATAATATAAAAACAATAGAGAGAGAAGAATAATGAACATAAGTGATATTCAGATTAAGCCTGAATGGACTGAGCCTTATGAAGGGTGCGAAATTGTTGCTATTGCTTTTGAGCATGGTAAATATGACGAGCCTTATGATAGGTGTTTGAATGTAGAAACTGCTGTCTGTATGGCTAATGAAGGTCTGCTTATTGTTGCTCTGCCAGATGCTAAAAGTGGTCCGGCATACAATGATATGCCACTTCAAGAAGTATTTGACCACGAAAATAGTCTAGTAGTAGACTGTTTTGGAGAAGGATATCTAAAATGAGTAAAAAACATTATAGGGCGCTTGCTAGATTGTTTGTAGAACAGTCTCATTTGTTCAATGACAGAGAAGATAAAGTTATCTTCGCTTACAACTTAGCAATAATTCTGGAATCTGATAATGAATATTTTAATAGAGATACGTTCTTTTCAGCTTGCGGAATTGAATAAATTAGGCGACTACCATGCACTGCTAGAAATAGTAGTGTATGTTTATTCTTCTAATAAAATAAAAACAAATAGAGAGAGAAAACAATGAATAAAAATAAGTATGTCGTAGTTGATCCTGTTAGTAGCCGTAAGATTATTATTACTACTACAAACACAATTAAGTTTGACAACATGAGTGCGGAAGATGTTGAATGGCATATTGAAGAGTATGTAGAACATGATGATCTTAATGCTATTAGAGAACGCGCTAGTGTTGATGAGCTTCTTGCTTTTGCGAATGATATTCGTAGAGTTGGTGGTTCTAATGATATGCTGCATGAACTTATTCCTAGTACACCTACAGATTCTAGTGCTTGCCTTATTGCTAATGCTTTGAATTTTCAATCTCAGATTCAAGGTAGCGATTATGGCGATCAAGTTGGTGAAAATCTTTGGGAAATGACTATTGAGAATGAGGCAGTTGCTAACGCAATTGAAGTCTCTGATCTTAATCTTCAAGTTTTTCATAACTATAATACAGATTCAGAAGAACTTTATGATGATGATGGCGAGTTTCTTGATGAGACTGAAGTTGAAGTTTATTATAATTCTTCAATCATTCTGCCTCTGCCAATTGGTCATGCAGCAAGCGCGTTTGATTCATTTTGTGATTATGAACTTGAAAAGTTCAATGCTAACGCTGTATAAAAGTTAGGCGTATATTAAGTAGTGGGCGGAAATCCACTACTTGATTATACTTCTAATATAAAAACAAAAGAGAGAGAAACAAATGATTATCAAGAATAAAGATGTTCTAGTTCGTCGTGCTACTGAGCATAAGGAATTGGATCATGTTGCTCGTCGTAATTATGGTAAAATCAACTACTCAACTAATGGTAAGACTGAAGTTGAGAGTTGGAAAGCTTGTGCTATTAGTTGTCTTGCTACTGAGTCTACAATTAAAGGCATTAAGAAGCAGGGCGGATTGATTGATAAAGCTCTTAAGGTTCATGAAGAAGATGGTCGCAAGTTTTGGTCTGTTAAACTTTCGCCTAAGCTTCTTAGAGAAATGCTTTCTGATGAGTTTAATCTTTGCGATAACTTGATTTACATTGCTGAGATTATCTTTGAGGGTGATGAGTGTAGAGTAAGTAATGAATACTCTCAAAATTGGCCGCTTATGTTCGCACAAGCTATTCCTGAAGGTGTAAGCATCACTAATGAAGATGTTTATGATTTTTGGTCTGAGTGTGACATAGATGATGAAGATGGCCCTGTAGAACTCAATGTTGAAGTTGAAGAAGGCCCACAAGGCTATACTAATATTGATCAATATTTTTTCCATGCTAGTGAAGATATGGGAGATGCGTTGATTGAGTGGCTTGAGAGTTTTCAAGCTAGTTAGGTAATTATTAAGCGTCGTTAGAAATAGCGGCGCTTGATTAATCCTCTAACTGATATAAATACAAAACAAAAAGAGAGAAAAACAAATGCCAAGCATGAATGTTGTAATTAAGAATATCAATGACGAACTTATTGATGATATGAACCTGTTTAGTGAAGATAAGTCTGATCTGATTATGGTTGGAGCTTTTATTGGTGAAGTTACTGATGGTTGCAATGCTATCAATGTTATTGACGCACTTGATAGTACTGGTTCATATAACCAAGAAACTGTTGGAGGCTCAATTAGCTTTTCACTTACTGACTCTTACTCTAACTAGGTGTTTAGTGTATCTGCTATCTTTTAGGTAGCAGATATCTAAGCTTCTAATTAATAAACAAAAGAAAAGAGAGAAGAAATGATTAAGGTAAATATTATTGATAGTTATTGGTATAATGATGATGAAAATGATATTTTGTCTGAAGATGGGCAAAGAAAATTTCATATTATTACTCAAACGCCTGAAATTTTTGAAACTGAAAAAGAGTTTCATGATTTTATTGAAGGCGAAGGTCTTGAGCTTTTAGATAATTGGTATAGTTATCCTGATGGTTCAATTTGTATTGACTATTATCAAGGCGAGTATCTTGAAAAATCTGCCCATGTTATTGAAGATGATAAATGGCATCTTTTTAAAGAGCCAAAAGTTGAATACGATGTGATTCACTAATGAATAATCTAAAGCCGGAAGAAATAATTAAAATAGCAAATAATCCTGCAATTGAATGGCCTAAAAGACAGGTTAATGATATACAGGAACGGCTTATAGCTATTGAAGAAGCTATGTGTTCTATTTGGTTAGATAATATGCATGATTCTGAAATAGGTAGTGTTACAGAAGATGGCCTGCATGTTTTTAGAGTTGCTAATTGGACTCTATCTACAGACTCTCAGGGCTTTGTTGATGTTCTAGAACATAACTCTAGACTGGAAGCTCATCAGTATATGGAAAACATGTTTGGAATACTTGTGAACCTATCTGGTGAGTAAACGCGCAATCGTCAGACCTGCTATAATGGATTGACCATGCGAGACTAGGTGTATATTAAGTGTTGCTCTTAATTGAGTAACACTTGATTATACTTCTAATTGTTAATTATAAATAAACAAAAAAATAGAGAGATAAAATGAATCTAGATTCAGAAGAGTCATGGCCTATCCGTGTAAGGTTTTATGTAACTGGCAGGTATGATGGAAGTGATCAATTTGGTCCACTCATTTTGTTTGAAGGTATAAAGTCTGCTGAAGAGTTTGTAGTAGCGATACTTGAAGCTGGCCTTTATAATGAAGCTGACATTTGGGATTATACAAATGGCTACGATAACGATAGAATTTACAGGGTTACTAATGAAACTGTAACTAAGGCTATTATTAGAAAGCTGGATATTAATGATGAAACTTCATGATACGGTACAATTTTACAATGTAGTATACATATATGATTACTACTCGATTAACGTTATTGTTGAAGCAGAGAGTGATAGTCGCGCTATGGATCAGGCATTGGATATCCTTATAGATGATCTAGGTCTTGGTCTAAGAGACTATAATGATTGTGAAGTATTTGAATTATACTAGGCGTATTTCATATACTGCGGAATAGATCAATTATGATACATTTCGTAGTATATGGCTATACTTCTAATCGTATAAACAAAAAGAGAGAGAAACAAATGGCTACAGAAACTCAAAAAGTATTGGCTGGTATGTTAATCGAACCGACCGGCAGAAATATTTGTGATAGTGGTGGTGCTTATGGTAGAAATTGGGAAATGAACCGTGATAAAACAGTTCAATCCTTTATTGACTCACCTAAAGTTGAGACTAGTGAATTTGGTCCAACAATTTCTATCTTTCATTACTGTGATAGTTGGCTAGAGTTTGATGCTGAACTTGACACCAAATTCAATGAGTGGGTTGATGCTAAAGGTGATGAAAATTCGCCTTGGCGTGTAGAAATGGAAGAGTTTGCTGGTGAACATGCTGAAAGTTGGCTTGGTGGAACTGTAAACTCTTATAATAGTGAAAACCTGCTTAGTCAGGTAATTCAGTACACTCACTTTGAGGGTATTGAAGATGGTGAGCAGTATATCCTTCTACAAATTCATGGTGGTTGTGATGTTCGTGGTGGTTATACTAAGCCTAGAGTATTTCGTGTCCTTGAAGAAGGTTTTGGATGGGATGCTGATGCTTTTACTATTGCTACTTGTGATGATCGTAAGGGTGAACGTGTAACTATTGATTATCGTGCTGGTGAACTTATGCATGTTGAGTATGAAAATGCTTGGCCGCGTGAAACATTCACTGGTACTGAAATTAATTGTGAAGATTGGACTGATTTTTGGTGTTATGAAGGAAAGTCCAAGTGGGATGATGAAGCTAAGAAGTTTATTTGTCCTGACGGTGACGGCCACTTCTGCTTCGATTCAAGCCTTTATTAGGCGTTTATTATGTTCACTTGAAAAAGTGAGCATGATTAAGCTTCTAAGTGATGTTTATATAAATACAACAGAGAGAAGAAACAATGGCTATCTTTACTGTAGGTGTAGATACTACAATTGAAGTTGAAGCTGATACATTGGAAGATGCTCAGGAATTTGTAGATGGTTGGACTGACTACGATTTCTTTTTGGGCGCTGATTTTGTAGAGGAAGAAAAAGTACGGGGATATATAGCTAGCGTAATGTATTAAGTTAGGTGTATATTAGACACTGCATGAAAGTGTAGTGTCTGATTATACTTCTAAATAGAATGTATAAAACAAATAGAAAGAGAAACAATGCTAAAAAGTAATTTTCCTACCCATATTGTTGTTGATCCTGTTAGTGGCCGCGAAGTTTATGTAGACAAAGAAAAGTTTGAGGTTAGTAATAGTCTTGAAATTTACTTTAGAAGTAATCAAGGTTGTTATCAAAATCTACATGCTATCCGTAACAGGGCTTCTATTAATGAGCTTCTAAAGTTTGCTAATGAAGTTCGTGTTGCTGGTAAGGGTGAAGTTATTGATGAGCTTCTAATGAGTACACCACAAGAAGCTCAAGCTTGCATTATTGCTAACGCTCTGAATTTTGATTCAACCGTAAGTGATGATTATGGCACGTGGGGAATGATGATTCATGATAAGAGTGTCATCCATAATATCTGTGATGATCTTGGCTTGGATATTATAGAAGATGACTATGATGGCGTAGTTGGTGTAGAACTGCCTGAAAACATTGCTCTTGTGGCACAAGCGTTTGATACTTGGGCTGATGTTGAACTAGAGCAGTTTGATGTTCTAAGACAGGATAATGAGAGTGTGCCTGTTTAGTTAGGTGTATATTAAGTAGTGGGCGGAAATCCACTACTTGATTATACTTCTAATATAAAAACAAAAGAGAGAAAAACAATGATTGACTCAATAAGTGGTGAAGAATACAATAACCATACAATCTACTTTCACTATGATCAAGATGCTGGCGACCCTAGCGTAGAGTTTGATAACTATTCTAAGGGTGAAGTTAGCTCTTGGGCTAAAGGCGAAGTATATGGTTGGGTTGTAGAAGATAAGTGTGGAAATTTCATTGATTCATGTTGGGGGTATTACGGCGACGTTAATTTCCCTCATATGCTAGATGAAGCTAAGAAATCTATTGATAACAACAATAAAAAGATTGATGATGAGAAAAATAAAGTTCGTTATTGGGCTGAGCGCGATGTAGTTACTGTTTAGGCGCATATTAAGTGTAGTGTAAAAGCTGCACTTGATTATGCCTCTGGCATAAAAAATACAATAGAGAGGAACCATGAACAAGGAAAGCGTCAAAACAATTAAAAAAGGGCAATTTATAGAGTTTTCATATTTGCCGCATGGTGAGGTTTACACTAGAGAAGTTCTTAGTGTAGATAAACATAACGGGAACCATGTTCATATTGCAGGCATTATTGAAGATTCCCCATTCATGATTAGTCATGATGAAATTATAATAGTAGTAGAAGGAAGTAAAGAAACTATCGCAGCGTAAGGAACAATATGACTATGGTTGATAACGGAATACTGTCACTATTTATTGCTATTATGTTTGTAGGAGGTCTTTTGTCCTCTATTTAGAATATTATAGTGTGGCGCAGATTTACTCTTGGAGCTATTTTGGCTCTGAGAGTAGGTTTGCGGCCTCATTACGTTGTAGCGGGTGAGTGTGCTATACTTCCCGTATCCTATAAATGCCATTGACTCGAAAGGTTTGAATAAAAGATGGCTAAGAATAAACTAGATGTATACGATAGCGTCACTAATGCTTTCGTGGATTCGCTCAAATCTGGAAAAATCCCTTGGAAGAAACCTTGGAATCCTTTGGGCGCACACAGAAATTTCATTAGTAAGAAAGCATACAGGGGTCTAAACCCGCTGTTGCTTGACATTGCAGCAACTAATAAAGAATTTGAAAGTCCGTTTTGGCTTACTTATAAGCAAGCTGATAGCTTGTCTTGTAAAGCTTGGTGCAAGAGTAATAATATCGCAAACGATAATGACGGCTACAAAAAGTATAAGCAGGCTTGTCGAGTTAAAGACTCTGATGCTTATACTGGTATTTCTGAGAACGAAAAGAGTACGCTTATCACCTATTGGAATATGTTTAAGGGTGACAGTAGAGACAAAGTAGATGAAAATGGTGATCCTGAAAAAGTTATGATTCCATACTTGAAGTATATTTACGTGTTTAACATTGATCAGACCAATCTTGGAATCGAGATTGATAAGCCTGAAGGTATTGAATTTAACCCTATTGAAAGGGCTGAAGAAATTATTGTAGATTGGGATGATAAGCCTGAAATTAAGCATCTTGGCGATAGAGCTTTTTATCGTCCGTCTACTGATTCTATTACAATGCCTAGTCAGGAATCATTCCATAGCGAAGAAGAGTATTACAAAACTCTTTTCCATGAGTCAATTCACGCTACTGGTCATGAGTCGCGCCTGAATAGAATCAAGGGTGATAGCTTTGGCGATGAGAAATACAGCAAAGAAGAATTGGTAGCTGAAATTGGAGCCAATTTCTTGACTAATATTTGTGAGATTGAAACTGAAGAAATGACGACTAATTCTACTGCTTACATTAATGGATGGATTAGTAAGCTAGAGGACGACAAGAAGCTTATTGTTCAGGCTAGTGGTAAGGCTCAAAAAGCTGTGGATTCTGTCCTTTGTTTTGAATACACCCCTGAAGATACATACAAGAAAAAAGATTAGATATGAGAGAATTAATTAATAATAGATTCCAGTTGTTTGACAATGCTTGTAACGATCATTATGAATATGACAAGAATTATAACGATCACCCTGTTTCAATTGTTGGAGGCGCAGGATGGATTGAAGCCGATACAGTACAAGAGGCTGTAGATGTTTCTATTGTTATTATTGAAAACCGTATTAAGCATAAGCAGCACGTACCTAGTAATAGATATATGCTAGTTGATCGTCATGATTTTCAAATCTATGAATTTGCAGTCAATAACACCCCCAACGTTACACTAAAGGTATAATATGAGTTCAATTAAAGAGCTTACTGTAAGAGAAAGAAATGAATGCATTGGTTGTGCTATTGACGCAAACCTAGATATGTACCATTCATTCCTAAATGGTAATGGTTTCGTATTCAATGGTAGTGATCCTGATAAGAATATTGGCGCGGCGATTCTTGCTATGTCAAAGTGGGGCTTCGTAGATGGATACCATGAGGAATATGAAGGTGATAATGTTGCGCCTCATATGAAGTTTCGTTGGGGGCGCAGTGTATTGTCCTTTGATGGCTTTAAGGGTACTTACACGCTAGAAACTTATCACAATAACGATAGAGCCAAGAAGGAAGTAGCTTAGTAGTCTCATGAAAGAAGGCCATCATATAGAAACAGGCGTAGAAAATGATCCTGAAAATTCTAAAGATTGGACTTACTACGCAAAATTTGTCAATACTTCTACGGGCGAGGTTTGCGCTCAAATATCCGGCTTAAAAATCACAAAAATGCGACAGTGGATAAAAGGATTTAAATAATGACACTTAATAAAGCATTATCAGAATGTGATACAGAAATAAAGATTGAGGGCGCGAAACGTGCCGTACAAAGGTTCACCAGCGATTCCACTCAATCAGAATACTCTAAAGTATACATGGAGGCTATTTGGGACGTTGTTGAAAGTATTGTAGGAGATTATGAGCGCAGGATGGATTGGATAAATAAAAGTAAATATTCTCTCCATGAAAGTTCATATAGCCCTAATGGTAAAAAACATAACCCTAATGACAATTAGGAGAGTGAATGCCTAAAGTACAGAAGCTAAACGTAGAAAATTTAAGTTATAATGATTACACAAAATGTAAAAGTCTGAATTTTAGAACTACTGGTATGATGCTAGATGAATTAGTGATAGCTAGAAATTATCCTTACTCTAACAAGGGCCGTGTTTACATGCTAAAAGACAATGATGAAAAGCTTTTGGCTTGGGCTATTGTTACAAGAGATAAAGTAAATTTCTACACTCGTAAAAGCGAAAGGCGTAAAGGATATGGCAAACAACTATTAAAAGCTATATCTAAAGAACATGACGTAAGTGTACTCACAGCTAGCATGCACGACAATATATCAGAATCATTTTATGATGGTACTAATTTCAAAAAGGAATGGAAATAAAAATGGAATCAAATGATATAAAAGAACTAACTATCAGCTATGAGAAAGCAATCGTATTGTATGATGCTGTACAGATGCTTAAAGAAGAGGCGTTAAAAACTCTCAAAGACAATGATGATTTAATTGCACCTCTTAAGCGAGAGGCAGAAGCTACAATTCAAAGTTGCTCTGAAATTTCTAACATAATTTCTGTAAGCTTTGACTTTGACATTGAAAGTGATTTTGAAGAAGATTATGAATCCTGAAGAACTCATTACTAAGTATCTAGATCATTATGTATGGAGATATGCTGACACAAATGCTAAGCGCAGCACTATTCTTACATTTAAAACTGGCGCTGTTATATTTAATGAAAAAACTAAAAGCGTTGAAAGTACTGGTACTTCTCATATTCCACTAAATTTTCGCTATGATGATTCTGACCACGCGAAACGTTCAATACATGCTGAGGATGATGCTTTAGATAAAATCAGACATTTTAATGATAAATCTAATCTTAGCATTTTGGTATATACTCTCAATGCGAACATGACTGGTCACGTGGGATCGAGTCGGCCCTGTCAGGGATGCGCTGAGAGGCTGGTGAGAGCCAACCTAAGCCGCGTTTACTACATCGAGAGGGATAACAGCGGTGTGTGGTGCCTAAACCGCACCACGCCTGCTATACTAATCGGACGGTCGTTCTAAGAAAGGATTGTTATGGATGAAGAAAAATGTGAAACTAAAGAAGAAGCAATTGAAATGGCTCAAATGTATTTAGACGGCAGAAGGTCTAGTTGGAATCAGTATAAAAGTGTAGCTGACGCTGGCTTTACAGGGTCAGGCAATGCTGCGGGCTATCTAATAGTTGATGCTTGTAGAGCTAATGCTTACGCTGCTTTAGCTACAGTACTACCTAAAAAAGAAAGAGATAACAAATGACTTATACAGTAGAGCAGTTACTAGAAGAACTAATCACAAATGTTGAATGGGGTACAGATCAGCTACAATATGAAGAATTACTTAATGGCAAAAGTGCTTATGAAATTGCGCATTTTCAAGGTGGACTTGCAGCATTGGAGAATGTAATTATTTCTTTAGAGGAAATTCTTAATGAGGATTCGGAGCAATAATGAGTAACAAAATCACTCATCCTTATCTGCCAATGAAGTGTGCTGATATTCCAGATGAACTTGTACTTGCTTATATCTTCAAAGTTGGTTACGATAACAAAGTTGATGTTAAAGGGATGCACGAATACTTCAATAAGGTTTATCCTAGACCGCTAGTATTTCGTAAGCTTCAGATTCTACAGAGGCGCGGTTATACTAGAGAAGATGCATTTGGTAATTGGAGCCTAACTAATTATGGTTTTTATACTATCAATAAACTTTGCGGCGGATTTAGTCGCATAGATAAAGACGGGAATTCATACTAATGACTGACGTTGAAACATCTGATATTGAAGAAGTTACTGCTGATTGGGAAAAGACAGAGCTTACTAGCCCAAAGGAAGATACACGCTCTAAAGTTGGGGCTAGTTATACTGAGTTAGAGGAAGCTTATGAACTAAACAATAAGATTACTACTGTTCGTGATCTTAGACTGTTGGCCGACTTTCTCCAAGATAATCCTGATCTACCTTTCCCTAGTATTAGCTCAAATGTTTGGCTATACTCAGATGAGAAATTTAGTAGCGCGGTAAGTAAGCTAGGTAGTTTTGATAAAGATTATAAGGATGAGTATTTCAAGGCGCATAAGCCGCTATCGAATACTTTGAAGTATAGTCTGTCAACATATAGAGAAACAGTTTGTGTAAAGAAAGTTGTTGGCACAGAAACAGTCGAAGTACCTGACTACAGTAATGTGCCTACAAAAACCGAAGAAAAAGAAATTGTTGAGTGGGAATGTAGGCCCATTCTTGAAAGGAACTAATGAATGATTGGGGAAGCACAAAAGTAAAAGAAAAGATTCCTGAAAGCTTTGAAATGTTTAGCGAGGAAGGGAATAAGACGATTGGCATGATTGTAGGTTCTCTGTTAGTATATACAGGGGGCAAAGTTGATTGGGAAGCTGTTGAACGTGTAACGAGTTTCCTTACAACTAATTATAATGATGAAGTTGGAGAAGTAATGGACACCGCTGTAAGAGAAGTAATTTGGGATGTACTAAATCTAAATGATTGGGTTGTGAAGTAATGAATTTTGTAAAAATATGCTTTATGATTTCTGTTTATGTTATGTTATTTTTAATTAGCGAGCAGCTACAAACTATTATGGAAAAGATGTAGAAAGGAAAATATGAGTAAATGGAATTACAGTCTACCAGTATATGTAACTAACCCTAGAGGCGATGGATTTATTGCTGACTATTCTTTGAATGTTTGGATGGCAATGCTTATTTATATACTAATCCTTATCAATGCTCTAGGTTGGGGTATTTATGGGGTAATTGAGCTACTACAGAAAGTAATCTAATGAACAGATATAAGTTGTTTGTAAATATTAATGACAATGTTATTAAAGAAACTGATGAAATTTATGAAGCTGACAGTCCTATTGGCGCAATAAAAGAACATTATGCTATTAAAAAAGAAACCTATGAATGGACTGTTGCTGAGTATGGTACTGGTTACGATGAAGGTTTGCTTGTAGAGCTACATGGCCCTTACAAGTTCGTAGAGCCTGATTGTAGTGGAGAATGGGAGAAAGTATATGCCTAACAGTATTGGTATCCCAAATAACGGCAATCTGCCTCCCGGTGTTAGTGACAACGATCCGTACTTTAATCCACCAGACAATTCTCCTTACGAGATTAGGGAAGTTGCTAAGGGTGTTGGTAAAGCGGCAAATATTGTAATGGACGCTGCTGATCTTTTGTATGAGCTTGATGGAATTACAAAAGATGATCTAAATGGTATTCATGAGAACATAGAAGAAATCGTAACTGTTCTAGAAGATGAACTAAATTATTGTGCAAGCGATCTAGAACAAGATTGGTAATATGTACAATAACGAATTATTTTTTATCAAAGCAATGTTATTAAACATTTGGATTCTTTTAATAACTATAGCAATTATAATAAGCGACAAACCATAAAAAAGGAATTATGAGCAATAGAAGTTATATTAGGTCTAATACAAAGTGGGATATTATGGATATTCAAACCTTTAGCAAGCTTAGTGCTTTGGCTATTGATAAGGCTATTCGTAAGAACGCAAAGAAAAGAGCAGCAAAGAAATGACTATACTAATTATGTTTATCAGAAAGGATAATAATGTCTGATTTAGAAAATGGAGTAGTAACGGGTATAGGTTGTCTAGGTTGTTTGTTTTATATTATTTACCTAGCATTTTACCTAGCAGTTGTAACATTCGCAGGCTGGACGGTTCTAGCTTGGGTTGGTATTGTAAACAATTACCCTTGGCAGTAAGAAAGGAATTATGAGTAGAAAACTAATTGGACATATTGGTGTAGATAGCGGCCAGATGATGCTTTCTGATCCGTGTTATGTTACTGATGATAGTTTTACTGATGATAGGAGCAATGGGCTTGATATTGGGGAGAATAGAGAAGGTCCATATCCCCTTAATTATGAGGGCGCTTGTAATGCGTCTATGAGTAAGGATAACGCAGGCGTACTAGGCGATTATGGAGCCGCTGTAGTTTGTGCTACGGGTTATGGTGATGGTTCTTATCCTGTATACGTTGAGTATGCTGAAGAATCTGAAACTAATAGTTGGGGTAGGCGCGTCAAGTCTATGACGATTGAATTTATTGACGGCGAGGAAACTCCATATGACTGATGTTGAAATCGCAGCACCAAAATATAATAAGATTCAAAACTTATTTAAGCGTTCGCCTGAAACTCATGGTATTGCGCCTTACTTATTTGGCAATGAGGCAATTGAGTTTCTACTAAATGCTCAGTGGATTGTTCAAGAAAAAATTGATGGAACTAACACTCGCATTATTTGGGATGGGAACCGTGTTACATTTGGTTCTAAGAATACTTTAGATACATCTAATCTACAGGGTAAGCTACGTGTCTTTCTTGAAGAAAACTATGGCACACCTGAATTTGAACAAATCATTGAACAAAAGTTTGGTGATACTCCTATCACTATTTATGGTGAAGGTTATGGTCACAAGATTCAAAATGGCGGCGAATATTTCCCTGAGTCTAATGAGGGCAAAAATGAGTTTGTTGGCTTTGATGTTCGTGTTGAAGGCCATTACGTATCAGCAGACGATACTAGAGCGATCCTAAGCGATCTTGGTATACCCATTGTCAACAGCCTAGAGGGTACTCAAACGATCCCTAACGTAATCTCAGATATGCTACTTGCCATTGACCTAGCAGACGAGGGAGAACCTGCTATACTACATGACCACGTTGGCAATAAAGAGATTGAGGGCTACGTTCTACGTACAGCCTACCCTCTATATGATCATCGTGGCAATAGAGTAATGACAAAGATTATCTTAGACGATGTGCGATACATTAGCGAGAATTTTCAAAACGATATTTCAGAATGGTTTGGAGTTGAATATAATGGGTAGTAGTGCTAGTGGTATTTTATTTTATGGAATAGCTGGCGATGACTGGTGGGATAGTTGGTTTGGAGAAAAACCATATGAAGAATTTGAAGCTATGGAAGAAAAATATGGCAGCTTTAGCGATTATGCTTATAATTTAGAATTAGAACAAGATTGTCCGTTTCAGCTAGTTTCTCAGGGTGGGGATGGATGGTTTTACTATGGACTAGCTGTAAAAGGTTATTATTGGAGTAATTATCAGGTAGCAGAAAAACTAGAAAAAGGTACTTCTAGTTTTACAAATAGTATTCTTGGCCCTACACCACAAGAAATACAAATTTGTAATAGATGGGCTAAAGAAAAAGAAATTGTTAAGTGGGAAAATCCCACTTGGCTTATATCATCAAGTTATAGTTAGAAAGGAAGTTTATGAGTAAGTATATGCTATTTTCCCTTCAGGAAGATTTTGGAGAAAAACTTTTTAATCATTGGGATGGTGAACATATTGAAGCTGACTCACCACAGGAAGCTGTAAAAACGTATAGTGGCGATAAACCTCGTACTTTAATGGTTGGCTACATTGATACTAATTGGAATACAAAAGCAGAAGAAGTAATTAAAATCTTCGGCCCGTACAGGGTGCTAGATGAAGATGTAGATACCCATATTCAAATAGAAACAGTATACGTAGATAAGGAGCAGTGATGGGAGACAGAGCACAGGTACTTATTTTTGAAGAGTATTATGAAAATGGAGAGCTTAGTTATTTTGATAAGCCAATCCACCTATACACTCATTGGGGTGGATACAATATTGAAAATACTCTAGCCAACGCTCTAAAGCGCGGTAAGAGTAGATGGAGTGATCCGTCTTATCTAATCAGAATCATCATCAGCGAGTTCGTAAAGGGCGATATTGAGGGTGAGACTGGTATTGGTATTTCTAGGAACTATCAGGATAGCAGTACCGCTACTGACATTGAACTGTACGCTGGTTACTCTGGCGATAAGCAGAGAGTAGAAACACCAGATGGCGCGGAACATACCTATGAGGAATTTGTGAATCTGTATGCCGCGTTATGATTTTTTATGTATCAATAATCACATAACGGAAATTGCTTGCAGTCATGATAAGATACCTAGTGAGGTAACTTGCCCTAAGTGTAACAAGAAGTCTGTTCGTTACTACTCGGGTATGAAAATATATTCTAAAGTTGAATTAGGTACTGCTGGTGGCTTGGGTATGAAGCAACGTGATTCTAATTCAAACTAAATTTATAAAAAAAATGAAAGAAAAAATAATGCCTTTTGAAACAACGTACGTAAAGTCTAAACCAAAACAACATTCAGAAGTAACTTACGAATTAGATACTGATGAAAAAAGATTAACTGCTGATATTGCTAGAGAACTGATTGATAACTGTAGGCCAACAAGTATTATACTTACTTCTCTTAGAGAAATTAGAATAAACTATGGGCCTGAAATTACTCTAGGTATTGCGCCCGCCGCTTCAGTTAAGGGAACCCTACAATTCTTTATTAGTGATAATGAAAATATTACAAACGCTAGCTGGTTGGATAAGGAGAATAATGGTTAACAAAAACAACATTCAAGAATGGGTAAAAGCTCTAAGGTCTGGTGACTATGAGCAGATTGACGGCGCTCTTAGAATTAATGAAAAATACTGTTGTCTAGGAGTTGCTTGTGATATTGCTCTAAAGTCAGGCGACCTAACAGACGATTATAGATGGGAAACATCTGACAGATTTGGTACAGAGGAGGATTTTTATTCTACAGCTTTGCCTAGTGTAGTTGTTGATTGGCTAGGGCTAAAAGCTAATCAACATGATCCCATGCTAGTAAGCGAAAATGGCGAGGAAGCTCATTCTGCTTCTAATTGGAATGATGGACAGCAAGCAAGCTTTAATGATATTGCTGATATGATTGAGGGCAACTTTCTAAAGGAATATAATGACTGATGAGTTAAATGAAGATGGCGATAAAATTGTAAATGTTGACGACTATGAAGATGAAAACTACAAGCGATTTATTAGTGATGTAAAGTCTAATGGATACGAGCCTATTCATTACAATGGTAGATGGTTTTACAGCGGGCCGTCTATTGTGGTAGAGGATATTCAAGTTGGTATTAGAGCGACTGATATGACTATTGGTTGGGATAATATGGGCCACGATTTTATTATTTATCCAACACAAAAAAATGGAGGTAATTAATGCTTAATAAAGTAGATACTTATTATTTTACGCTGTTCCTGATTGTGTTTATTTCAGGATTTATTTCAGGATTGTTTTGGCCGTCATAAAAATTGTTAGAACTAATAGACAGATACGATAACTAAGAAAGGTATTATGATTAAGCAGACAAAAGCACAAGCAGCAAGAAGCTAGCTGGTCTAGTCTCTAAGGGACGTTCATTTATTAAGGGTAAGCGTAAAGAACAGACTCGGGTTCTAGCTACACTTGAAGTGGCGCGTGACATTATCTCTGACAAGCAGTATTGGGTACAGGGTAGTTGGTTTGATGGTGGTACAGTAAAGGAAAAGAGCATTACAGAAGGACTAGACTACTCTGATAATCCAAGTGATTATAATGAGCTAAAAGTGATTGAAGAACGGTTTGCGTGTTCACTAGAAGATAAGGTATGTAGAGTGTGTGCGGAAGGAGCTATTTATCTGGCGGCGGATACCATCATTGATGGATCAATTGCTATTAACTCCCTAAATCGTTCTCTAGGGCATATCAATGACGACGCATATGAAAACGCGCCGCCAGATGATGATGATTATTGGGGCGAGGAACAATTTGAATGGCCTTTTGAATTAGATAATATTCAGGAAATCAATGATCAAGGATCACGTAACAAAGCTCACAAGGAAACTCTCAGAGCATTTGATGAAGGTATCGCTTACCTAAAAAAGCAGCAGAAAGTAAAGTAATATTTGACATAGAAAGGAAAAGCCCCGGTCACTTTAGGCATAGTGAACCGGGGCTTTTTTATTGCATCTGTCTGCTTTGCTAATAGTCAGGAGAAGGAATCCTAGTCTATTATTATGTTATAAGCAGTTGATGCAAGAGCGTTATCTAATCCCTTGTCGGGCGGAATAGATTAGGTCGCTCAAGTTTGTGTTTCTAATCTTCTTGTTGAGTTCTAAGTAATCTAGGAACTGCCGCTAGAGCGCGTTTCTCAGTTTTCTTATCTGCTTTGAATACCTTTACGTCACTCTCTAGTAGGTCTACAAGATCATCCATCTTTAGAAAGGCGTATGTCTCCCCCTCTAGCTCAATGGCTAATCCCGGCATGAAGTCAAGCCCTAATCCTCCCGGCCCATAAACCTCATCGTGTACTTCATCCCAAATTTTTTGTGTAATGCTAAACGATTTCTTAGATGTATACTTTAAGCTCCAAAGAAATTTGCTGTCCCTAACATCAAGTTTGTGATAAATTCCCGCGCCACTTCTAGGGACTAATGCGCCTTTAAATTTAGCAGCAAATCTTTTTTCAAACTCTACTCCCTCTTGTTGTGGAGTTAACTTAGCTTCCACTAATATCATCCTTCATTTTTTTGTTCTTCCTTTACATAGCCTAATTCTTTTTTTAGCTTCTTAGACATACCTGAAATTATTTTATTGTCAATAGTCTCATCGTCTAGGCCCATAGCCTTTAGGCGGTTTAGAACCTTTTCAGCCTGTACCTTGTCAAGTCCTGCGAACGTTCGTCTAAGGTAACCTCTAGGCGTTCTAATGCGTACTATGCCATCAGTATTTTCGTCCGTACTGTTAGAGTACAGGTATTGAACCAAATCTTCAATACGTTGGCGCGTAATTTCTTCTCCTAGCTGAAATTTCTCAGCGTCAGTTAGCTCACGGCCAATACGAGCTTCTACTGCGGCTATTACTTGTTCTTCCCCAAGATTTAAGTTTCGTGCCGCATCTAAAATTGCGTCCCTAAGTATCTCATCGGACTGGTCAAATGCGGCCTCGTAAGGCTTTCCACGCTCTCCCTGTGTCTCTGGTCCTGTATCTGGTGAATTGCCCTCTACGGGGTCGGGAGGGGGCAAGGTGAAGGAGTCTATGATTCGCCCATCGTTGGCTAGGACGACTATAAGCTCTCCAGTTGATTCGTCCTGCCTAATACCCATTTGTCTAGCGTTAGTTATCTTTACTCTATTAGCTAAAGCATTCTTAGCTTCTGTGTTCATTCCCTTTAAAAAACTTTTTCCCATAAGAATAGAAACGCCGGGTAACTCAAACCCAAACTTACCTGTACCAGCATTACGGTAAGGGTTACCAGATTCTACATCAATTTTGACGTTAGCTAAATTTAAAGTATTGAGGTCTTTTCTGTTTAGAGAAAAAACTTTATTCATGGTATATATCTTCCTTTGTTAATATCTTCTACTGTTGTGGGTTTATCAATAACTTTATTACAATTTACAATAAAACTATCGTAATTTAATGTAATGCCAAATTCTTTTTGTTGTTTTATGCTACTTATAAGAATAGCATTTGCCCTATTACATTCATTTATTTGACCTTTATAAATTGCGCTAGCAACCTGAGAGTCGGCTCTTTCTATTTTTTTAATAGTATTGCTCTGAACTGTATGCAAAGTAAAGAGAACTACAATAACAAAAAATATATAAACAATAGTATGTAGTCGTGTTGATGAAGCTTTTAAATAACTACTTATTTTATTTGGCATCATTTATTAAATCTTGTAAGCTCTTAGGTTTTATTACAGTTTTTCTACAATGAACTATAAAATTACTGTCTTTTATATTTAAATCTAGTTGCGTTAAAGTCGCTCTCAAAACATCGTTGCCTCTTTGACATTCAGCTATTTGACTTTGATAAAGAGCAGCTACATTTTCATCTGTTTGTGCCTGAATCTGAGTAATGTTTTGAGTTTGTACATAGTTCAAAGAAAGCAAAACTATTACTATGAAAAAATATAAACTAATAAATAATGATTTTTAATAGCTTTATTATAAATATCTTTTATAGTTTTATTCACTTGAATCAAACCCCTTTATTGTTTTACGACAATCTACCACTCCTGTTTCTTGATTAGTGTGCAAAGTTGATTGCATAATCCTTACTTGTTCAGCGTATGCTTCTGTAGGGTTAGACTCTGCGGCCTGTACAATGGTAGCAAATAATACTTCTCTAATTACATTTCCTCTTTCGCATGAGCTTAATTGATTTTCTAATAAAAGGTTTGTTGTGTCATTTCTAGCAACATTCAAAGCAAACAAAAGTACAGCGACTAAAAATACATAAGAAACTATGGGCCAAAAATTATTTTTGTGTATAAGTTTATTCATTTTAAAAAATTCCTATTGTAATTATTATCGTCGCAACAAGCGTTATATAAGGTGTAGTCCATTTGTAGTTTTGTTCTAAATAATTTTTGATTATCATAGCAGTAATTAATCTTGACGATCCTTTGCCAGAAACGCTGGTAGTCCAACCATCGCTGCGAACAGGACTAGAAGTTGTGGATCGGGTACTTGCTGTAATACTGCTTCGTTTATTATCCCTAATAGCCCTATTATAAATAAGGCTCCGTCCCTTGTGGGTTTGAACTGCATGTTTAGGTTTTGTTTCCATTATGAATCATTGCTAAGGATTTCTCCTAGAAGAATTCTGAATTGTTCAGCTTCCTCTTTAGTTGCATCCTCATTTAGATAGATAGTGTTTGTTATATTATCAAAGTAGCCAATGCCGCCATCTTCAATTTCAGATGCTTCTACAGTAACCTCTGATACAGAACTTACGTCTGGAATTAGTTTCCACTCTAAAGTTCCGTTAGGATGTTCTTTTAGGTTTTCTGTTAAAGCTTGTGGTATTGAGTAAAAATTGCCATTTCGATCTATACAGTCTTGATCCGTTTCTTGTGGTAACTGAGCGTCTTTTGCTTGTACTACTTTTATTCCTGCTTGCTGTCCTGCTTCTAATGTAGCAAAGTTGTAAGCATTTCTTACTTCTGATCTTACAAGGCGCGTAGCCTTCCAATCAGGAAAACTATCTGAGAAGTGTTCCCTTACTCCGTCAGCAATTTCAGTATTGCTCTTGCCGTCCCTAATCTGTTGAGCTAAGTAAGAAGCTACTTCGTCCCTTATAGTATCTTCTATAGCCTTTACATATTCAAGGCCGCGATCTTCTAAGTAAGTAGCGACTGATTCAGAATCAACTTTCCAATCATCTTCGGTACGAATCCGCCTTAGCTCTCTTGAACCTGCCCGCGCAATAATATTTCTTACAGAAGTTTTAGTATCTTCAATAAGCTTCTTAGTTTTATTCTTACTAAAGTTCCACTTAGAAATTATTTTGAAAGCTAACTTGCTAGCCTGATCATCGTCTGCTAAATCAATTCCTTTAAGTTCTTCTGATAACTCTACGCTAGATAAGAACGTAGCAACATCATCATAAATATCCTTGTAAGCTACATTCCACTTGGCGCGAATTTCTCTAGCACTTTGAAGTACTTCCTCGTCGTTATAATGTCTTGTGGGCGGCAGCTTAGAAATAAACGAACTATCTTCTGACAGTATAATCTTTTCTCTAGGCTGAATATAAAACCCTTCTTCATCTACTCCTGCTTGTTCGCCGGGAATAGGAACGATAGGGTCAGGCTTAAAGCTTTCAATTTCATCTTTTACAGCCTGCTCTCGTCTTACAATTTCATCGTGACTGATGGAAGGAATGCCAATTGTATCTAACATGCTATCAAAGTCTACTGCTTTTAAGGCGTTCTGATCTGTCTGACCTACAACGCGGATAATTTCCATCATCGTGTCTAAGTCGGCATCATCGAATCCGGTAGTTACTTTTCGTGCCGTAACATTCCTATCGGGGAAGTTAGCAGCAATAAGGTCAGGAATAATAAAGCGATTAATTTCATCATCAATCTGCTCCATTTCTGAGGCTTCTGACTGTTTGAAGATATTGAATGTATGTTCAGCGTCAGATGAATCGTCGCCACCACGAATAGCCTTATCAGGTACTAGTAGTGATGTTACTTTCATTTTGTCTAAGTATTCAAATGATTCAACAAAGTGCGTTAGGTCGCCAGCAATTTCAAGTTCTTTTACTTCCCACTCTCTGTTACCAGTTACTCTACCTTCATAGTCTGTTACAAAGTCGCCGGGTAGAGCAATTGTGCCACCAGATTTAGCAGCATCGCCAATGCGTAAGGCGTGTGCTTTCATTGAAGCGCCATCTTCATCCTCTGTCCCTTCGCCGGGATCAGTTGGATAATAAACTACGTAGGGCGGATCACTCTTACGCTCAAAGTATCTGTCGTACATAGCCCATCTAAGCCAGTATGAGAACCAATATCTATACGCATACCCGATTCTTGGAAATCCCCAAAGGCTCCCGTCAACTGTGTGGCGCTGGTTAGTAGCCCAAAGTGAAAGGTGGGCCGGAATTTTTCTATAGCCTTCCTCATTACTAGAATTGCTTTTTTGAAATGGAAAGCTAGACACTCCTGCTACTTGTGGAGTATACTCAATGCCGTTGAATTCACCTTTAGCATTAAATCTAGGCTGACAAATTTCTGGATCAGATGGTAGCCCTACAAAATGCTTAAAGATTTTAGCTTCAACATTCTTAGAATCCCATACAGGAATAGTAGTGTCTGATACAGAGGGGTTAAGATATTTCCAATCTGGATTTTCTAACTGGAATCTTTTTACAATTGGCTTGAAACCATAGATATGAGATTGAGAACGTTCTAATAAGTATGACGCATAAACTTTACGTAATGCAGCATCAACAAAAGCTGCTACTTGAGCATCTTCACAGTTATGAGTAAGACCGCCTTCTAAGAAAAAGGCATGATGTTTTAGAGTAGTGATATCATAGCACTCATCTGCTCCATCAGATTCAATTGACTTAATCGCTGAATAATTTAAACTTTCAACTTTATTTCTTAGTGTTGTGTTTTTATCAACAATGGCTACGCCTAATGCAGTTCTTCTAGACCCCCAATTATTTTTTCTAGGGTTAAATCCTTCTGCTCTATAAGCTGGTAGCGCAAACTCTTTTTCGTCATAATATTGAGCCGGAATAGATTTATCAGTTTCTTTAGAAACATCAGAAATAGCTAGTAACTTATTCTGCTTTCCATAAATATAAATTTGAGATTTAATCTTAGATATATTTTCTTTACCACCAGAATTAACCACATATTGAGTATTATGATTTTCGTTTAAGATTTCTTTAGTTTGAATACTAGAATTAATCCCTAGTTTATTAAACAGAAATTGAATATCTTTAGCCATTGTAATGCTTGTGCTGATTACTCTAACTGAATCCTGTGTAACACATCCATCACAAGAGATATATTCGCCCAAGAATTCAGCAATAACTTCTTTGCTAGCTGACTTAATAAAATTTGGAACAAAAATATCTTTTGTCTTTAAATCAAATACTTCGTGTTTGCGTAAGAAATTAACGGGAGTATTATCATTTCGCTTACTCTCATTAGTTATCGCAAACTTGTATCTATCTCTAAATGTAAAATCCCATCCTCGTTTTTCAGCAATCTCTCTGGCTCGGGCGCGATTTTCTTCTAATAGATTTGAAACTTCATAAGTAGGTTTATGCTTAGAACCCTCAGCAAGCCAAAGAGCAAGCAAGAAAGCATCATCTAGATTTGCGCTAGAAGTTTCATCATATAAAGCAGTTCTTGGTGTGGCAATTGGGTCGCCAACTGTAAGATCTCTAGCTTCTATCCATTCATCCCATACCCAAATTTTATGGTCGCCAGAGACACGCATAGTTCTTCCATTTTCTAAAGTAATTTTAAGAATATCTTTCTTGCCAGAATTCCATTTATCAATTACAGTGTCATAATCAACAATTTCACCATTTGAAGAAAGAACTTCGTCACCGGGTTCGATAAATTCAATATTTTTAAGAGTACCATCACGCATCATTACGCGCTGACCTTCCGCCACACACTCAATATGCCAACGCGCTCTAAGTAAAGGCATCGTAATAAAGTGTTCAGCAAACATAATCATAGGATCAAACTTCATCTGAGTAAGAACATCAATCGGAATCTTACTTACATCATAAGGAGCGCCAAGCATTGCTGATTGAGCTTCTTGAAAATACTTATAATTGTCAGTCTGAATTCTACTAGAAGGCGCGTAATCTCTAGACTTACGAATCTTATCCCCTAGTTTTTTATTTTCTGATTCGTCTAAGGTTCCATCTTCTGCTAAATTGTCTTTCTTCTTTCTATCAAATAAACCCATTATTTCCAATTAATCCCATTGATTATATACGATATAGTGTTTTGCTTAACTCCAAATATTTCTGCTAATTTAGCTTCTAAGTTCATCTACTACGCCTAACCTGATCTAAAAATCCCTTAGCGGTCATTCCGCCTATCTCATTCCTTTGTGTTCTTATTCCTACTCCATGCATTGTATCATGAAATGCATTGCCATTTCTAGTGTTATAAGCACGTTTCTTAACAGCAGGACGGCCTTTCTTACCTTTCCCTTGTTTTTCTATAGCATATATATTTGTATTGTTATACAGAGCCGAATCAACCATATCGTCAAATGTTTTTTTACCATCAATATGCCATATAGATAATTGTTCTTCAAAAATCTTACAAGTTTTTATATCATACATAAACTCATCATTTTGAATAACAGTTCTAAGTCTCTCTAAATGTGCCTCACGCTCTCTTGTAATAGCAGGCCATTGAGTAGGCAATCCCCATTCAGCAAAGTCTTTACGAGCGGCTGTAGCAGCCTTGTCTCCAAACCTTTGCCATACTTTCCAATCGTTTCCATACTTTGCTTTCATTTCTGATTCAAAAGATTTTATTAGCTCTGACGCGGCTTGATTACCAATGTCGCCTTTGTAAATTTCTTTAAACATTACTTTAGTTCCTTCAAGTAATAAAATTTCTACGCCAGCATGATTTGTAGCGTAAACATCATGATCTAAAACTTGAAAGTATGATATACCAAATGGGTGTCGGCCACCAAAGTCAATTGCGTTATAGATTCTACCATTTTCAGGTAGTGGCGCGTAATCTCTAATACCGTGTCTTTCTTTAGAAAATTCTGGTATAGAAACATCCTCTACGTAAGGTCGTTTATTCTCCTGCTGCGCCTCCCACAAGAATCTAGGAGAGCGTTCAAAAATACTTTGAGCGTCAGCTAAAGGTGAAAAGCCCTGCGCCTTACCTAACTTACCTCCGCAAGCATCTTCAAAAGTTCTAGGGTTTCCCTTTTCCCACTCACCAGATGTAACTTCATTACAGTTACATTTTTCGCTCTCTGGTAGGTCAGGAAAAGCTACTCTACAATCTGGTCTATTCTCAGAAACATCATAAACGTTTGTCCAATAAATTTTGAATGGAGCTTGTCTACCTTCTTTCTCAGCTAGTAAGCAATTATCAATAATCTCTTGCATCAACCCCTGAGAAGTCTTACGAGTAGAAGTAAGCAGAGTCCTAGTATTAATAAGTTCTCCCTCAGAATTTACTTTAGCTTTTTCAATGTTTAGAGATTCTAAGTAAACTTCTTTATCCATAAGTTCAATTTCGTCACGATGTACTACAGGATCGTGTGGTCCGTTTACGGCTTTCTTAGAACCAGTTACAATCTTATATCTAGAGTTGTTTGAATACTTTGTGAAAGACTGCTGAGACTGTCCTTGTTTTACTAATACTACTTTCAATCTGTCAGCGGCTATGTCTTGAAAAGTACGAACATGATTATATACATTTTTAGCCTGTTCTTCAATAGCACCTACACTCATGCATTGTGCTTCTTTAAACCAGTAACACATCGTAAAGTTAAACAAAGCAGAAAGAAAACTTTTACCAGAACCTCTAGACGCTACTACTAATACAGCCCTTTCTCTTTCAAAAAATAAATCGCTAAACCATTCAAAAGGAGCGTTTGTGTCTGGCGTAGCAGCAACTCTAGGAATGTCAACACCAGTAGCGGCAAGCACCCAATCATGTAGCTCATCGTCCGTCTGTGGCCGTTCCTGAGAGGCTACAGGGCCACTTGAAAGCTTCTCTAGGTTGAGCGCCATTTCCATAAGCTCGTCCTCGTCCATTTCAGAAAGCTTCTTTAATAATTGCTTTTCGTTAATTGACACTTTCTATTACCTTAGCATCTGTAACTTCTACAGCAGTACCATCAACAAAAGGAATCTTTATATCGCCGCTAGATTGCTGCTCAATAAGTTTTTCAATAACAAATTTCATTAGCTCATCCTTAGACTTACCTTCAAGTTCGGAAACTTCTTGATGAGATTGACGGTGAGTTTCATCAGCTTCAATCTTTAGCCACATAGAAATAGCGTTTAGAGCTTCAAGATTTTTACCATTTTCAATAACATCTAGTAAGCGATCAATAATTTTTTGTGAATGGCGAGCGGCTTCTTGTGCTACTTTTTCATTAGCTTTTACTTTCTTTTTTCTGCCCTGACCATGATTAGGCCCACCAATTTTTCCAGATTTAACTAAAGCCTTAGCCCTATCTGATCTTCGTTTTCTTTCTTCATCAGAAAGAACTAAACTTTTTTTATCTTCAGCCATTTTTGTCCTTCAAGTAATGTACGCCTGCCCTTGCTAAACATAGAGAATCTGATTGATCGTTTCCACCTTTTTCATATTCTAATAATGGACCGTATTTTTTATTAGCCATCATATAAATAGCATCTTTACTTAAACTTCCACTACCAAAACCATTTTTGCGGGCCGTCTTAGGAGAAATGTGTAAAATTTCTATTCCATGTTTTTGTGCTGCAAGCAAACAAGCCGCTTCAAAATACGCTAATAGTCTAACAGTATTAAGATTGCGGCTCTTTGAAACTTTTTCAACCACTACTAAATCTACTGGTAAAAACTTCCCTACGTAATTGTGGAAGTCAAGTAGATTTGCGTAGTGGTCTTTTTTTTTGTCCTTTTTCCAAAGGTCAAGTTTTTTTAGTTTGTACTTATCATCAAGTAAAGCAATTCCTGCTTTTGATGATGAAGTGTCTAACCCTAGCACTAATGTCATAATATACAGTATAGACATATATGCTCATAAAATCAATTCTTCTAATATAGACTTAGCTAATTCTACAGGAATAGCGTTACCTATTTGTGTATACCTAGAATGCTTTGATCCACATAACTGAAAATTATCTGGAAAGCCTTGAAACTTTAAGCCTTCAGCTTCAGTTAGTTTTTCAAACTGTTCGTCTATTCTCCAACCGTGATTATTATAATCATAACCAAAAGCTATAGTGGGTGCGGGTTCCGTACTTTTTCTAAGTGCTGAACGTTTCCTAGCGCCTGCTTGATAACTCCAACCTTTGCGCTCAGGGAATCTATCTTCTAATGATACCCAAGGCAGTACACCTAAGTCGCCACGCTTAATTTCTGACTTTAGAAAACGCTGATGAGTCTTAGTTGGTGGCGCAACATCTTTTTCTGTGCTAGCCATTAAGATAGCTCTTTTACGAGTTTGTGGCGATCCATATTCTTCTGCTTCTAAATTACCTACCCATGTTGAGTACCCATGTTGCTTCATAATCTTAGCAAAGTACTCCCATAGCTCTTTAACGTATGGCACTTGCTCAAAGGCTACATACTTAGGCTTAGCTTCTAAAACAAACCTTAGCGGCTCTACAACTAATAGTGATCGCTTATCCTGTAGTTGTGGGAACAATTCATTCTTAGTGTCAAGACCAGAATTAATATCATCTGCGTACTGATACACTATTTTTTTATCTAGTCTGCCCTTGCCATGCCCTTGTTTAGAAAAGCCCTGACAAGGTGGACTAGCCACTAGAATATCTGACGGGTAATCAGTAGGGTCTAATAAAGAAACCTCTGCTTGTACTGTTGGCAGGTTATTCTTTTGGCGCGTATCGCACATATACTTTTCTAGCTCTATACCTAATAAATCGTCAATCTCTGATATCTGATTAGCGGCAACATCCCATCCACCAACTCCAGAAAATAAATCTAACATATACATCTATTTATTGTCCTTTAGAATTTGTTTTGTTTCGCCTTCAAACTGCGCCCACCAATCAATACGTTCTTTAGCTAGCTCTAAATATTCTTCATCTTTTTCAATACCTATAAAATTAAATCCTTCTAGGTGTGCTGCGATCCCTGTTGAGCCGCTACCTAAGAATGGGTCAAGAGTTGTCCCGCCTCTAGGGGTAACTAAGCGTACTAGATACCGCATGAGGTCTATTGGCTTTACCGTAGGATGAACGTTCTTAGTAGGCTTAGAGGCAACCATTATAATCTCAGCGTCAGGACAGCCACAGGAGCCAACGTAAGGAACGTTCTTGCCGCATTGGGTACATTCCCTAGTCTGAAACCTATCGTTTTCTACTTCTTTTGTTAGGCCAGCATTTTTTTCTTTTTTATTGGCTTTAGTTGAATAAAAGAAGCGTGAGGCACCGCCCGAATCTCCGTAATTTAATGAGACAGTTTGATTACCACCTTCTGAACCCGGTGTGTGACCAATATTTTGTTTTGACCCTTCTTTTCTAACATAAGTAGATGGTGATTTACTTACGCCAGTCTGATCATCTAGAATCTTTATAGCGCAACCTTCTGTACATTCCCATTCTTCAATTACTTCTGTTTTTTTGCTAGTAGAATAATCTTCACCTACAGCATCACCAAATGGTTTTGCGCCATTATCAAATGTATTGATAGAGTACCCTTCACCTTCTGTTGTACCTACAAGTTCACAATCTTCATTATGTCCTAAAATAAGATTGGCGGGCCATCTTCCCTCGGTAGTAGTCTCGCCGGTTGAGGTCGCCCCGGTTGATTCTCCCGCCATTGCGTTTGCCGCCACAACCGTTTCCGTTCGTACCATTACGGGCTTTGTGCCTGCAACCCGGCACCCGTCAATGTTCAGCGCCCCGGTCCCGTGTTCTAATACATTCTTATATGTAGCACCCTTGAAAGGCTTACGGGCTAGCACGATAGGTTCATGGGCAGGCTTTAATGCAGTACCATAACCCTCGTACTCGCTACCATCAATACCATTTTTATCTAGGGTCTTAGTAATGTTAGTAGACTTAGGAAATCCTGATCCGTAAATCCACATGATTTGGTCACGAATTTCAAAGCCTGCTTCCTCAATAGCAGATGCTAGATGATGGTAAGTTCTTGAACCGCCAAAGGCTAACATATGACCACCCGGCTTTAGTACTCTAAGGGCTTCAATAGCCCAAGTCTTATGCCACTCTCTCTGAGCAGCGGCCTCGCCTATATTATCAAACTCTTTGCCCATAAATTTAAGGCCATATGGTGGATCACAAACTACAGAGTCAACTGAATTTTCATCTAGAAGGCGCATTTTTTCTACGCAATCTCCTAGCTTGATATGACTACTCATTAAGGTGATATCCTTTCTTTGTTAAACGCTTCCCAAGTGTTAGGCATGTATATAGAAAAAATTGCTTCTAGCGTTTCAGCTAGATACCTAATTTCTAATTGAGCGTCTTTGTGAGCGCGTAGCTCTAAGTAATTCATTAGTGAACGTGCGTTACAAGTCCACAACATTTCTGTATATAAATTCAGAGGTAGAAACATTCTTGCTTGTTCTTTTGCTACGCCAGCATCTAGAAAATACTTGTATAGTTTGTAAGTTTCTTTACTTCGATATTCTAGCTCTGCTTTAAATTCTTCTTGTAGTACTAGATCGTTTGTGTCTACAAATGTATAAGCACCCGGCTTACCGTGTTGAGTTCTTACAGTTTCGGGAGTATAAAAATCAGGGCGCATTTCTACATACCTTCCGCTTTCTTCATTAATACTATGTCCAATCCTGTGTCTAACGTGTTCACGCGCAACAAAGATAGGCATACGTAATCTAAACGTGGCTTGGAATCCCATTTCAAATGGAGTACCATGCTTATTTTTCATAAGAAAATTGATTAGCCCTTTATCTTTATCGTCAAGAATTCCACCAGCTTTACTAGAATCGGAATGCTCCCAATTTGACTCTTTATGTAATGACACTCTGGCGGCGTTAACAATATCAAGCTCTGTACCTGTTACGTTTACTAGCTCTACACCTGAAATTCCGTCATTCAAATAATCAATTTTCATTATCCAAATTCAGCGTAAAGTAACAATGCTGCTCCTGTTAATACTGCGGCAATTGGTGTTGTAATAAAAAATGCTAAAATTCCAAATACAATAAATACTAGTCCAATTAATTTCATCTGTAATCCTGTTCTTTTTTAGTAGTAAGTTCATAATATAAGTCTATATCTAGATTAGCTAGAGCTTCATTCCAAGCTATATGTAAGTCGCTGCCAGTCCAGCCGCCCATATTTCCTATGCCATCTTTGTACACCTGTACAGTCCAAAGCTCGCCATCTTTGTCTGCTATAATACTTCCTACATTTTCTACTTTAAGTTCAAGTCTTGTCATATTCTGCGCTTTCTACTATTTTTTCAATAGATTTTTCAATTGCTGCTGCCCAATAATCATCCCATGATCTAGCAGCTACTCTGTGTGTTAGAAACTGTTTAGTTTCTTTTTCAAATTCTTCGCTTACGTGGCACCACCAGTTCTGATCAGCTTTAATAACTTTTTCTAACTCTGTAACTAAAAGCTCATCTAATTTTAATCTGTCGCTTAATTTTTCTATAGTAACTGTTCTTATTTCGTAAGGTAGTGTATCCCACTCATAGTATCTTTTGTAATTTTCGGGTGTTAGTTTTACACTCATCTAATTAGAAAATCTGTGACCAGATAAAAATATTAAACCATACAATACTGCCTAGCATACCTGTCAAAATAGGAATTGTTAAAAATAACCCCATAAAACTGTATAGTAAACTTTTTTCTTTATTTTCTTTAACCTTGTTTGTACTGCCTTCTCCGTAACTTGCCATTGTATATTTCCTTTATCCGCTTGTGTATTTGCGTTCGTCTTGTATAGCTGTGAAAGCTCTTGATAGGCGTTCACAGTTTTCGAAATAAATATCCTTTAGGCGCTTGTACCTCTTAGCCCTAGTCAGATGTTCCTTCTGTTTGGTACGCCACTTCTTTACTCTAGCGTCCTGTACGTTAGCCTCTGCCTCTAGTTGTCTAGCGGTCTTAGGTTTCTTAGTTTCTTCGTCTTTCTTAGGCGCTCCTACAAGCCACTCGTCATATGCCTCATCAGCAATAATTTTGGCTGCCGCTGAACCAGCTTCCTCTAGTGAATACTTATGATTAGCGTACCCAAAGCAAGAGTTATAAATACCAGTATATCGCATAATTTCTTTTACAGTTAGCGTACTAAGATCGTAAGGAAGTATTTCTTCTTCTGTTGGCTGAAATGGATTTGGTAGTCCATCTACATCTTCCATAATAAGGCTTACGTATCGTGACTCATCAGCATCACTAGATGTATCTGATAGTTTGTATACTGCGCCAACTGATACAATGTCTTTAACATCAGGCTTTGTGCTGCCATTTTCTAAAGCTAACTCTGCTCTCCCTAATAACTGTTCAGCGAGTGTAATAATATCTCCATCCTTAGATGGCATAGGCTTATCGTAGTAGCCTCTAGACTTACACTCATTGATAATTGCTGCGGCTGCTTTTACTTTATTTTTACTCACTTAGTTCTACTGTCCTTTCTGAATTTTCAATTAAAAAAATGTCTACGTTCTTTTTTTCTTTTTCTAACTCAGTAAGGTCAGCATCACGTTTACGAAGATAATCTAGTTCTTTTTTATCAACTGTAATTATTACTTCTTCAAACTCTGTTGTCATTATTTTAGTCTCCTGTTCTTTTTCCCTAACAGGACATTCAAAATGTCCTTGTGGGCTACAGCGTTCGCCACAATAAGTACAATGCATATTTATACATATGCTGTCTTTACCAACAAATCCCGTTCTTGTACACATTGGGTCAATACAGTTTTCTCTTATTTCATTCATTTGCTCGTTAGTTAAAGGCATTAAGTTCGCTTTCAGTTTGAAATTTTCCTTCAAACCAAATTCTGTACTCGTTATCTGTGAAACGGATAACTGCTATTGGCCCTTTGTCTTTTACATCTTGCGGAATATTTGTATTTACTCCGTTCCAAAAAGTGTCTCTTAAATGTTCTTCAGTATACACCATTTTTCCTCTCTATTAGTCGCCCACTGCGGCTAGTAGCTCGTTCCAGTATGCGTCGGACACGGCTTGCCCCTGAGCGACCATTATATCACAAAGCTCGTCGGCGTGTCCTGCGGCCTCGTCAATGTCCTCTGCCGCGATTACGGCGGTTATTTCTATCTCGTATTGCTTCATTTATTTACTGTCCTTGATCCACCGTTCTAATACGGCTTCTCTTGTTTCCTTATAATCGTAATTTTTACGTATTGTTTTAGCATAAGCAATACCATGTGATTTATTCATATCTGTAATACCATCTTTGAAATCTTTTTTACAGGCTTCGCGTTTCATCGGGCAATACTGACAAGCGCCTTTACTCCACATGAAGTGTTCTTGTCGTTCTGGTATAGTTTCATCTAAGAAATATCCCTGCCACTTTTCTAAGCGAGCTAGACCTTCATCTAGCCATTTTTGGTTGTACTTCAATTTAAATTCAAACGTCTGAGAAGGATCGTCACGGCTTACATATAGTAATGAACCACCCATACACTTATCCATATCGGGCCAGTGTTCTTTTCCATACATATGAATTAGACTAATATACGTCATTAGCTGATTTACATGCTGTGGATCAGGTTCACGATCCCCTCTTTGCATTTCTTCAATAACCCTACCATACTTAGACTTAATTTCCAAAGCATAGGGCCGGTTTGATCTTGGTATCTTTATGATTGCATCTGAGTTACCACTAAGCCAATGCTTTTCATCAGTAAAGTTAGTCTGATGATCTGCGTCTGGTGGATTAGATAGTAAAATACCGGCGCGGTGTAATCTCCACACAATACGATCCTCTAAATCTAAACCAGATTCGGCTGATGTAACTAGCTTGCGAGAGGCAGGACTAGTATCAGGTATATTCATAAACCCATACATAGCTTTTCTAGCACAAGCTGTTTCCTCGTCGCCGGGAAATTGTGAAGCGTGAAAAGAATTTCCAGTCAATAGATCGCCAGATAAAGCAAAACTATTTTCTTCAGGGACAATAGCACAATAAACATCTTCACACCTAGTTGTTAGTTGTATATCTAATACTTTCCAATCTAATTTTCTTGTGTCCCGTTTTGAATTATCTGATCTATCTTTATGTTTATCTAATATAAAAAACCAATCTGGAATATTTTTATTTTCAATTGACAATTCATGCCATTTATATTTTCCAGATTCCCTTTGCGTAATTTTTCCATATGAAATACCACAAATAGATAAGACTGCTCTAACGAAATCAAGATTTCCATATTCGCTAGAAACTAATCTCATAGAACCTGTTTTAGAAACGTGTCCATCAGCAGCAAAATAACCAGCCAACCAAGATATTAAAAATTTTCTAGATTCATAAATATCTGGTAAGTTTTTCCAATTAGCAGGCAAATCCAAAATTCTTGTTATAATCATTCCACTAAGATTACTTAATAAGCTAGTATCGTGACCTATGAAATAGTCAAGCATACATTCATCTTTGCCATTATGATGTAAGTCAAGATGGCTAGAATTTAGCCCGGTTGTACCGTCGCCAAAAACAAATCCTTGCGCCGCTGCAAATCTAATTAGTTTATGATTATTTACAACGCTCTGAGATTTTATAGATTTTAGTTTATCTCCAATATTTAATACCCCTGTATAGCTAACTGAATCATCCTTAAGATACCACCTGTGATCGTGTGTAGCATAAACAGTTTTTTTACTCTTACCCTTAACTAATTCAATTCTATAAAGATAGTTGGGTCCAAAATTCCTTATTTCACACTTCTTAAATTTACCCTTACCTCTTTTAGGTATAAGAATTTCTTCAATACCCAAACAATCTTTAATTTGTTTTATCCCGCCTCTTGTTACTATTTCAGTTTCGCCAGCTAAGCAAGTAGCCCAATGTTCTCCATGAGGGGAACTAAATAAGTCTTTCTCGAAGATAGCCTTAGCTTCATTCTTATACGCTTTTTCAATTAATGGCGATACGATATCTACATCTAATCCTAATGCCGCCATTGTTTGTTGTCTATCAGCCATTGATAATCCTAACTGATTTTATTTGATCAATAGCAAAAAAATATTTATCTTTTTTACTTTGAATTATGTAAAAACCGTCGTGCTTTTGCTCATGTTTTACATCATAAATATATCTACTTTTTGTATCGTTTTTTAGTTCTATTTCTACAGTCATAGTTCTTTCTAAGGATGCTCATAGTAGTATTGGTAAATTTTATCTTGAATTTGTTTTTGAATATTTACATCTGAATCAATGTACTCCATTAGCTTACCAATGCCTTGTACACTTGATTCGTCGGGTAACGTAAACCATGAGCCTGACTTCTGTGTGAACCCTAGCCAGTAGGATGCCTTTGCTAGCTCCTGTAGCCTGTCTACGCCACGTTTCTCATACTCATAGAAGATGTTAGCTTTGCGCTGCGCTGTGCCTACACGGCTCTTACGAACGTGCGCGTGAAGTAGATAAGCGTCAGCGTCAGCCTCTCCTGAGAAGTTATCTCCTACTTTTGGTTTTTCAGGTTTTAGCGCACCAGAATTATTAAAATATTGTTCCCTGCCATGTTTGAAATGAATAGTCATTGATGATACGTGTCCTAAGCGCCTTCCGCCTGACATTTTCTCACCGCCTGTAAACATATCTTGACGAACTTGGTCAATCAAAATTACGGCGTTTTCACCTTCTCCAACTGCGCTTTCTGCCTTATCAAGTACCTTGCTCCATACTCTTGAATTCAAAGCTCTCTGCCAATCAGAAATATCTGATGCTGCTGCATCCATTGGCACAGCTTCGTTTACTGAGTCAATTACATGAAGATGAAAACCTTCTAGACCAGCGTGTAGAATTTCTCCTACTGCCTCTAGCTCGTTACCGTCAACTAGCCATAGTCTCTCAGTATCTACGCCTAATGCTTCGGCGTGAATCCTATCAAATGATTGCTCGATGTTGTAGTAGGCACATTCCATTCCATTAGGGAAAGCCTTGACTAGTCTTTCACCTTCACGTTGCACAGGCTCAAAGTTACAGTCCATCATCTGTTCGCCAATAATATGAATCTTCTGAGCGTTAGCAATAGTCTTTAGAGCATGAGTAGTTTTGCCCGAACTCTCGCCGCCCCAAAATCTAGACCAGCGACCAATAGGTACGCCGCCACCAGTAATCACGTTCATTTCAATAGAGTCAAATGGGATACGCATAATGCGCTCAAAATCTGTACTCTTGTGAATTACGTTCTTACCATATTCTTTTTCTACTGCCTTTACAATCTCTGCTATCTTGCTTGTATCAACTGCCATTATTTTTTATCCTCTATTAACTATTGCTCGTCTAAGTGGTATTACTATTTTTGGAAAATGTTCTGATGGTGCTAACCCATCCCATTGTTTTACATATTCATAACCTTCGTGCTGAATAATTTCTGATATCCACATTCCCGTTTGGGTAAAACTGCCAATAACTAAAACTAAATATTTTTTTCCATCATCGTCACCTACAACTGATACGTGCGCGTACCATTTTACTTTGTCTTTCATAATGTGCTGTACACATTTAGTTTCTAGTATTGCTTGATGAGGAATTTCTAGTTCTGCTACTTCTTCGTCAATATCAATTATTCTTCCTAAATCATATTCATCTACGGTAAATAAAGCATCTGGATACCAGTCGTCTACTTCTACTTCAGTTTCTTCTATTAGCTTTTTTACACTTATAATAAAAGCGTCAAATGTATCTGGTGTGTTATGTATATCAAATGCTTTCATTCAAAACTATCTTCTTTTGTAAATTGAATTGTTGCCCAAGCAATAACTTCTTGAACCATTTTGTCTATTTCAGTTGGAGATAATCCTAGTTCAAAACCTTCTTGTACTACTACTTCAATGTCTTGTTTAAAACTATCTTTTTCATTCATTATTTTTCTCCAATGCTTTTGCTAAATCTTCAAGCCTAGCCATAGTGTCTAGTAGTAATCCGCCTCGATCACTCTTTCTACCTCTAACAATAACAATATTGCCCTCAGAAAGCAAGTCCTGATACTTGTAAAATTTGTCAGTAAATACAGTACATGAGTAGCTATCTGCCTTGTGAGAAATATCAACGAATGCCATAGGCTTTCCCTTAAACTTTCCTCGCTTAATTTCAATTTGCTTTACTGCTGTAATTTCACCGCCAACCGTTAGACCGCTACCATCTGCGGCGCTCTCTACTTGCTTTTCTGTCTTTATTCTTGATTCTAGAATGCCGGAATATTTTAGAGCGTCTTGTGATCCAGTAAGCTCGACTCCAATTGCCTCAGCTTCTAATGCTCTTTTCTGTAGCTTATCAAGCTGCGCTCTTTCACCAACGCTATCAAATGCACCAGCTTTTACCAAATAGTCTAGACCTCTTTTGTTTACCTTCTTTGGGGCTACTCTATTACGAAAATTATGTATGTCAATGTAAGGATCATTTTTACGAGTGTTAACAATTGTTTTTACTGCCTCGCTACCAATATACTTTACTGCTCGCAAACCATAGAGAATTTTTTGTTCTTCTTCATCAATAGTAAATTCTTTTTCTGACCTGTTAATATCGGGAGGACTAACAATAATATCTGAGAATCTTGCCTCTCTTACAATACTGGCTACCTCGTCAGAGCCGCTTAATTCAGCAGCGTAGAAATCCATAGGGTAGTAAGCTTTTAAGTAGGCATCTTGATAGGCGGTAAATCCATATGAGGCCGCGTGAATGTAATTGAATCCGTAACCACTAAATGCTAGAAAGCGTTCCCAAACTAGCTCAGCTTCGCTCTCAGTTAGCCCATTGCTCTTGCAGCCGTTAACGAACTTAGGCTTGTTCTCGTTCATGATCTTAGATGCCTGTGCCTTGCCAATCCTATATAACTTAGATACAATCTTACGTAAATCATCAGCATCTTCTGGTGTGTATCCGCCAAGTTCTTCAGCGATTTCCATTAGCTGTTCCTGAAATGCTACAATTCCATAAGTTGATTCTAGGAACGGTTTTACTGATGGATGCCAATAAGTAGGAACATCTTTGCCATGCTTACAAGCAGCATACTTAAAAGCGTCACCACCATCTAGCGCACCCGGTCTGTATAGAGCATTAGCTACGGCGATATCGTAGAATGACGTTGGCCCAATATCTTTAATGAAATTGGACGCACCCTTAGACCGAAACTGCCAAATGCCTTCATTCCTACCAGATGATAAAATCTCTAGCACTTTAGGATCGGCGGAATCTGGATCAGTAGCTACAGAAAGCTCATCAAGATTAATTTTTTTGCCTGTGCGCCTGTAAACAGATTCAATTACTTTGCCTTGTTTAGTTAGCCCGTCAATAGAAAGAATATCAAGCTTCATCCATCCTAGACCAGTTACCCACTCAGCACCAGCGGTATCAGTAAAGCCTGTTACCATAGATTCCTTGCCTCTAATAATTGGCATTTCATCTGTAATTGGGAACGGCGACACTAGAATACCAGCGGCGTGTCTAGATAATTGCTTTTTCATTCCCTCAATTTTGAATGCGTGTTTCTTTACTTCGGGCCAAGCATCTAAGAAATCTGCTACCTCTTGATAGTCTCTGTAAAGAATATCTAGCGGCGGCTGATCGGGAGGATCAGGAATCATTTTAGTTACGGCGTTGACTTCAGCAAAAGGTACATTTAGAACTCGCGCTACGTCTTTAATAGCAGACTTAGGTTTGTAAGTACCAACCGCTGAAATGTGACATACGTGATCTTTACCTAGAAGCTTTTCTAAATACGCAATAACTTCTGGAATACGTTCAGGATCAAAGTCAAGGTCAATGTCGGGCATAGACCCACCAACACGTTTAATATCGCCAGTTGGCTTGTCATTAGTTATTCCTAAACAATACAGTAAGCTGCTATTTGTTAAGTTATCTATCTTTTCTTTATTTAGCAAACAAAGCTGTAGCTTTTTAGTATACTTATCAGGTATACTAACTATTTCTTCGGTTAGCTTATCTTCTGTAATCTCCGCAACCCGTTCTGGATGCGATTTCTTGCATATTTTTACCCAACGTATATCCATGCTTCCTTTCCCAATGACACACAAAACAAAGAATTATGAGATTAGATAATTCTGTTGCGCCGCCATCTGTAAATTCTATTATATGATGCGTATGTAATAGGCTGGGTTTTTCGTTCCAATCTGTTACTCCGCATTCCTGACATTTATTGTTATCTCTGGTTAAAACTTCTTTTCTAAGTTTAGCTGATACTAATGAGTTTTCTCTGCTAAAAAATCCGCCTTTCCAATTAGGATTGTTCTCACCCTTTAGCAATTCTTTGTAGCGAATTGCCATACATTTACGAGAACAAGTTTTTAGTTTCTTTAATATTGGCTTTTTACACACTAAACATTTTACTTTAGTAGAATTATGAAAACATTCTAACGAACAAAATCTTTGACTTTGATTACCATTCTTCGCATAAAATTTTTTTTTACAAAAGGCGCAACTTTTATTTTCATATTGCTTCATTTTAGTAGAATGTGCTTTATGCCGACAATTTTTAGAACATACATGCTGATTCTTACACTTATATGAAATAAATGCTTTATTACATACTGGGCATACTTTGGTTATTTTGGATTCCGGCATTGCTTTTTCCATTGTATTCAATAATATCAAAAAGCTCGGTTTCCGTCAAGCCGCTATAATTATCAGACTCAATAGTAGGAAATTGTAATTCTGGCTTCCCACTTCTGTTCTTATTTAGGAATCTAGCAAACTTGAACTTATGTGTAATGGGATCAATCATCGTAATTTTACTTAAGTAACATACAATAGACGCTGCGGCAGAACCACGACCACTAGATATTCTAATGCCGCTATCTCTAGCCCAACGCACCGTGTTAGCGGCTAGGATAAAGTAATCTTCAATCTCCATATCGTAAATAACTTGTAGCTCGTATGATAGGCGATCTTCATACTCCTGTACGCCTGTCTTACCAATTCTGTCCATACCTTCACGGCACCATTTTTCAAGCTGCTTCTTAGCTTTATCTTTAGTGTTGTAAAGCTTAGGTATCTTGATCTTTTTACTTAGTTCAAATTCTTCAATCTTCTCAGAAATTTTACCTGACTCTAGTAAAGATTTATGTATAACGTTTTCTGGAATATCATAATGGTATGTGGCAAACTTATCCTTCATTTGATCCATACTCATCATATGAAGCGTGTCAGCCTCACCCATTTCGTACACTTCTTCGCCAGCTTCCTTTTTAGTTTCACGCTGATTTCTAGATTGACCAGTAGCAATCATTAGCAGAACGTCTTGAGTAGACGCATCATCGTTATTGCCATAGTGAGAATCATTAGTAGCAACTAAAGGTATATTGTAGTCTAATGAATACTTTACTAGATGTTGATTGACTACTCGCTGCTCATTTAAATCATGTGGCATAATTTCAAAGTAGTAATTGTCGCCAAAAATTTCTAGGTGCTTTTGAATACATTCATCAATTTCATGTTGCGGCGCACCATTCAAAATTAGGCGCGGCAGGTATCCTGAAATACAGCCAGAAGAAGCAATGACTCCCTCTGAGTGTTTTTTTAACAGAGAGTAATCCATGTTAGGCTTGTAGTAGAAACCAGATTGATAAGCTTCGCTAGAGAGCTTAATTAGATTTTTCCAGCCATCTTCATTCTGTGCGGTTAGCAACAGATGGAATGACTTTTTATTATGCTTGTCTTGCTTAAGACGATCAGGTTTAAAGTAAGCTTCAATTCCAACATGAGGCTTAAGCCCATATTCTTTACAAGATTCAATATGATCTGGTACGCCCATAAGGGTTCCATGATCGGAAATACTTAATGAGGTCTGACCTAGCTCTTGTGTAAGCCTAGCTCTTTCCATAGTTGTGACTGCCCCATCCAGCAAACTGTTATCGCTGTGAGCGTGTAGATTACAATAGTCGCACATCTGTAATACCTTTCTATATAATGTAGGCTACGCTTTGGTTGCGTGACTTAGTTCTCTACCATTATAGAGACTACCTACACTCTAATTAATTTCTACTACTCTTTGAACGGATCATCGTCTAGGAAATCGTTAACGTCTGAATCATCTTCAGTCTCATTAGCTCCTAGCTGCTTGTCAATTAGATCAGTAACTTCTTCATAAGTCATATCTAGACGCGCAATCTTATCTAGGTTGTACTTACCTTCAGATAGCTTCTTATCTTCCTTGCTAAGCGGTGTCTTACCAGCATCAAAGTCAGCAGGCTCAATTGTGTAACGAGTATCAAACCCGGTCCCTGAGCGTCCGATTTCAAGCTCTAGGCTTCCAATGCCCTTATACTTGCGATCCTTCTCTGCTAGCATTTTGAATACGTTCTGTCCACCTTCCCAAACTGCAACCTGATCCTCGGTGTCAATCTGCTTCCACTTGCCGTCTGATCCTGTTACGATCTTGTTATCTGAATCGCGCTCGTATTTTGGTGCATCGCGCCAAATTACATTTACAGATGTACGGAACTTACGTGGAAACTCCTGTTCAGCACCGGGGCTAGGCTTACCTTCATCATCTTGATCTAGACAAGGAAAGCTGAACTTAAATCCATTCTGCTTATCTAGGTGAGAGAAGTCGTGGTAGTAATAATAGAATAGTTCATCACCTTGTTCTAAGAAACGAACTGTGGCAGTTTCTCCTTCTTTCAATCTCAATCGAAGCGGGCCTGCTCCACCAGCACTTCTCTTTCCAAACTTTTCAACTACACTTAATCCTCGCGGCATTTAATTCAACTCCTGTTTTCTTTGTATTCTTTATAAAACTTTTTGAACTCTAAGGGGTTCTTTGCGTTCTTTATTATACCTTCCATTTCTGACTTAGAAAATTGGTCAGGGTCAGGAGAAGGTAGTAAAGCAATAGTAACAGGTATATTCCCGTAAAGCAAATCTATTGCTTGTGATGCGCCTTCGTAACCAGCATCGTCTGGATCAAATAGGATAGTAGCTCGTTCAGCCTTTTTAAGAATACTCTTAAGTTGTTTTTCTGAAATTTTGCTTGTACCTATTGCTACTGATCCAGTGAATCCTAATTGCCTCATATATTGGCAAACGAACTCACCCTCACAGAGTATCAAATCGGTGGAGGCTGTGTCAAGGCCGTAGACCAAAGAAGTGTCTTTCAGTCGCGGGAACTTGTAGCCGCTTACCCCCTCTTTATTACCTAATCCAAGATACTTTGGAAACTCATCGTTATCTGAGCTTCTACCTTTGACTTCAATTAATTGTCCCTTGAAATTTCTTCTAGGGATTGTGATACGGTTTGTTGACCTATCATAACCTAACTCAAAACTAGTGCAAGTTTTCGGAGTTAAATTATACGATTCAAATGGACGGGCTAGCTTTTCAGGTAGTTCCCCATCTATGTAAGCTGTATAAGCTCTAAACCAGTCAACTTTAAAATCGTCTAAAGATTTATCCAGAAGCCATTTTGGTTTTTCTGTTACATCTTCAGCATTATTATTCAGCATGTTTCGTAGGCGCTGCTCCACCGATACAGTTTTGTAGTCCTCTGATTCACCTAGCCAGAAACGCTCTCTAAGCCATCTGATAGCAATGGCAGGGGAAACCCCTAATACGTCGCCAATCAGCGTGTAGATCGTTCCTGATGCGCCACAACTAAAACAGTGGTAGGTATAGTTCTTACTATTTACGGATGCAGATGGATTCCGGTCGCCTCTGGCATGGAAGTCCTGCGGGCAAGAGAAATTTACTTCCTCGCCTCTTACAGTAATTCGCTTAATGCCTAGGGCTTCAAGAGCCTCTACGATATCATACTTAGTTTCATTCATTTAGGATATATTTGACTTACTTTGTTTAGTAGTGTTCCAGCGTATTCTTCAATATTATTTTGGAAATATTGAATGTCGCTTTCTTTAATAACTATTTGCTTAATTGTTTGATTATTATTATCAGCTACGCGGTATACAAGTTCTCCGCCAGTTTCAGATAATTTATCTAACTCAATTGAAAGCCCAAATTCATTAGCAAATTTGTATAGTTCATCTGTTGCTAATAATTCTTTCGCCAATGGCGATTGTTTATTCGTCATTCAACTCCCTAAATTGATCTATCTCTGGATTCCATTCTCTGTAGTCAGAGTTTTCATGATCCCAAAGCATATATATATTTTTTTTAGCAACACCGCGTCGATTTTTAAGTAATCGAAGTTCTAGTTTTTGTACGGCTTGCATTTCTTCATCTTGATGTAAACCTAAAACAATATCTGAGTTATGTACAATAGCTCTAGATTCTGAAACGTTAGTTAACTTTGCACCTTCAGCAAATGATTCTGAGTTAGTCTGTGAAAGTCCATAGACCGGAATTCTAAGTTGACGAGCAATACGCTTCATCTGCTTAGAAATATGTCCGACCTGTTTGTAGCTTTCTTTAATATGCCTTGGCGCGTCTAACAACTGAATGTAGTCAACCATGATTACGTCAGGATTCCATCTTGAAGCTTCAGCATAGATTTTCTCAGGAGTAGCATTATCAACATCAATTACAATAATGTCATTCTCTAGATTTTCAATCTTTTCAGCCATAGCTTCCCATCGGCCCATTTCATCTAATCCAAGAGTCATTGCCTGAATAGCATGTTGTTTGAGATCAGCGGCCATTCCATCAAGCTTCTTGTAGATTTCTTCATCACTCATTTCGAGTGAAATAATCATTGGTGTATGACCAGCAAAGAAATGATTCAGCATAAACCACAATCCAAGAGTAGTTTTACCAAAGCCTGTTGGTCCAGCAATTGTCACATATTCATATTCCATCAATCCAAGCGTATAAGAATCTAACGTAGGTATACCAAACGGCATACCTTTTTGAATTCCTAATTCTTGATCACGCTTATATTGAGCGATGCGGTCTTTCATTGATGAAAATTTAGCAGCCTTAGTTGTTGGCAAAATATTCGCCAAGTCCCTAGAGCGATCTAAAAATAGCTCATCAATTTGCATCAACTGCTCATGATTATTTGTATCTATAATGTTGCCAAGATCAAATAGTGCCGCTGTTGCTTCACGGCGTTTTAACTGAGCAATAAACTTATCTTTTATATAGTCAAAAGAATCTGTTACAACTTCAAATTCATACTCTTTGAAGCTATCTTTGACTTCTTCGTATGAGGGTTCTGTTTTATATTTATCTACATGATTAAGTAGATAATTCCAAAGTTCCTCATTCTGTGGGTTCTCAAAGTGCCTTAGCGAAATGCCACTAGCAATTAGATTCTCTAGACCACCACTTTGTACTGTTTTGCTTAGTAATCTAGATTCATAATCCAATTTTAGAGTTCTCCTGATTTTTCGATTTCTTCAAGTTCATTAAGTAAACTTTCACGTTCATCCTGAAAATCAATACCAAGCTGAGTGTAAATATCTGATGTAAGGTTTATAGCATACTTAAGAAAAGTATAATGTGGCTCAGAATTTTGTACTGTAAAATCTATAGCTTCAAGCATAAATTTTATATCAAGACCAGATAAAATAAAATCATATTCATATGTTGGGTCACGTTCATAATTTCCACATTCTTCATTGTCAATATCCACTTGAGCCAAATCCTCCTATATTTCTTTCTGTATTTTCTAGTTCTTTTTTTGTTTTTTCTTTGAACTTAAAATAAGCATGAACAGGCATAAATACAATCTGAGCTATTCTGTCACCTTTTTTAACTTTGTATCTTTGGTGGTAACGATTATTATGAAGCCCTACTTTTACCTCTCCACGATATCCTGAATCAATCAGGCCGGGAGAGTTAGGAATCGTAATGCCTTTTTTAACTGCGAGTCCTGAGCGCGGCAGAATAAAACCAGCATAAGGATACGGAATCTCTAATATAAGACCTGTATCAACCAATCTAGTTTCGCCGGGTGAAATGTCTAATGACTCTACTGAGTATAGATCATAACCCGCGTCACCATCATGCGCGAGGGATGGAATAACAGCGTCGGCGTGAACCTTCGCCACATTCATCCCTTTAGTTCTTCTCGCATTGCGTCACGGCGCTTATCAATATACGTCTGATCTAGTACATCTACAATCTCATCGTGCGCTGAAATAATCTGAGCGGCGATATTTTCGTCCTTGACAAAGCGACTGATTGAAGCGCGGATAGTTACGTTGCCGTAATTATCAAGACCAATCTTATCTTCCTCTGACACCTGAATAAGCGCCTTTGGCTGCTCGTTCTCATCTAGAGGGTAGTAATTTGAATCTGGCATCTGTGTCTCCTTCATTGTTGCCTCCCGGCATTGTACCACACCTGACCGGGGCGTGTCGAGAGGGCGGCGCAAACAAAAAATTTGACATTGCGGCAGCTAATCTCTAGAATGGTTTTATCGGTTGAGGATCGTCTTGTCCTTTTCCTACATACTTACAGAGCCTTGGGAAAGAGCTAACTTGTAGAGGCACTTACCGGAACTACGCTACTCGGCCTAGTTTAATAAACCTGTATGGGGGGTAAGGCAGATTGTCGAAAGACATATGCGCGGGATCAGCAGGAGGACCGGGCGCATTGAAACCTTATCGTAACAGAAGCGGATACCTTCATGGAACCTATTCTTATCTCTCCTTGACGGGAGAGGTACGTCCAAAATGCGTGTCCTTTTGGAATCTACTAATAGATTTAATTGAGCTTTTTCTTTATCCTTTTAATGTGGCGATTTCCTTTCGCGCTTCGCCCGCCCTTCACGCCTCGCCAGATTAGGCGACAGGCCCGACCTGTGATAAGATACCTGCTCCCGTACTAAGCGGTGACAAACAAAAACAGGAAAAAATGGTTATATTAAAAAACGGAACTAGACTAGGTGCTGGAAATAAATCTTTTCACTACTTTCTAGAACATATTGAAACCGCAGAACGTGGTGGAAAATTTTTGACTTATGATAGATGTTGTGAAGAACTAAAAAGATTAAATAATCCCGACAATTATAAAGTTGTTGGGGATTGGGTTTTGGTAAGAGGATGAATGAATGGTGGAGATACGAAAATCTTGAAGCGTGTAAACATGATAAAGGTTGGGATTTAGGTACAACGCAATCTCACCCTGATGATTTTACTGACTTTCATATTGATCTTGGGTGCGGCAAAATTCCAAAAGCTCGTATAGGTATTGACCGTAATCAGGGTGATATTCAAATGGACTTGAACACAGGACAAATTTTTAGTTGGCGCGAAGGACAACCTTTAGCAGATCAAACTACACAATACGATAAAACTTTTGGAAAGTGGGGAGTACTTCCTTTTCCAGATAACTCAATCGAGTCAATAATTAGTCACCATTTCTTTGAACATCTAACTTCAGATGGGTTCATTAACTTAATTGACGATTGTTATAGGGTTCTTGTTAAAAGCGGAATACTTAGAATCATTGTTCCTATTTTTCCTTCAAGAAGTTCTTGGGAATCATCAGATCATAAAATGTGGATTGGGAAAGAAACTTTTATTGATTTTACTGGAACTGACGGCGCTGAACATTGGCACGAAGTATTTGCTACTCCTTATACTAAAGCAAGATTTACACAAACTGCTATTGAATATACTCCTGCTCCTATGATTACAGGAAAACTAGTAAATGATGTTGTTATATTTTCGGTTGATGGCTCAAGCCCTTTGCCCTATTTAGATACAGATTTAATATTTGAAAAGCCAAGAGAGATAAGAGTTACATTAACTAAGTAAGGAAATAATGTTGATAGAAGCATTGATAATAACAATTTATATAATAGGATTTATAGCAACTTTTATTTTTACTACTAAATTTTGGTGGGAGCCTACTAGACAGTATCAAACAAGTGATACTTGCAATACCTTAGAAATATTATTAATTTCAATATTGTGGTTTACAACTATGCCAGTATTTGCTTTAGTAGAAATAATTTATTTTATAAAAAATAAATACAAAAAGCCTACGTTACGTTATAAGCTAGAAAGCTTAATGAGAAAGATAAAAAATGATTCCTAGCGTTTGTGTACTATCATATAATAGACACCAATGGTTACAAGATACTTTATTATCTTTAAAAGATAATACAAAAACACCTTATGAATTAATAATTAATGATGATGGTAGCGACTTAGAGCTATTTCATAATGTAGACAAACTTGCTCTCGATGGCGCTACTAGAATTATTAACCCTTGTGGATATAATGAAGGAGTTGGGAGATCAATTAACAAGTGCTTCAAGATCGCTACAGGAGATATTTTAATAAAGATTGACAGCGATCTAAACTTCGCACACAATTGGTTAGAGTCAGTTGTACATTTGTTTGAAGAAAACCCACGACTAGGTTTACTAGGCTTGTGTCACTATCATCACGAACCTGTAGATATGAATAAAACACTTATTTGTGACTATGATGATCATACTTCACACACTCATATTCTAGGTTCAGGATTTGCTGTCAGGCGTGAAGTTTACGAAGAATTTGGAATCGCCTCATACTCAGAATCTTTTAGTGAAGATTGGGAACTTATGAAGAAAATAGAAGTGTCAGCAAAATGGTACAATGGTTTACCCCTACAAGAGCTAGCGGAGAACTATGGTATGGGCTTAGGCAGAAGCACCGTAGCATTAGAAGGCGCTGATGGAAAAATAGAAACTGCTAAAATACATAAAAGACCTTATAGAATAAACGGAGAAAACTAATGGACTGGATATACGAACAAGATAACTTAGAACAGATTGCTCAAATTGGTTGGGAAGATTATGAGTGGTCAATTACTGCCGTTTGGCGCGATAATAATACAGGCAAGTTATATTTAGGTGACGATAGTGGTTGCTCATGCTTTGACCCTTGGGAATATGTTAAATCTTTAGCTGACCTTGTACAAATAACAAGTGTAGCAGAAGCTAGACCTTTTATTGATCAGTATGAAGATACTTACTATAATGTTAGCGAAGCAGAAAAGCTCACTTTTCTAGACAACATTAGAAAGAATCTTGTATGAATACATATAGTCCAGTAGTTATAATACCTTGTGGAGAAAATAGGTTAGAGAATTTAAATCTAGTACTTGAATCACTGTATAATCAAACTCTAAAGGTTATATATATAGTTATAGTATGCGACGGATTTATGCCACATAAAGTAAATGAAGTATGTGGCGAAATACGCGGCAAACTACTATTAGATGGGGTTGTTTCTATCGCTACTTATAACGCTAAGCATGTTGGCGGCTCAGGAACAATTCAGCCTAAAAACGCTGGTGCTATTTGGGCTGATGATAATTTACCTATTGACAGCTTTTCTCATTATTGGTTTGTAGATTCAGACATAATTATGGACCCTGAAGCTAATCAAATGTATGCTTACGCAACGCAATATGATTATGGTGAGCCAAGAATTATGATTGGTCCTTATGAGTGGCTACCAAAAGGAAAAAGAGAACTATCGCCAGAAATTAAAAATGATCCTAGATGGGATATGTTTAACTCAAATGGGCATAGAACAACTGCCGAAGGTAACATTAGTTATGCTATGGCAAACTTTGGTGGAAATATTGTTTACCCTGCTAAAGCGTTTCGTGATCTTGGTGGATTTTGGGATGAGCTATCAGCAGGTAGAGTTGAAGATGGAGAAATTGGATTGAGATTCTGCGCCGCAGGAGTTCCTATGACAACTGTAGGTAGAGCGCGAGGATACCATTTAGATCACCCCGTTAACCATCAATGGAAGCTAGATACAAACACAGTAGAAGTTCCAATGCTAGATGAGAGACACCCTTGGGTTCATAATCATGGTATCTACGTTTCCGATAATGACGGAAAACGCTTTGAGTGGGTTGATCCAGAAACAGGAGAACATAAAAATACGCTAGAAATGTGGAAATCAAATGAATAATCCTTTATTGATTATGCCATCATTTTTTGCTAAACAAGAGGTACTAGATGTATTTAAAGATTGTGTAGATTCTATTCGCAGAACCACCGACGCTGAAATCTTTTTAGTAGATGATTATTCGCCTGACAAAAACTTACTAAATGAAGCTTGCGATTATACAACTGACTTTGTTAATACTAGTTGGGTTATCAAACCAGAAAATTCAGGCTTTGCTTCTACAGTAAACGTTGGGTTACGTAAGTGTTTAGAAGAAAAACGCGATGCTGTATTGTTAAATATAGACTTAGAATTTTTTGAACAGGGTTGGCTTGAACAACTAGCATCTAATGATTCAGATGTAACTGGCGCATTGTTGCTATATCCTAATAAGCTTATACAACATGGCGGCATCTACTTTAGCCATTTGAGTAGATCGTTTAATCACAGGTTTTTATATTGCCTTCCAAGTACGCCAGAAGCATTAGTACCTGCTAAGTGTCCGGTAACAGGCGCACTACAATATATAAAATATGAAACGCTAGAAGAAGTAGGTATTTATGATGAAAAGTTTTACTTAGGATACGAAGATGTAGATTATAACCTTAGAGTATTATTTAATGGCGGCGAGTGTAGGTACGATCCTAAAGTAATAGCATTACATCATGAATCATTAATCCGTAAAGGCATTAATAACCATAGACAAATGGAGTCACTTACGTATATTATGAAAAAATATGAACACACTAATTTTGCTGGTTTTGTGCCTTCTATGTTAGAGAAAGGACAGTAATGAAAAAGACATTATGGATTGGGCTTGGCGGCTCATCAATAGCTTGGTATAGGTGTGCTATTCCTGCGACTCAGTTAGGACAGGATTGGATAGGGTTGCTAGTAGGACCGCCCGATGATGGCGGCGTAATGATTTCTGGCAATCACGCTGGTATGCCAGATGTAGATAATTACGAAGTTATTATAGTACAGCTAGGTAAGGGTGATGCTTGGGTTAAAGCTGTAAAGCGTTGGAAAAAATTAGGCAAAACTGTTTACTATGAGTGTGACGATTTTTTACAAGGAGTAAACAGAATTAAAGACCACAGGTTTAAAAGTAATTTTTCTAAAAACGAAGTAAAAAAATACACATCTGTAATGAAAGAATGCGATGGAATTATTTGTTCAACAGAATTTTTAGCTGAACAATACAAAAAGTATAATGACAATGTACATGTTTGTTTAAACTCTATTAATACTAAATTATACGATGTTTTGCCTCATGAAAAAGAAAACGATAAATTAATAATTGGATGGTCAGGAGGCACAGGCCATCTACAATCTTTCAAGAGTTGGTATCCACAACTTTTAAATATAATGAGAGACTATAGTAATACTAACTTTGTAAGTATAGGTACAGATTATGCTATTGAAGTAGATAAAGGGTTTCCTAGTAGAACTTTGTCTATGCCTTGGACTAACATTGAAAATTACCCATACGCACTAAAAGCTATGGATATTGGTTTAGCGCCATCCCACGATTCAAAATATTTTAGGAGCAAATCTGATCTTAGGTGGGTTGAAGGGTCAGCAGCAGGAATACCTATGATAGTAAATCCTATTACCTATCCAGAAGTAGTAGATGGGGTAACAGGAATGGTAGCAGCAACAGCAGCAGAGTTTGAAGATAAACTAGGTACACTTGTTACGGACGCTAGCTTAAGAAATGAAATAGCGCAAAATGCGAAAGTTTTTGTTCAAGAAAACCGAGATATTAGACAGGGCGCAATTCAATGGGAAAAATTTCTTAGCTAAATTACAAAATCAGTCCAATAGGTCTATTGTACGCTTTGGTCTAAAGCGGTATTATTCAAAGACCACCTAAAAAACTTAGACAAACTAGTAGGAGATTTTATGCCGACAGCAGTACGACCCGCTAAACAGGGCCAAGACTTTTCCCCTTTCGCAAGAGGAATTTACGAACAAAAATACGCATTTAAAGATAAAGATGGAAATATTGTAGAAGATTGGCCTGATACTGCCAAGCGAGTAATTCAAGCTAATCTAGAGGCTATCAGCATGGAAGAAACTGAATCTGCTGATATACTAGAACAATACTTAGCAGCACAACAATTTTTAGCAGGCGGTCGTTATCTATACGCTTCGGGGCGCGACTTTCACCAGACACAAAACTGCCTCCTGATGCGCTGTGAAGATTCTAGAGAGGGTTGGAGTGAGCTACTAGCTAACGCTTCAATGGCTCTAATGACAGGAGCAGGAATTGGAATTGACTACTCAGATGTTAGACAATCTGGCTCAGTTATTACTAAAACTGGCGGTGTTGCCTCTGGACCTATTTCTATTATGGAAATGGTTAATGAGTGTGGCCGTCATATTATGCAAGGCGGCTCTAGACGGTCAGCTATTTGGGCTGGTCTAAACTGGAAACACGGTGATATCTTTCAGTTTATTGATGCTAAGAATTGGAGCGATATAGTACGCGCAGAAAAAGAGAAAGACTTTAACTTTCCGGCAAGATTAGATATGACAAATATTAGTGTTCTTTTAGACGATGAGTTTTTTGAGGCTCACGATAACGAGGATCACGAACTACATAATCATGCCAGAGAAGTTTACCACCAGACTACTAAGAGGATGCTAAAAACAGCAGAGCCGGGTTTTTCAATTGACGTTGGAGAAAATGCTGGCGAGACTTTACGCAATGCTCCGGTAACAGCCGGAACTAATGTTTTAACACGGCAAGGATATCAACCAGTATCAGATATCGTGGATAATCCTACAACTGTGTGGACAGGTAAACAATGGGCTAATGACGTTGTATTTTCACTAACTGAAAAAGAAGCTAGCGTTGTTTGCGTGTTAATTTCTGGCGGTCGTGAGATTCGTTGTGAACCAAATCATGAGTTTCTTGTTGAAGAATATTCTGGTGCCGGTTCAAGGCGCAAATTTGAAAGGATTTTAAAAATTCCCGCTAAAGACCTAGAAAGTGGAGATATCCTTCACGTTTCATATCCTACAACTAGCGGCAACGCTTTGTGCAAGGACTATTATACTATGGGATACATCTATGGCGATGGTTCCTTCACTAATACTGGTGGTGCCGACCTAACCTTATGTACAGATGAATCTAAAGATTGTTTGGAATGGCTAGACGGATACAATTCAGTAAATGAAAATGATAGTCGTGGTTACACTAGACTATATTTCTCAGTTAATGAGAAATTTTCAGGTCGAGGAAAGGCTGAATTTCCCAAAGATATCTATGCGGCCTCACCTGAACAAATTAAGTCATTTGTTGGTGGACTATTTGATGCTGATGGCAATTGGGAACCAATCAATAAAGCTATTCGTTTAGCATCAAAACATAAAAGTTTTCTTAATGGCGTACAAAAAGCTTTAGAACAGATTGGTATACAGTCTAATATAAGTTCTGCCGGAACTTCCACATTTGGCAAGACAAAATGTTGGCAGCTAGTTATCGCGGCAGATTTCAGAGCTAAATTTGCTGATGAGGTTCCTACCCACAGACTAAATATTAACCTAGATAGCTACAAACCTTATCGAGCATCAACAATTAAAGTTCTAGAAGTTGTAGAGGACGGGATTGAAGATGTTTATTGCGCTGATGTAAAGGTAGAAGAACATTCCTTTATGGCGGAAGGTGTAATTATTTCTAACTGTTGCGAAGTTACAAGTGCTGACGATTCAGACATTTGTAATCTAGGTTCAATTAACTTAGCAAACATTGACACAAAAGAAGAGTTTGCAGAGGTTATAGATAAAGCAGTTCTGTTTCTATTATCAGGAACCGTTTACTCACATGTGCCTTATGAAAAAGTAAAAAATATAAGAACTAAAAATCGTCGTTTAGGACTTGGCCTAATGGGAATCCATGAGTGGCTTCTAAAGCGTCAATATAAATATGCTCCAAATGACGAGCTAAGAGAGTGGCTAGAGATTTATGAGTCAGCTTCAAATGCAGCATCAGAAAAATATTCTAAAAAACTTGGCCTGTCAAAGCCTGTAAAAGTTAGAGCTATTGCGCCCACAGGGACAATCGGAATTATTGCTGAAACAACTACAGGAATTGAGCCAATTTACTGCGTAGCTATGAAGCGCCGTTATCTTAAAGACGGAAAGAATTGGGTACATGAATATATTGTAGACCCTACAGCTAAACGTCTTATTGATGAAGATGGAGTACATCCATCTAGCATTGAAAGCGCCCACGAACTAGCTTATAACGTAGAAAAAAGAATTGAATTTCAAGCATTTGTTCAGCAATATGTTGATCATGCTATTAGTTCAACAATTAATCTGCCTTACCCAATTACAGAAGAAGAAGAAGTAGAGGACTTTAAAGAAATGCTTTACCGTTATCTGCCTAAACTAAGAGGCGTTACTTGCTATCCTGATGGAGCGCGTGGCGGTCAACCTTTAACTTCTGTTACTTATGAAGAAGCAATTGGCAAGGAAGGCGTGGTATTTGAGTCAGACCTAGAAACGTGCGCCGGGGGAGTATGCGGCGCTTAATTGACTTAGGCGTTACATACTTTATGCGCCACATCGTACCCCGGCTGCCCCTCTAGCGCGTCAGGACCGACTGTGCTATACTGGTCAGGTGATAGGAGCGCGGGAATAAAGGGAAACGGCTGAGATATCAAACCTTCCCTCCCGGCCTATCACATGAGTTTATATAAATACAAAAGGTTCTATGCAAAGCGAAGCAAAAAAAGCATCACAAAAACGTAGATATAATAAGCGAGTAAATGATGCTAAAGAACATCTTGGAAATAAATGTTACATTCCAGAGTGTATTACTCCACACGTAAGTTTAGAGTTTCATCATATAAACCCTGAAACTAAACTAAATACAGTTACTTACTTAGCTAAATGTAGCCATAAAAGATTTTGGTCCGAAGTTAATAAATGCGTTTTAATGTGTAAATATTGTCACGACGATTTTCATGCTGATGAAATTATTGAAGGAGAGCGCCCTTGGGTCTTTAATCGCAGAGCTTGACATTCTCCGCGCGACCCTGTATAGTACCTAGAACACGATTGAGTGGCGGAATGGTGACGCGGCAGGCTGCAACCCTGTCTTATGAAGGTTCGAATCCTTTCTCAATCTCTCTACACGGCGCGGGGCATCTGTGCTATAATGTACGAACAGGTATCAACTGTAGGAAAACACGGGGAAGCGATAGGATTCGATTAGAGTTACTGCCGAAGTGCGCTCTCTAAGACAAGGGTTCGATACCCTTCTTCTCCACTTAGTAAACGAAGCTCCTTAATTCAACAAGTAGATCCGGGCCTTTTAAGCCTTGGGGCGAGTGTGCAAGTCACTCAGGGGCAATATGCATCATAAGTAGAAATGGTTGACATACTTGGCTTCCACCCAAGAGAATAGAGTTCGAATCTCTAATGATGCTTTTTAAAATTTACGCGGGATTAGTATAGTGGAGAATACGCGAGGTTTTCATCCTTGAAACAAGAGTTCAATTCTCTTATTCCGTACCATTTGGTTCATTCGTATACTGGTTATTACATCTGATTGTCGATCAGAATAAGAGGGATCGTAACCCTCATGAACCGCTTTACATAGCTGGTAAGCATTAATGGTGATGCAGGAAGCTCTTAACTTTCAGAAATGGGATCGTTACCCATACCGGCAATTTATTTGGAACATTTGACAAAGTTTCCAAATATGGTATATTTCATTTATGAAGAACTGCTCTAGATGTACTAAGACTAAAACAGAATCAGAATTTAATAAGGGACAATCTTGGTGTAGGATTTGCGTTAAAGTTTATGATAAGGAACGCTACGAGTCTGATAAAGGCAAAAGGGCTTCACAAAATAAATCAAGGCGTAAAGACTTAAGAGAATGGTCGAACAAAATAAAGTCCGGCCCTTGTACAGATTGCGACAATACATACCCACCTATAGTAATGCATTGGGATCATATTGAAAATGATAAAGAATTCAATGTTGGTAACATGGTCGCAAGAGGTTTCGGTATAGAAAAGATATCAAAAGAAATTAGTAAATGTGAATTAGTTTGTGCCAATTGTCACGCAATTAGAACAAGCTCACGTTTCATAACGGAATAAGGTGTTACGGTAGCACCCTAGGTTTGGAACTTAGAAGCCGTGGTTCGACTCCACGTATTCCGATTAAGATTATATAGGTTCAAATCCTGTTAGTCTGATTTACATAAGCTGTTATATCCCAATTGGTAGAGGAAGCCGTTTCAAACGCGGTAAAGTCTAGGTTCGAATCCTAGTAGCAGCATTTTACATAAGCCCTTATGGTGAAATGGTAGACACGGTTGGTTTAAGCCCAACTGCTGAAATATGCGTCTAGGTTCGAATCCTAGTAAGGGTACTATAACATCGGACGACCTACCGCTAGCAGGTTAATATAAAAATCTCTACTGAGAATAATGTGAGGAAGCATATGGCGCAATATGTACCTCCCGCCCGATACCTTTTATATTTCTTTATAACTTTTATAACTTATGTAGGAACCAGTAGAAGTCTGGTGTAAGCTACTCTAATATTAAGAACTTAGATTAAAGGTTGACGCTACTCCTTATCATTTGATATAATGTAACATACAAAGCGGGTAGGACAAGGTAGATAAGTCGGGAGTCTCATAAGCTCTAGGAATCGGGGCGGCACCGATACCCGCCATGAAGTACTAAACTCCATACCGTCTAGCATACAATCTGCTACACTGGTATGGCATCTGGAATACAACCGAATTGGACAGGACTCTCTTTGCTAAAGAGACAAGGCATAAAAGCCCTTCAGGTTCGAACCCTGAGTATTCCGCTTAAAATTAAATATGGAAGGTATCCGAATTGGTTAAGGACACTGTTTTGAAAACAGCTAGGCGTAACAGCCCTCAGAGTTCGAATCTCTGCCCTTCCTTGAAGTATGGTATAATGTATGAACAACATACGCCTGAATAGTATAACGGCTATTACCTCTGTTTTGTAATCAGATAATTACGGTTCGATTCCGTATTTAGGCTTGTAGTAAAAATAATGCTTGGTACACTAATTGGTAAGTGACTAGACTCTGAATCTAGGGATAGTGGTTCGAATCCATTCTAAGCAATGTTCACTGGTCGTCTAACGGTAAGACAGATGTTTTTGGGGCATCTTATCTGGGTTCGAATCCTAGCCGGTGATTGAAGTAAAAATAACATGCGCTTGTGGGCAAACTGGCAAAGCCGCTTGTCTTAGACACAAGAGATTTTGAAGGTTCGATTCCTTCCGAGCGTACTGCGAACATAGCATAACGGTTAATGCCCTTGGTTGTGATCCAAGAAAATGAGGATTCGAATTCCTCTGTTCGCCCTTAATTAAATACGGTTCCTTAGCTCAGGAGTAGAGCGGCATCTTGAAGCGTTGCGCGTCGGTGGTGCGAATCCATCAGGAATCATGAAGTAAAACATATCGTAGCGATGAAGTTGGAGAGTCATGGCAGTCTGTAAAACTGTTCCTTCGGGTGAATAGGTTCGAATCCTATATGCGATACTGTAGTAAACATTGATCTGTAGCATAATGGAAATGCGTATGCCTGTTAAGCAGAAAAATGAAGGTTCGAATCCTTCTGGATCAGCTAAAAATTAAATATAGGAGATTAGTGTAATGGCATCACGGCAGATTCCAAACCTGCAAACAAAGGTTCGATCCCTTTATTTCCTGCTTACTTACATTGACTTATCCTCTCATGTAAGAGCTAGTAAAAAAATAGCTACTTTTTGTGACTAGCAATATACCTCTATAGCACAATGGATAATGCAACGATCTTCTAAGTCGTTAGGTCTAGGTTCGAATCCTAGTAGGGGTGTAGAGTATTGTAGGTATACGCTCTACTTCAAAGTAACCTACATATGCGTCTATAGTGTAATGGATAACACACGACTCTACGAAGGTCGAAGATTTTGGTTCGAATCCAAATAGGCGCTTTAAAAATTACATACCCGATTAGCTCAGTAGGTAGAGCTTTGGTGTTACATACCAAGAAAGCATAGGTTCGAATACGTTAAGAAAAAGAAAGTCAAGAAGTAAAATTTAAGGTCGATTGGCGCAGTTGGTAGCGCAGCCGTTTTACATGCGGAAGGTCCGGGGTTCGAATCCCTGATTGACCACTTAAAAATTTATCAAGGGGTTATGGCTCGATTGGCAAGGCGATACGTTTGCAACGTATTTTATGTAGGTTCGAATCCTATTAGCTCCACTTATTTACACATTGGATATTTGTCCACTAGTTAAGACGCTGCTCTGATAAGGCAGAGAAAAAGGAGCATAACCTTTATATCCTATTGTATTACCAAAGACTCTATAACAGAGTCTTTAATCGTTGGGAAGTATCCCCTCTGTCTTATATGCAGTTGAAAGGGTAATTGGTTCACGCGGGTTCAATCCCCGCCTTCCCTATGAATTGATCTTATAACTTGATATAATACAGTTATGTCATACGATCCTAATAATTTAGAGCAACGAAAACGAAATCGCCAGTACCAAAGAGACTGGTATCAGAAGAACAAAAAGAAACAAAAAGCTAGAGTTAAGATTCAAAAAGCTAAACGAACTAGAGAAATTCAAATTTTTCTGTGCGAATATTTATCAACCAACCCTTGTGGTGAGTGTGGTCAAAAAGATATTCGGTGTTTGGACTTTCACCATATAAGAGGCGAAAAATCATTCGGCTTATTTGACGCGCCGCATAAACAAATAGCTCAACAACGCATTTTAGATGAAATAAATAAATGCGAAGTCTTATGCAGGAATTGTCACCACATATTTCACATAGAAGAAAACGACTGGTATAAAAATAAATACCTAGACGGAAGGCTTTAATCTGGTTCAAATCCAGACGGCAGTACTTAAGGGGTAATGGTTACAGATAATACGTTGGGTTCGATTCCCACCACTCCTATTTAGTATATCTGGTCAGTCGCGGCATATGGCTCAAATTCATTGTCGAGGAAGGTCAGGACAACCCTGTTAGGGCTAACCTAATATAAAATGACTTATCCGCTTTGGGAGGGGAAACCCGCTATTTACCAATAAGTAGAAAAGACGTTAAGCAGGGTATGCAATCTCAAAATATTTCCTGTAAGGACTAATCATAGTGGCGTGAAAACTAAGATGCCGAAAACTTTGAGGAATGAAGGTAGAGAGCAGCCACCATGTAAAGATGCGGCCAGTATGCACTTCCTATTGAGGGAGCTAAGTGCGCTGAAAAGCGAGAGCAACACTGAGACAGATGATTGACTGAAAAACAGAATCCTGCCTATATGATATACTAAAATTCGTAAGATTCAATGGGAAATTTGTTTGGACGGTAATATCTATTCAAACGGTTTCTCCATTGATTGCGCATTACAGATACTTCTAAATCAACATAATCATAGATAATAGTTTCATCTTTATCAGGATGGTTTCTTAAACCTCTACCTACTTGTTGTCTAGTTGTCTCATGATTCTTAGATGGAAATGGTAAGTGTATTCTGTCTAGGCGCGGGATATCCAATCCCTCGTCAGCTACGGTTGAAAATATAGCGATAGAGCCGCTGTCAGCCATTCTCCCGACCTCTAAGCGTCGGTCTGAGGATTCCTTGCCTGTAAGCATAAAACACCGCTTAGGATCGAAGCCAGCCTCTATTACGGCGCTTTGAACGTCCTCTAGGTGCTGTAGCCGCCTTGATATAACTAGATGAGCGCAGTTAGGTTCGTTATTTATCTTAGACGCAATTAATTTATTTCTATCTATGTCAGCGATAAGTTCTTTTATCATAGCTTGGTAATTATTCTGTACGCGCTTTCCATTGATAATATCTGTACCACGATATTCAAATTGAAAATTAGTTTTTACTCTGTGTACAGTAGGAATAAGTTGATTTGTTTTATCTTCAAATAAAACAGGGCCAAATACTAGTTCGGCCACCTTTGATTTCTGTTGGCTCTTTCCTTTAGTAGCTGAAAGGCCGTACCTACGATCAGCTTTAAACTTACTGACAATATTAAAGTAGCTATCTGAGCTACCAGCATGATGCGATTCATCATATACAACAACTCCCCATCTATCCCAAAAGTTTTCATTGTTTAGCTGTTCTTCTCTAGACCTTAGAGTTTGAAGCGTAGCTACTGTAATGTCTTGCTCGTTCCATTGGTTATCTCCAATAAGACCTATATCAATACCAAATTGTTCTTTGGCGCGAACTATCCACTGTTTAGCTAGCTCAGTTTTGTCAACTAAGATTATTGTTCTTTGACCTATTTCTAAAATAGCGTGAAGGCCAACTGTAGTTTTGCCAAAGCCGGGAGAAGCCATAATAAGTCCATGCTTATTGTCTAGCATAGCTTGTTTAGCTTCTGGCTGTCTATCTCTAAGGGCAATAGTATCATGATCTGTATAAGATTTTGACGATACAAAATTAGTACATCTAAGTCTTTTGTAAGGTGTCTTAGTCTCAGTCAGGCGCGTTGTAAGCTCTTTCTCAAAGCCTAGAGGTAGCGTAATGTAATCACCCTGATCTTCTAGGTAGGTCAAACGATCAGGTAGGTATTCAGCGCCATAAGTATGTTCACTTATCGCTGTAGCCTTCTTCTCGTTTTCTACTGACACCAGCTTAGCAAGAGAAGCTACCCATTTATCAGGTAGCCCCCTAACCTCAATGAAGTTTGTGACTTTTATCTCAATCAATGTAAACGTATGGTATCATACTGCTAGCATTGGCGCAAACTTCCTAGAATGCTCGTCGTACCAGCCCTTGCCTTCACATAGGTCTACTTACGCTGCCCTGAATGAGATTCCGTCGAGCGATACGAAAACTGAGGTATCGCCGCTGTTGGCATTGACAACGCCTGCGCTGGTAATCCCAAGTCCCCCGATTGCGCCAAAGACCGAGATAGGTGAGACAAGCTGGGCAGAAGGCCGGTAGCCCGCAGGCAGGGTGAACATTCCGAGATCGGTGGTCGGGCTGCGCTTGACCGCGCCGCGTAGATGGACTCGCCCGGATGGGTCTTTGTAGTACCCGGCGTTGGCGTGGGGGCTGCCAAAGTTTGTAAAGCTGTTTGTGAATGTTGGGGCAATCCATGCTTCGGGAACGTTATTTGCCAGATTTATTGATTTTCTCTTTAGTTCTTCAATATCTTTTTCGTTTTTAAGAATAGCGCCAACTAAAGTTTTTTGTTTACCTAAATTTGACATTAAGCACCTGAAAAAGTAGTTTGTAGAGAGCTTACACGTTCAGTATTGTACTCATCAATATCAATTGTAGCGCCAAAGATTCTAGGCTCATGTGTAAATAATACTGTTTCACCATCAATATATTTTTGAGCAGTAATGTAAATTCTATCTCCAATATCGTAATCTTCAAAAATTTCGTAAGGATTGCTTTCGCCTTCAGGCTTTAACGTAAGTTCATAATCAATCATTCCATTTTCTTTAATTGCTCCCTGAGCATTAGCAATAGCTTGTAATAATGTAGCATCATCACTTTCTGTAAGCTGTATAACCTCAGTCATAAGCCCATTAGTAGCTTGACTTGCTAAACTATCATATTCATACACATCATTATTAGCGCCGACAACTTGAATACGGTTTCTCATTTCGCCGCCATTCTCGTTAATTACAATATTAGAAATATTATTAACACCATGATTCATACCAAAAGGTATAGACGTTCTATCAACATAATCAGTATTATCATACAAGTTTAGCTCTCTAGTTTCAGGATCAACATAGATATCAAATCCATTTTCTGTATCAGAAAGATTAATTATTTCCTCGCCAATACTTTGAAAAATCTCATATTTAATAGTTCTATTAGTTGATCCTGTACTTAAACCAGTAGTAATATATGTAGGTACGTCTGTATTAGCTATACCTAATAGAGCGTGACCAATTGAGCTATCTAAAGTAGGAACGTCACTATAGTCAGGTACGGTTTCACGAAGATAACGATTCATAAGAATCTCAAACCAACCAACCGCCGAAAGAGTAATTTTTTCTTCTAAAAGGTCAATAGAGCGCGTCCATAAAGGTCCACTCCAAACTATAGTATTATTTTTCATTGCTATGATACAGTATTGATTTGTTTTAGTATATTCTAAATACTCTATAGTAAGAGGAAGATTAAATGTAAAATTGCCCGATCTGTTGTGACTAAGCGTTATTTGTTTGGCTCTAGCATTACCAGTTATATCAAGCTGTACTTCCATGTTGGAAGAATTAGCAAGAAAAAATTTCCAATTTGCCATTTATATCCACGCATCCTTCCACTCAAAAGATATTTGAGATTCTGTGCTTGAGCCAAAAATTGTACTAGGGCTTAATGTTATAGTGTTAGGGCCATTATAAAGTTTTAGCCAACCAGAAGTCATATCTAGTTCGTTAATTTTATTAACACCATTTTGATCTACAATTGTTCTTTTATCTACATCAATAATGTAAACGTCGCCTTCATTTATTACTATTGAAGGCTTGAATTTAATATTATTAAATGGTTCTGGCGCTGATTCATTTATAACAGTAATATTTTCCATTTCGCCACCAATTATTATAATAGGACTAGTATTATAATTACCTAAATTTTCAATATTTATATGGCCTGTTTCTGAAAGGATATTAGTATGTCTTAGAGAAAGCTCATCTAGATATAAAGTCCAGCCAGTATTAGAAACTAAGTATTCAATACTTGTTTCCATTGTAATTTTAGCACAACCACTTGGCGCTATAAACCCATGATTCCAATTAAATATAGAATTAGAAAGAGCAAACCCTATTTGTGCGCTGTAAACAATTGTTGATCCTAAACTTGTATTATTTAGATTAAAAAAGTTTAATTTTATTATTACATTAGCTGGATCACTTCCTATTATATCATTTACTTCAAAGTTAGCATTACCAGAAAATGAGTAAGCAAATCCGTCGCGTATGTTATAAAAAGACTTTGTAATTTTTACTTTATCAGGATTAGTGTATGAGCTTACAACCTTTAGTGATTTAGTTCCCTGCGATGCCCAATCAGTTGAAATAGAGCTAACTACACTTCCACCCGGAGCTAATACATTATATGGGTCATAGTAACCTGAGCCGTCGAAGTAGGTGCCCACCTCGCTTGACTTCTCAAGCAGACAGTCCCATACGCGGAAACTTACAAAGTCGCCGTCTGTTTCCGAAAAGCAGGTAGGCCGCATTGCGACGAACGCTGTCAAAGCAGGCGCGGTCGCGGTGGTGTGAATCCGAGTCCCGGCCACGCCTTCGTCTGGCACAAAGTCCGAAGTATCGGTGCTAATGAGCGAGTTCCCCGCGTCATACCATTGGATCTGGCATCGAAAACCTCTTGCGGCAGAAGTCGAGACAGACGGGTCGATGCTATGAAAGACTGCGCTCGCGGTCCAGATCTCGCCCGGTGCCGCAGGAACCGAGTTCGTCGGCGAGGTCGTCATAAACAGAGCCTGAGGGGTTGCGCCTACCTTCGTGCCGACTATGCTGAACGACGTTCCGTGTTGAGTAAGCGAAGTGTTTTGCTTTATCATCGCCGCGCCCGTGTAGCCGGTGCTGCCAAAAGACCAGCCGTCCGTTGCGTTTACGGCGGCTCGCGGGTTTGCCGCGTAGTTTCGCCGCGTATTAGCATAATTATTATCAATTTCGCTTGTGCTATTGTGATCAGTTCCAAGCCAACTAGTTCTTTTGTTATTAGGATCAGAAACCCATCTATTATTTATGCCGCTAGCACTTTCGAAACTAATATCATTATTAAATTCTGGTTCATCAACAGTTACTAGCGTATTAATGTAATTTTTACTTACTCTATAAAATCTAGGATCAGAAGCAGTAAGTGTAATCTGCCATGTACGAAAATGTCTGTAATCTAAACTTGATACATCTTCTTCTTTGGACATTTCGGCAGATTTTTTACAATTTATGTAATGATTCATATTGTTTTGATTAGTCAAAAAGTATAGCGGCTTTTCTTTCATATCAATAAAAGCTGTTCTTAAAGATTCTTCCATATCACGGAGTTTATCTAAGCCATAAGCTTCTACTCTAACTTGCATAACAATTGTGCGGCCAGAATAATAACTAGTGTAGGCATCTTGACCATCATCACCCGGCTTATCTTCTCTAGAATCTCTAATAGAAGAATCAGCTAAACCATCAATACTCATTACTCTATATTTATCGTATACAGTTAAATCATTCATAACTAGCCCGTTATAAGAAAATGTTGCCTCTAGGCCAATAGGCACAGCAATTCCAGAGCCTTTAACTGCTAGCTCACCATCGCCTTGCCATCTGCTATTAGTTATTGCTTTATATAATGAATGATTAACTGGCATTTATATCTATAAACCAAATCTGACTAGATTATTATTAGGCATTAGTTTTCTTTAAGGTGTAAGTGTTGCCACGTTTAGACCATTTGGCTTTTTTAAGCGTTGAAACGACTGCCGGTGCGAGAGAGGTTACGGACAGTTTTGTTACTTCGTCACTTAGCAGGTTGTCATTTGCCCATTCCACAAATCGTGTAAGTACGCCTTCGCCACTCACAGATGAACTAAGTGAAAACTCTGTAAAGTCAAGGGTTTTGTTCGATAGAGTGCAGCGGATTCTACCGCACAGCGGCCCAAATTCCACCTTTAGATTGTGCCACTCAATTACGATGTCGCCATCTTCATTACTTACTATATTGGCGGTTAAGTCGGCATTAGTTGGGTCTGTATAAGGGAATGTATTTTCAATCATTTTATGCTCCTATTCCGAATGTAATCATTACTGATGTTCCAGTTGCATCTATATTTCCGTCCAATCGGAGTGTGCCAGCAGTTGTGATATTAACATTGCAGGATATTGACTTGCCAATCGCCGGTAGGCTCGCCTGCTGGATTGTCCCGACCCCGCCATCTGTCCAAGAAAAGGTCATTTTTGACATATTTCCACTTGTATGAACAATCACAACGTGTTGTCCTATTGGCAAGTAGCCAAAGGCGACTAGCGTATTTCCTGAAGAGTGTGCATAGGTCGCCATTTCCTGAACAACATTTACCGCTCGATTTCCAACCGCGTTTGTCCAAATCTTGCCCGAAGTTACGGAAAGATCGGAGGGTGTTCGTTGGTTCGACAGTCGTGAATCATTGCCTGCCGCTGCCTGTGCTGCCCCGGTGCCGAGCGAGCGCATGGTTGCGCTGCCGGTCGAGCCGTCTTTTAGCGTGGCATCAACTTTGGCGCTGGTGACCGCGCTAGAAGCCAGTTCACTTGCGCTGACTTGCCCGGCTGCAATCTTGCCTGCGGTGACTGAATCGTTAGCGAGCTTGGCGGTAGTGACTGCCGTGTCAATAAGGTCAGGAGTACCTACCGAGTTGCTAGCAATTTTTGATCCTGTAACTGCATCGTTAGCGATATGGTTGGTGCCGACCGAGTTATCGGCAATGTGGGAACTGTTCACCGCGTCGTCAGCGATCTTGTCGAACGTAACGCAGTCAGGCCCGAGCTTGGCGTTGGTGACCGCGCCGCCGTTGATTGTGCGAGTTATTACCGACTCATCCCATATCTTGCTGTGGGTAACAGCAAGATTGCCAAGCTTTGACCCATCAATTGCGCCGTTGGCGATCTTTCCAGTAGAAACGCTTAGATCGAGTATCTTCTGTGATGCGTTAATGTTGTTGTTAGCTATGTTGGGATTAGTAATACTACCAGCAGGAATTTCTAGCTGATCAAAGTCTATTCCAGCATCGTCGCCAGCAACCGCATTGAACGGAATTCTTCTTGTTGTTACTCTTGCCGGAATTTCTGTATCTCTTACTTCAAGTTCGTAATATCCGGGGTTTGTCCAAAACTCAATAACACCGTTTGGTACAGTTAGAAATCCCTGTGACTTTAGAGTGCTACCAGTTTTACCTGCATAAATTGTTGCTAATGAGTTAGTAGAATCGTATACATAGCATTCAAGATTAGCCATAGGCTTTCCGTCTGCTGCGTTATTGAATACTCCATCAAAACCTGATCTTGCTGCCATAATATCTCCTTATATTGATTTAAGAGTTGAAAGTTTAAAGCCGATTATATTGCTTAGTGCCACAGGATCGGCTACTTCCATTGGCTGCGTAAAGTTAATTGTATCAACCATTGTGCCATTACCATAATTTTTATCTTTTGGCACAACAACCTCTGCTGCGTGTAGATAAGCAAGCCCATCTGTTTTTATATGTCCACCAGAAGCTAGCATTGGAATAGTGTTCATTAGCGATGGAAGAATTTGTCCATTACCATTTGTAATAGCCTGTCTAAGCATTTCCCAATTAGTAGACTTAAAGTTAAATACGCCGCTTGAATTAAGTTCATTAGTGGCATCAGTATTTTGAAGTATTGCTAATTCGTTATCTAGAAGCGCCTGTTCAAGTTCCTTAGTTCTATCTGTAGTTCCAGCTAGGATTGACTCTGCTAGCTCATCTTGAATTGCTTGGCGCTCAATCTCTAAGACACCACCTTTCTGTCCATATAGTGCCGCTATTAAATCCTTACCTGCTCTAGTTGTTTCGCCGTCAGCGCCTTTATTCTGTAGAGCTATAATTTCGGCCATAGTGTCTAGCTGTTGTTTTTCACCGCCGTACCCACTAATTTCTTTTTCATAATCAGCAATACTTGTATCCAAATCATTAATGCTTTGAGTATTACCAAGAGTAGCAAGCTCATTCTCTAGTAGAGACTGTTTTAGTTCATTAATTCTTTCTTCAGAACCCCCTTCTGCTATAGCTCTTGCTAGCTCAGTTTCAATCGCGCCCCTCTGATAATCAAGTATGCTGCTTCTAACTGCTAGAAGATCAGCAATTTTATTTTTACCTGTTTGGGTCAATTGATCGTTAGGGTCTTTATTTGTCAAATTAGCAATTTCAATCTGAGAATCTATTGATTGAATACCAACACCAAATGCTGACATTTGCTTTTCGTAAGCTTGAATATAAGTGTCTGATAAAGCCTTAACGCTATCTGAATTTTGAATAGTAGCTAACTCATTATCTAGTAAAGCTTGTTCAAGGTCTTTAACTCTATCAGTATCTCCTTCTGCCTTTGAACGGTTTAGTTCTTCCTGAATAGCATCACGTTCACCCTGTAAAATATTAGCTTTTTCTCCATACAGACTTTCAATTATTCCTATACCAACATTAGTAAGGTTTCCTTCCTCATCAGTATTTTGAAGTCTAGCAATTTCAATTTTAGTATCTGCCTGTTGAGTTCTGTTACCAAAAGTTGCAAGTAGTTTTTCATAAGCTTGTGTAGTATCATTTAGATCATTTATGCTCTGAGTGTTTTCTAGCATGGCAAGCTGATTTTCTAGAAGTGCTTGGTTTAGTTCTCTGCTGCGCTCAATATCGCCTGTCTTATTAGCATTTTTAATAGCGTTTTTAATTACGGCGCGTTCTTCTTCAAGAATATTTTTCTTATTACCATATAAAGCTGCTACTTCTGTCTTTCCATTTTCAGTTAGATTTCCGTCCCTATCCTGATTTTTTAGACTAGCAATTTGAATTTTGGTATCATTAGCACTCTGTCTCTGACTAAATCTACCAATAGTAGCTTCGTAAACAGCAAGTTGAGCTTCATATAGAGCAGCTATTGTTTCTCGTTTCTTATCAATAGCTTCTTTACGGTTATTAGTAATGTTGTTTAAAGAAGTACGTAGCTTTTGAACATCAACTTTTTTATTCTTGCGAGTTTTATCTAAATCTTTTTTGAGAGCTTCTTTTTCGTCTTTATCATCAGACTTATTAAGCTTTCTCTTTATTTTATCTATATCTTTTTGGTAAGAATCTTGAGTTTTACCAAGCTTTCTCTTAGTCTTTATTCTACCGCGAGTAGCCTCATTGATTGCTTTTTGTTCAACCTTTAGTTGCTTACGAAGATCGCCAACCTGTCTCTTAGCTTCTTGTATTTCAGTATTACTTCTAGTCGCAACCTTTATTCCTTTTCTATTTTTCTTGAAAGAGTAAGTCCACTTAGCTGTTGCTCTAGCAAGATTACTTACAGTATCTTCAATATCTTTCATGAATGAAGTAATTCTGTCAGAAGTTAAAAGAATGTAATCACCAATATTAGATGTATTATATGTTGCACCTTCAAAAGCTCGCAAACTTTTACGATCTCTTTTAATTTCTTTAAGCTCTGTATTTAAAGTATTAAGTTCTTTTCTAGCAGATTTTTTCTTCTTATCGGAACTAGCCTCATCAAGTTCTTTTTGTTTATTGCGAATTTCTTTATTCTTCTCTTTAATTTCATCCGTGAATTCGTCACGCGCCTTAATAAGAAGAATATCATCTTTGAAATCTTTGATTTTTTCTTTTAAGCGTTCTTTGATTGACCTACGTTCAGAATTTTCAATTTTCTTCCACATCTTATCAATCTGATTCTGTAATCCAGCCGCACTCTTAGGCTTTTTCTTTTTATTATTTTTGCGTAAGCTTGCCGCAGGAATTACTGATTCGCCATATTCAAGTTTAGCTATAACTTCGTTGCCCTTAAGACCAAACATCTTTTTAGTTACTTCGTCATTTTGATGTTCTTTTCCAATTCCATAAACTCCGTCATGGAACGTAGGAACCTTACCGCCTCTATCATGATCCATGTTTGGTACTCTACCATTATAGTGAGCATTCCAATCTGTTACAGAGCCAGTACCATACCAAGCGCCTGTGCCTTGCCGGTCATAAATAGCTCTAGCTGCTAAAGCGTTTTTAACAGGATTACGCATGTTGGCTTCTCCACCAAAACGACTAATAACATCTTCATTGCCAACTCCTGTTGTTATCTGCCAAAGCCCTAGACCAAAAGTATTTCCATAACCGGCAGCAGCGTCACTACCAATTGCTCCCGGCATTAGCATAGATTCTCCAATAGCAATTTGAGCAAATGTTTTACCGGGCATACCCGCTGCTTCAGCTAGAGCCGCTACTACGTTGAATGGTAGTGCAGGCCCGTCATAGTCTGTTACAGGAGCAAAGATTCTATCTATGGCGCTGAAATCTTCTGCGTTTTTTAGAGACATACGAATAGTGCCACTACCGCCAGCTTCAGTAGCAACAATTTTTTCAGCAAGATACTTATTAGAAGCTTTAGTTAGTTTATCGCTTTGACCCTGAAGCATCTTTTTAGGTACTCCGTTGTCTCCCTTAATTTTAGGCTTCTTAAGCTTAGGTGCTTCCGTTGCCATTATGCCGCCAGAAGAAACAGGTATTGCTTGTCCTGTAAGAATTTCAGTTAGAGCCGCAGTACTATTAGCGTACTGTTCCTGTAGGGCAAGATGGATATGGTCGAAGTGGTTTCCGCCAATATTAGTACGGTAAAGCATTTGTTTAATTGCGCCACCAGAATAATTTTCTACCCATGAGCCGCCATTACCTAGAACATTAGCGAACCATTGCCAAGCTGCGTCCATTTCAGGGGTTGGGCTTGAACCGTTTGAAATATCAATAGCACCGCCCCATGAATGATCTGAAACATTACCAGAACTAGTTAACGTTCCTGCGCCTCTAATACCACTTGTTACTCCAACACCAAAATACTGATTGGCTAGGTAGCCCATCAAGTCTAGACCCGGCAGAGCGCCCATAGCGTCAGGAACACTTTTAGGAATTATAATTGACTGTCCACCAGCATTAGCTCTGCGTGAATTTCTACCGCCCCTATTAAAATTACTATTACCAGAATGACCAGTACCAGCATGAGCGCGATTTTCTTTCTGGAAAAGATTATCTAGTGAGTTATAAGGTGAGCCACCTACAGAGTTAGCTACAGCAAAAGCTCTATCAGTTTCTCTTTGTTGTGCGCCTGTTAAGAAAGCTTCGCCGCCAGCTACTTTTACATGACGATCATCTGGCTTACGTTCACCCTTACGGCCAAAGTAACCACCCTTAGCAAATCCAGTATCAGAAGTAGCTTGTTTAAACATTCCGCTAACTTCTGGTAAATCAACCTTAATAGGATCAACATTAAACTGTGTAAGAATTTTGTTTGTTACTTGCTTAAACACCATTCCAAGAGCGCGTGAATTTTCACCAGTTACTTTCAATACTGTATTTAGAGCGCCCATTTTTTTAGATAGACCTCTAATAGCGGCAGTTTCTAAGTTAGTTGTTTTAGTAGCTTTAAAGGCTGCTGCCTCGTAATTGTCTGTATGCTTAATTCCTTTTACAAGATTAGAGTTATATACGCCGCGAGCTTTTGTCCCTGATCTAGTAGCACTAGTAAATCTCTGTTGAATACTCATAGCTGACTTAGTAGCATCTGAAAGATTACCCTTAATCTTTACAGAGTTACTATCGGCTACATTAGAATCAGTACGTGAGCCTTTGCTATTCTTTAGAACTTTAGCCAAACGCGCTTCGGCATTAGCTGTAGCCGCTACTGATCTAGCATAATTTCTCTGTCGCTTAGATGCTGTATCCGCCGCCTCTGCCATTGCCTTCTGTAGTCTTTGCGCTCGTCTAGACGCTTTAGATGATTTATCAAGAGCTTTGCTAAGCTGGTTATTAGTTACAATATTTTTCTTAGAAGCGCCACCCGACCTAAGCATTGCTTTATGGTTGAAGTTTTCAGCAGTTGTAGCTCTTTTATTAGCTTTAGTTTTTTTGTCTTTTGCTTTAGCATCAGCTTCATCGTTTTTCTTTGAACTGTCGCCAAGCCCTGAACCTCTGCCTCTATTACCCGCCGCATTAAGTTTAGCTTCGTTTGCTTTTCTAGCGGCTCTTTCACCGCTAGTTTCTACTTTACCAACTCTATCAACGTCACCAATAGGTAGTTTATTATAAGCATCAATAGCAACATTGATTGCGTCAATAATCCAATTAATTCCGCTAATAAATCCATCAAGAACTGTTTGGGCAATACCAGAAAATACATTGCGCAATCCATCACCTAGCGCATTCCAAACTAACTTACCAATATTTTTTAGTGAATCCCAAACAATACCGCCAGCAGCTTTCAAAATATCAAATACAAATGTAAGAAGTATCTTGCCAATATTTTTTAAGAATTCGCCAAAGGTAATTTCTCCGTTTACAAGCTGAGCTATATTATCAATCCACGCAGCAATAGCTTTAGTAATAGCTCTAATTGCTCTAAGGAAGCCCTTTAGAGGAACAAGTATGGTATTAATAATTGCCATCAGCGCGATAGTTCCTGCTAGTTTACCAATCCATGCTATGATATTAAATATTACTTTAAGAAATTGAGCAAATCCTGAATCGCCACTAGCTACTGCTCCAAAAATTTCTCCTATACTTTTTACAGAATCTCCAATATCTCCAAAAATAGCTTTAACTTCTTTCCAAATACCTTTAAGATTGTCTATAAGTATATCTCTAATTCCAAGGAAGTTTTCCTTTAGTGCATTTATAGCCCCAATAACTATTTCTATTCCAGCAGCTATAGCCCAACCAACTATAGGAATACCCGCCAACCCTTTAGTAAAGATACGTATAAAGCCTCCGCTCTTTGTAAGGGTTCTAAAAAATTCGCCCAATAAAGCTCTAAATAAACCAAAGAAGCTGTTAGCCTTACCTGATGCTCCCCAAATTTTAAGTAAGCTCATTCTAAAGCCTTCAGTGGCTTTTAGAATTGTGCCGCCAAGCATAACAGCAACTCTACCAATTATAGTACTAAAGCCTTTGAACAATAAGTAAAATGGCTTGAAAAGCGCAAACATAGAGGACCAAGCAGCACCAAAAATAGTAATAGCAACTGCCCACTTTAAGAAGTGACCAATTAGAGGTATCTCAATTAGCTTGTCAATACCAAGTGCGAACACTCCAACTAATTCGATACCTTGTACAAATCCGGGGATAAGAACTTTATTTAAAATGTCTGCCAAAGCTTTTACATGTACACTTCCAGATAGTTCAATAAATGCTTTACCAATTTCTACTATTACGCTACCAATGTACTCCATTGATTTAGCAGCATCTTCAAAAAAGTTCTTAGCGCCCGAGTCGTCTGATGAGAGCGCGTCCTTAGCGTCGTTTATTACCCCTGTAAGCGTTGTAAGCGTTCCTAACGCGCTGTCGCCGCTTGCGCCCATCAACTCCCCAAAGAGGCCAATTACTGCTCCAATTAGGTGATACCAAGCCTTGAAGTGTTCTAGCCCTGTAGAAAAGAAATCGCTTAAGCTATTGGTATCAGACGTAGCATCAGTTAATTGAGTTAGTTCCTCTAAAAAGAATTTTAGAAATTCAGTTAGTACTGGCGCTGAAGCTGTCGCAATGTTTCTAAATACCTTAGCAAGCTCCAAGAACATTGAGACAATTGTTGGAAAGTTTTTAGATGATTCACCAATTGTTTCTTCAAAGAATCTTGTAAATCCTGAATTTGTTAAGACTTTAGAAATTCTTTCAATCTGGTTGCCAACAACTGTAGCAAGAGCAGTAAAAGCTTTAAGAATTTTAGGATTGAATAAAAGTTTTTCTACATTTTGTAATCCATCACCAAAAGACCTAATAATAATATCTGTAATAGGTCTAGTAGCTTTAGCAAATCTAGCCTTGAAAGATTGTAGTTGTTTGAATAAAGCTTTTTCAGCAGGAGAAAGTTTAGACAAGAAATAAGCTAGATTATCTGTAGCGGCACTTTGAGTATCAGCAGCAGTTGCAGCAGTCTTGTGAGCGTCAGCTAAATTACGCTGAGCATCAGCTACAGCCTTTATAGCGTCTTTTACTCCATCGTCACCATTAACTCCATTCCGTTTACCAAGTTTACGTTCTTTACGAACATCTCTTAAGTTTCTACGTGACTGACCAGTATCAAATCTTGTAGTATCTATATCTAACTGAGCTTGTGCTATTCCTTCAACATCGCCACCACGTATAGACTCTCTTAAAGCTCTTTGTGCGTCTGCCTGTGAAAGAACTGATCCTCTTAGAGCTAATTCAGCTTCGCGCTCTTTATAGATAAGTTCTTGAAGTTCTTTCTTAGCATCCTTACGCGCCTCAGTAACTCCTTCTTGTGCTTCTTGTAATGCGCGGTTAGCATCAGCAATCTGATCAGTATTATCAATTGCGGCTTCTTCAGCACCAGTATCACCAAACTGTTGCTTTTTCAATAAGTCGCTTTGTTTGACAGCCTCTTGAATAGCTGATAGCCTGCTCATAGCCGTTGCTAACAGCCCGACTACTGGTATAGCTTGTGCTACAGCAGCGGTAAAAACTCCACCTAACGCACCAGCAGCATAAATTAATGAGCCTGCTAGAGATATAGCAGAACCAGCAAGTGCTGATAGGGCAGCAACTAGAGAACGAGCAAATACTAAAATACCAACGATAGCTAGACCACGAACAGCTAGTCCTAGACGACCTAGCCTACGTGAAAGATCGCCACCAGCCCTAGCAGTTATTCTCCAATTATTTATTACATCATTAAATAAACTACTTTGTCTATCAGTTTCCTTATTAGTTTTTTTCTTAGCTTTAGCAACTTCTTTCTCTACAGCTATAGATTTAGCTCTTTCCCTATTAGCAATTTTAGTTGCTTCAGCTTCAGCTTTAGCTGCGGCAATTGAGCGGTCCCTTTCAGCAATTACATTATCAGCTATGCCGCCAAGATCATCATACTTTCCTCCCCTTTTAGTAATAGCCCTTCTAGAAACTTCCTGTGCGGTTTTGTTAGCATCTTTATCAAGTTGATCGCCGCCTTTCTTAATAAGATCATGTTCTTCAACAAGAAGCTTAGCAAGCTTTTTGCGCTCTTGGGCAATCTTATTGGTTCCAGCAACTTGATCGTCAATGTGCTTTTCAGTACGGGTATTGATTGATTCAATAGTGCTGCCCATACGTTGTTCGGCTTTTTGCCTCTCGCGGTGCGCTTTGTCCCTAGCCTCAGAGTTTTGGTTATCTAGTTTGCCTTGTTCTTTAAGGTCGCCTTGAACCTGCTTGCCTTCAAGCAACCTTTGTTTACTAAGTTCTTTTTCAACTTTAGTAGCAGCCTGTGTAAGTGTAAGATTTTCTTTGCCAAACTCAATTGATTTTTTGTAACTATCTTCTTGTGTGTCAGCAATATGAAGAAATGCTGCGCCCTTATCTTCTTCAATCTTTCTATCCATTTTAAGCGCGGCAGTATGCTTCTTGCCAAAGGACTCTGTATGAATTTGATTTCTTCTAGCCTTATCCATGATATCATCATAAGATTCACCCATTGCGTCTAATTCATCATGAATAGCTTTAGCTTTAGCAGCCCATTCGTCTATTAGAAGCTCACTTTCTATAGAGCCGCCACCCCTATACTGATTACGCATTTCCTGTGTTTGGTTAGCAAGCCTACCTAGCTTACCTCTTAAGCTAGCAACTTTAAGCTGTCTAATTCTTCTATTTCTCTCATCTTCTTCATCAGAATCACCACTACCACCAGACCCGCCGCCACCACTACCACCAGAACCACCGCTACCACCAGACCCGCCGCCAACTAGGTCTGCTCTCTTAGCTAATTCTGAATTTATTTGTTTTGTTGTATTTTGTTCATTTTTTATCTGATCATTTTGTATTTTCTTTATTTCATTAACGTGTTCTTGTAAACTACTTACATAGTTATTTTGAGAATCTTCCATACGAGCAATAAGTTTTTTATAACTTACTCTTTCTGAAACACGATTAGAACTTACCCAACTATCATAATCTTCTTTAGCTTCTTTATAAGTATTAAATGGATCGCTATAGTTTCCATCGTCATTTTCTATAATCCATCTTGGTCCAGAGCCATAGCCATCATTCTTGTCAGGCGTAAATTTAGTTATTGTACTAGTAGAATTTTCATCTTTATAATAACCAGCAGCGATTCTTTTCCACTTAGCTGCCTCTTGTCTGCTTACTGACGCTCTTTTTAGAGCTTCATTTAAACTTTTTAGTTGATCAGCGTTATCTTCCATTCTAGAAGTAGTATTCTTAATTTTTTCATCTAAGATTGCACTTCGTTCTTGCTCATCATTTAACTTTTTTTGAGAGTCAGTAAGCTTGTTAGTTGAATCAGCTTGTTTATTAATAGCATCAGAATCTTTACCACGCTGCTTGTCTATATCCTCTTGGCGCTTATTTGCGTCCTCTAAGTCTTTTCTTAGTTGAGCAAGACTTTTACGCGCATCTTCAGTCTCCGGTGAGATATTATTTATAGCGTTTAAAATTAATGTTAAAGTTGTAGTATCAGATTTAGCCATATCTATTACTCGCTATCAGGCTTTGGTAGTTTCATGTTTTCAATTGACTTCTTAGCAGGTGCTAAGAATGGATCATCCCAATCAACTTCTTCCTCAGTAATTTCTCCATAAAGAGCAGCAATAGCAGTTGAAAACTGTTTATCAACAGCTTCCATCATATCCTGCCTTAGACTAGGCTTCTCACTTTGATCTAGGTTTGGGTTGCCCCAAAGATTAGCAATCTCAGAATCCCGTCTAGCACTAAGGCTATCCGCAATCTTTCTTCTAGAGTATGCTTCGTAAAGACCTTCAAACTTTGATGCAGGCCAGTCAAATAGCATAGTATCAATACTTTCGTTATGATCCGCTGAAAAAGCTTCGACTGTCTCTATCAAGTTATAGTTCCTTACTCCTGCGCCGTAGCCTTTTCGCTCGCCGCTAGAGTCTGTACTCTGGTCGCTATTTTTCGTAGATGTTGGTCGAAAAAACTCTTCAAAGCCTCCCCGTTCTGAGCAATAGCTGTGTCTAGAATTGCTACACCCTGTTCATCGTCAATAACTTCTAATGAGTCTACTACCCACTGACGATCCTTTGGTTTCGCGCCAAGAACTAATAGATATAGCTGGTCTAGGAAATCGGGAGTGATTTCAACTAGGCGCAGAATTACATCTAGAAACTGGTTAGTCGCAAATGACTCAGCATCTTCAGGATCAACGCCCTGACCAATAAGGTTATTTACGCCACCAAACATATCTGACACTACCTCTCCAATATTTCCGTCGCTATCAGAAGCAGCACGTAGAGTTGTAGCTACTAGACTTAGAAGCCTAGTCTTAGGAATGAAAGCTAGTTCCTTCTGAATAAAATCTTTTGTTTCTTCAGTAACAGGGTGTACTAGTGTTACAGTAACTTCATTAGATACTGTATCTAGAATTGCTACCTGTTTTTCAAAATCTGAAAGTTCATCTTTAACTGCAACAGGCGCTTCCTGTACTACTGATTCTTCCTCTGTTACTTCTGTTTCTACTTCGGTACTCAATTTGTCCTCCTTTGATTTTCAGACAAGTTGTTGTTTAAGTTTCTATATAGATTATACCAAGAAGTCAGCTAATAAGCTACTATAGCCTTTCACCAGTTGCTATAATTTTAGCAATCTTTCTACCAAGGTTATATTTTTCAATGCCGCCAAAGTTAGTTTTAGTAAGCCTAATAGACTTCTCCCAAAATAGTTGAGGCGGCTGGCCTGCTACTGAACTCGCTGTAGCGTATGGTATTCCAGTTTTTTTATTACGTAGTCTCATTACATTACCCATAGCGCGTGGGGTAATAGGATCAGTTGTGCCATAGTTTACCCAAAAAGGATAGTCACTTTCTTGCCACCTAATTCTAGAATCTTTAATAGGGGCAAGTTGTAAATTATGCCAATAAGTATTGCCGCTACCAGCGTGATCAATTTCACGTATCTTTCTAGTCCATTTAAGTCCTCTGGACCTTAGTAGACCTAATTCACCCCTTGGAGCATGGATTTTATAGACTTTCTTAAAAAAGTCTCTCTGATCATTTACGTATTTTCTAACATACATATCAATCCATTCTTGTTGAGCAGCAGAACGGTTGTCTGAGCTAAACATAATTGGATAACTTGCGTCAGTTGTTATAGAAATATTCCCCATAATTATCCTGTAAAAATAAAGGGGCTGGCAACCTTTCGATTACCAACCCCTTTTCTTAATGCTGCTTTAGCTAGCAAAATAACAGATGTAACTGTTACGCTTGCTCGAATGTCAAGAAGAAACGACTCTTCGGATCAGCAATTGATGTATCCGCTAGAGCTTTGAACTGAACCGGAATTGTCATTTGATCGCCTTCACGGTTGAAAACAATGCTTGACTCTACTGGCTGTAGCTGCGCGATACGTACTACTGTAGCGCGAATCTTATCAGTTCTAGCGTTCTTGAATAGAACTGCTAGACGACGCTGCTTATACTCGTCTGACTGTCCGTATCCAAGAATACGTTCACCAGCACCGTTAGTCGTAATAGCTGAACCTTCCCATACTAGCTGAAGGTGTTCTAGAGTCATTTCGGCTAGGGCTGTCTGTACTGACGCTTCCCATGATGTAGGAGAAGAATAAATATCTCCAAATATCTGGTCTACTGAAAGTGTTTCTTCAGTGTGGTTAGTTGAGACTGTTACGCCACCTTTAGTAGCTCCCAAATCCTCCCAACCTGCTCTTGCGTTGTACTGAGTTACGCCTGAAGCTACAACGATAATATCGTCAATACCTGAAGGGTAAGCCTGTCCAATGTCGGCAACTAGAATACGGGCGGCACCTTTAAGTGTAGCCCAATCGTCTGTTAATCCTGTCTTATAGAAATCTGCCATCTGTTATTTCACCCCCTTATTTGGATTAGAATTTTTAGAGGTACTAGCTAAAGCATCCTCTTCTGTTTGAAATTGTGCTTGACTGTCTTTAGGAATACTACCCACCTTTACAACTTCATCTTTTGGTGTTGATACTACATCCTTATGTTCAGTCTTAAGGCTTTTAATGTTAAAGTTTTTTGAAAGACTGCTTACATCTTCGTCAGATGCTTCAAACTTTTCTCCTGTATAAACTCTTGAACCATTTACAACAAGATAATCCGCACTTGTATTCTTAGGTCCGTTATTTTTATAGCTCATAAATTTACTCCGGTATTAAAGCGTTTCTAGTGATTTGATAATCAATGCGTCCTGCTCTCCAAAACCATTTTATATCATTACCTTGCGGGTGATCACTTCTTGTAAAAACATCTGTTAAGATAGCTGAAGGGTCTGAATCAAAACCTTCTATAAGTCCGTTAAGTGTTTGATTACGCATCATAACGTTATGTACTGCTTCTAAAGTTCTATTTGTTCGTCTATTTACCTCAGACTCATTATATAGGGATTTACACATAATTTCAATAGCTAAGCCAACAGCGTAATTATTCATTTGGTCAATTCCGCTCTCTGATTGATCAGCATTATCTGATATAGCACAAATATTTGGGTATTTATCAATGGGCGCTTCAATCAAAGATGGTGTGTGTCCATAATAATAATTACCTTCAATTACTAATTCTTGTTCAACTGTAATAGGTTCTACACCAATTAGTTGATTAACTTCTTGATCCCTTGATTCCCACCTATCTTGTACACTAACAAGTTCTGTATTAAGTTCACTATAAAGAATTTTTATAGCTTCTGTTTCAATAAGTTCTGTTCCAAATCCAGATTCAGTAAGTTCCATTACCAAAATCTCCCTCTAACTGCGTTTCTGCCGCGTAAGGTATTACCTCTAACTGGAAATCCATAATCTCTAAAGTGCGTATGTGGATTAGGCGTAATGTATCCTTCATCTGTGCCATCAGATACGCTAGGTACTGAGTTAGCGCGTCTAATGTTTGGTAAGTCTATAAGTTCTGAAATATCGTCACGTTCTTTAGCAATTTCTTCTACTAGTTGATCGTGTAGCTGATCCAGCATTTCAATTCTATCAGGATATGAAACTGACTCATCTGTACCAACAGAAGTCTTTGAGCTTACCATAGAAGCCCAATAGTCCTTACCAGCAGGTATTATAGAAATTACAGCAATCTTAGCGATATAATTAGCTACTCTAATATCCATAGCGGCTTCATCTTCTGCAAGAATTTCAACACCTAGCAGCGAAAGCTTCGCAATTTCTACTTTGCTTTGTAACTGTCTGTCTCCATAGTGTTCAGATTCTTCTAAACGTTCCCATGTAATAGGCAGGTAAGATTTTGCGGCGTGATATATAGCACCTGTGCGAGTTTCTAGACCCGGCGCATGAGTTGCAATAATAATAGAAAATTCATCAGATTCAAAAATAATACCAGATGAATTAATTTCCCACCAAGCTATATATTGCCCCGGAATAATAAAGTCATTAGCATTCCAAATATATCTAACTTGACCCGAGCTAGCGTTTATTATACTAGCAGCAGAATCTATATAGATACTATCAGAATCCCATTGGCGCAACTTAAGTCTTACAGTAGAACTAATAGGAATATTAAAAGCTCTGTTATTATTAGTAATTTGGTCGTTTAAAGGAATACCAATTTCTGTATTATAAACTATAATTCTATTTTTCATTAGTTACCTTTAAACTGCCCATAAAATTCATTATCTTGTTTTTTCTTTTCTTCTAATTTAGTATCGTTTTCAAGAATTTCAGATTCATTAAATTTATGATACAAAGTGCTAGTAACTAATAATTCAGTAGAATATTCTTTATTTTCTAGTGACCAAATAATTTTATATTTGCCTGATTCTTCTGGTGCTTTAATGTTAGCAAATTGAGAATCAACTGTAAATTCTTTAATAACTTTATTATTGTTTTTTATTTTTACAATAATTTCTTTATAATTAACATTTTCAGTATTATTTCCTAAACTGAGGTCTATATCAAAGGGAGCATTTTTTGGTTTAATAATCATTAAGCATCGCCACCAAGATCAGGCATAATTATTAAAGTTCCGTAGCTATCATTAGGAAATGTTTGATATCCTCCCGGCCAATTTACTTCAACTTCAACGTCATAAGTTCCACTAAAGTCTGTATCACCAGCTTGCCAGCTATAAGATATTTTTCCATTTTGACCATCAAATAAAGTAACTCCACTTAAAACAATGGCAAAAGAAGCAGTCTTTATAATAATTTTTACGGTTGAGTCGCGCAAATCGGTAGGCTGACTTACATTGTTATCATCAATGTAAGTAAGGTTTATAGCTAATGGCGGATAAGTGTCGCCGCGTTTCATTGTTAAACTCATTATTTGTCCTTAAGTAAATTTGCCGTCATACTATATGATACCAATAATTGAGCATTTTTATAAATTATCAAAGCTATGCCTCATGACCCGTAACAATAGATATATCTGTAGAATTATAATTTATGTTTATTTCAAATTTTGAAGATGGTGGATTATAAAGTGCGCTTCGAAAAGCAGTTAGTATTTGATTTGCTGTAAGCGCTCGCTCGTGGACTGATACCCATGCCTGCTTGCCGTCGAACCATTGCCCTCCGTAGCCGTTCACCTCGAACCTGTTGCCGAGCGAGGACGTGGCCCATTGACCGGCGTGAGCCTTCGTTGTCAGACTGACCCCGTTCAGGTAGATGGTCGCAAGGTTGCCCGGTTCGTCGCAGACCACCGCAACGTGATTCCATTGCCCCGCGAGCCAGCCGGTCCCGGTCCATGTAACTATGGTCGCGCTCATGAACACTTCCAGCGTTCCCGCCGTGGCGCTGATCCTGAAGGGGACGTTGTAGCTGATCGGGTCGTTGTTGCGCCACACAACCTGCGTCGTGCCTGCCGTGTCTTGGTACACCCAACCCATGAAGGTACGGGTCGTACCGTTCGCAAAGCACCCCTTATCACTAGCACTAGCGTGAGCCGTCCCTAGCCAGCCAACATGCCCTCCGGGGTCGCTGATCCAGTTGCCGGTGTCGTTGACGTAACCGCTGCCGTCGAAGTAGGTTCCTGCGGAAC